TAAGTTTTGAATGTAGTACCATAGCAATCACATCATTTGATGGTGGATGAGGCAACATAATGATTTTGTTCTCTATATTTGCCATATCAACTTTTGCTGTTGGATGAGTTAATATAGATTGGTGCATTAACTGTTCAATAAAGAATTTTATCTTTAAGAATGCCGCATTACTTTTTGCATAATCGGGCGATAACCATCCAAATGTAATTTCTACTTCGAATATGTCACTCATTAACATTGCAGTTGTTTGAACTAAGGTTGCACTAAATTCTGCTTTGTAGGTAGAGTAACTTTCTGTACTATATGATATTTCCATTATTTCTTTTCTGGGTCCTCGTCTAATTCATCATCAGTTATACTGAATTGTTCTGGTAACTTTCCTGAAATTGCGTCATATCTTTGTTTTTCAAGTTTGTCACCTAATGCCATTTTTAAATTATCTAAATGAAAAAGTAGTTGGTTCATAACTTCGTTATTACCCATTGAATACGCCATGTCCACTTTCTTTAGAACATCTTGTATTCTCTCGTCCAGTTCTTCTTCTGATAATTTATCGTAATCGTCTAATTCAAACATAATAGTATTTATAAATCGCCGTCTTGTCGATTTTCACTATAATGAACATCAAATGAACCGCCAGGATAACGTGATTCTAATTTGTTTACGTTTTCTGCGATTACTTCGTTAGGGTCTAAGTTCAAAGAACGACATGCATTCATCCAATACCAAATGATATCACCGAGTTCCCTTTTCGCATGAAAAATGGTGTCTTCATCTAGTGGTTTACCTTGGAAACATACTTTCTTTGGGATTTCTGCAAATTCCCCACCTTCGGCTGCCATGCCAATCGCACTATTTAAGAACAATGGAATATTACATCCAGTAGTTTCAGATAGTTCGTTTAACCGGTTAATAAAAGGGGTGAGTTCATTTGCTTCGTCACTAGTCACTGCTTGTACGAAATTTTGATATGACTGGAGATTTACTTTGTTCGACATGGATATATCCTTCTAATGTTGTATTAATATCTTTTATTATACACCATCTAACGGACAGATACAAGTCTTTTATTAATTAATTTTACAGTTCGAGGTAGCGACCCTCGTATAACTGATTAGTAGTCCTCTCTTTCCTATTGCCCTGTACATTGGCACCTCGTAATGAGAAGGTTGCTACATTAATTTTTTTAAACTCGTAAGTTCTCAAAAAATATTTATGAGAATGTTAAAATATGATGCTGATATTAGGTAAAATCTTTAATTTTTTACAATAAAATCGCTATACTTGTCAATACTGCGATTTATAAGTTCTTTGTGTTTATCTTTATCTATCCATCCCATACAGAATAGAACATATCTATCATCTATATCAGTTGATAATGGATTTGAACCGTGTAAACCTTCGGTGTAATTAAGAGCATACCAATCTGTTTCATCTGGCATTGTAGGAACAATGATTTTATCATTAGTGCTAACTACCATATCACCAGATTTAGTTCCCTTTATAATCATTCTAAACCCACAAGGCTCATGCTCATTTGTGTGTTTGAATAATTCTAAGTTCTTTTCTGGGTCACCAAAATCTACATGTAACTTCATTCCTGTAGTTGTGATATGATGAATTTTGATATTAACTAAGTCAGTGAATGGTAAATGTGTTTTGCAATAATCTATCAAGTGATTTTGAGAGTTTGTTAAACCCTCTTTCACTTTAGATATTGAATAATTGTTAGAGTGTTCTAAAAATAGTTGACCACGAACATCATAATCTTTAGCGTCTGCAACAAAGTCTACGCTAAAGTCATTCACTAATTCATCTTTCATGTCAAAGACAGGAAGGTCGATTGGCATCCATAGTATATCTTTAAAGTCCATCTATCGCCTCATTTGTGCTATTTCTATTGCTTGTTCTTTCTGGTCTTCAAACACAGGAACCATATTACTTTTATGCATCGTAGCAATACCAAGTAGTTTTCTTTCACCTGTATATTTCATTGGTTCTCTTTTACCAGCAGGAGCAGAAATAGTATTACTCAAACTTGGATAATCCTGTGTTTCACGCACTTCAGGTGCTTGATAGTTATTTAGGGGGTTTGGACGTTGCTTTGGTGCTTTATATTCACCACGAACATATTTACTATAATCATCAAAAGTATCGAACTGAGCGGAATGCATATTCTTCCTACGACAGTCTTTATTGTACTTTTTCCAATCAGCCTTGAGTTGATTTTCTTTTGCTACAGAAAGAGGTTTCTTTTTTCTCTTTTTGTAGTTAGTTGTAGTCATGCCAGGACCTAATAAATGCATACTCACTCGAATACTCCTTATAATTTCTTACTCACTTGTTTCAACACTTTCATCTGTGATTGGAATGTCTTCATTCGGTTGATGAAAGCCTATTGCTAGTAAAAGTCCAAGAATAAGTGCAAAAAATACTCTATTCATGTTCACCACCATCACCACGCAATGTATAAAATATTTGTGGTTTGCGTTTAGCGGCTTCAAATGTTGCTACTGTTAAACATACTGCACCTAATAGTAATGTGTGTATTAGTATGTTAGCACCTAAGTACATCCAAGTACCAGTCATTGCTGTAAATACAATGCACCACATCCATGCTAATATTTGCATCACCATATGGCGTACTCTTAAATCTTTGATATTAGATAATGGGTTCTTTTCACTATCCATTATTACATTATACCAATCAATAATAAAACTTGTCATTAAATCTTCTTTCTGTTAAATTAATCTTCTCTTACACCAGTGCCGTAATCAATGACTACTGGAAATCTTGGAACACCGTCTGGTGTCATTTCAAAATAACGTAATGTTGCCCAAGTAGGTTTTGTATCTGAGTTCCAAAGTTCTTCTAACTGTGCTTGATTGCCTCGAACACCAGCACCGAACTCTGCACCATTTGGCAGTTTCAATACAAATCGTTTGGCATAACCAGCCCAATTACCTTGGCCTTCTTCTACACTTACAACATCATATTCTTCTGTAATAAACTCTTTACGCTTTAGTAAAGATTTACTACGTTTATTTTCATACGAAGTATTCTGACGAACCATTTGTCCTTCATAACCGTTTGTCATATAATCACTGTATAGTTCATCAAGTTCATCCTGTGTTTCACAAAAATCAGTTGTTACTATGTGAACATAATCGTTCTTAGCCCAATAGGCTTGTTTGATACGATTAACAAAAGTCATTTCTGGTGCAGATGTATCACACATATCATATACATGATATTGCACAAGACTTGCGGCTTCTTCAATATCACTAGGCGTACTCTTAACTTTACGCACAAGTGAAATAATTTTATTGAAATCTGCTTTTAGTTCATGGTTGTATAATTCACCATCTAAGATGTAATGTGGATTTTGCTCCATGAAACCTTGCAACGATTCCCAAATATGTGGGCAACTTGTAATTGCTTTACCACTTCTAGTCCACATACCATTCTTGTTTACGATACAACGAATACCGTCAAGTTTAGGTTGAACCCAGCCTTGTGTTACAGGAACTTTAGTCTTTGTGTAGTCATGTGCTAACATCGGCTTAAACTTGTCATAAGTGTCTACATCTTTAGGGTCTTTAAAGTATTCTTTTTCTGCTTTAATATCCCACTGAGATTTAGCCTCGGACTCTGCTTGAGTAATCGTAGTAGTTGCATTAGCACGACCTACATTCTTTGCTTCACTGATATTCCAACCTGATTCTACTTTCTTACCATCTACAAGTCCACTAATAGTTCGTGTACCAGCAACATCACCAGTATAGCCCCATTGTACTTCCCAAACTCTAAGTTTGCCTTTCGAGTCACGCTTGTATAATGCATCTAATGTTGTAATATTATCCATTTAAGTCTCCGGTAGTAATTCGGGTAAAATATCTAATGTTGTATGAACATTCCATATAACATCGCCATGTTTATCTTTATACTTTCTTGCTTGTGATTCAGTTAGCATCTTAAAGCCTACGTCCTTTATATGATACAAGAAATGTATCTTCTTTTTTCTTTTCATAGTATTTTAAAGGTTGTCTGACCATGCTTGATAAATTGCTTCTTCAACATCATCGGCTAAATCTGAACCTGATAAAAGGTCAGCGTGTTCTAACATTTTCGTTCTGAATTGGTCAAAATCTAGTTTGATTTCACCGGTCTCATTACTAGATGCTACTTCCTCTGCAATGTCCCAGAACTTATCTACGTTATCGAAAATGTAACTTGACATACCCATGGTTCTATTCCTTTTTGTTGATTATGTAATTATTATAACACACCTGACAGGATTGTCAAGTTTTATGCTTCTGATAGAAACTTTTCTTTGTATTCCCTAGCATTCTGCTTACCCATCTTTCGATTGTGAATTTTTCGCATCATACGAAAGTTCCCAGCATCAGTTTTACCGCCCTTGATATGTGAAACGATGTGTCCACCTTCTGCTTCATTCATTGCTAATGGTAATCCATCAATCCAACATTTGAAGTCCTGACGTTGAAGTTGAGTTTCTTGTTCATCACGTGAGAATACTCTTTTGTTGTCTAAGATAGTCATAAACTTCTCAACATCAAACTCTTCTAGTAAGTATGTGATTGCAATATCACAAGATTTTTCATGGCTTTGTAGGGCTTTGCCATATATTTGATATTCAAGTTTTTCTACACCATTTTTATCAATCACTGTTTCATTCCGAGTGCCAGTTTTGCTGTTAAAAGCATCATGTCCTTTCTTAAAGGCTCTAAAGAACTCTGCATAGTCTTCAATGTGAAAATCACCATAGGTATCTTTCAGATAAAAATATAAACGATATAAGGCTCTAAATTCTCCATGACTTATACCTAATCCCAATGGTCCTTCTATACGTGCATTTGCATTTTTCATAACAAACAGAAATACCTTTTTCATTTTCTTTTGAAGTGATTTAATTTCTTTTTCATTAAGACCATGAGTATCATAGAATTTTTCCATCTTTTTATCTTCATGTCCAATTAGTCCTTCATCTGAATTACAAAGATAGGCAATACGAGCCACATCATCTTCAATTTTCAATTGATTATTGTCAAAATTCAAAAATCTGTAATTTAACTTGTCACCTTTTCTGTTAATACTAGATTGAAACAATGCTTCTGGAACTGTATCTGTTCCTGGAATTGTACGCACACATTCTCGTACCAAAGATGCTAGTAAATCAACACCATATGAATTCAATTTTTCTTGGTGGTTTACTTGAGTTGTTTTGTTTGTTGCTTGGAACTGATATGCTTTGTCTCGTGGTGATAAATTGTCATAAATTATATATCGAAGAGGATAATTTAGAAATATATCTTGTTCTTCACTTGATAACTCTGAAAAGGTCTTTTCATAGACAGAAAACTTATTATCACTAAACTGTCTAATAGAACGTAATCTATTTGACCCGTCAATTACTTCTAATTCTTCTGGGTCCTCTGAAGTTTGGTTTAACTTAACCTCGCCAATATCTATTCCAGATACCATTGCTTCAATAATGCCCTTACGTTTATTATTATCTTGTATTTGAGGGCGTTGGTGTGGTGGATCCGCATCTATGTTATCTCTACCAAGAAAGTCACAAACTGATTGCGTTTCTGTCTTGTATACTAACGATTTCATACTGGAATAACTCCTAAATTAATTAACTTATAGAATAAGTATAACACTAAACTCAAATCTTGTCAAGTTTTTAGCGGTTTTCTAGGGTTTTTTAAGTTTGGCGGGAGACATGATAGCACTGGAGGTTATTTGATTGGGCTCCTTGGCATATGTATGTCTCCCTCGCCCGAGAGAAGTCTCTCCTATTATTAGTGGTATTCGGTAGGGGAATCGAACCCCTCTTGCCAGGATGAAAACCTGGAGTCCTAACCGATAGACGAACCGAACATTATTCTTTAATCTTTAAATTCTATACGTTTCCAAACTTCTAAATCTGGTAACTTCTTATGCAATCTTTTTAGCATATCAATTTGCCAGTCAATCATTTCAAACCCATACCAAAATGGGAATAAAGTGTGTACTAGTGCCGCAAAGGCGGCATGTGCCAAAAATATAAATTCTTTACCTGCTAATTTGAAATGTAGCAAATAAATCTTAATAAACTTTAAAACAGAAACTTCGTCTTGGTCTGTTCCATAGTCTAACAGATGTTTGTTGAACCAATTACGTTTCACTGCTTAATAACTCCATTTTCCCAGTTTTCAGCACAATCTTCTGCATAGCGTTTGCTTTTACCATACAAAGGTCTTTCTTCTGCTAGTTCATCACCAACATATAGTTTAACTACATAGTGAGTTTCTTCAATAATAACTGCACGTCTGTTTTCTTTTTTAAATTCTACTGTTTCGCCGTTTTTAATCATTGTTCATCTCCATAATAACCTAATTCTTTTTCTTTTTTTACAATAAATGTCTTAAGTTCTTCTACTTCTTCAATATACTTTTTTCTGGCGGCTAGATACCCCTCGTCACCTTCTTCAGCGTATCTTCGATTACAAATATCAATATTGTTTACTAAGTTTTGAATAATACCCATATATTGTTCTCTGAATCCGTTCCACTTAAGGTGTGGTTTAACTGTACTTGTTTTCATCAGTGTATTGTCCCCGACGGTGTTTCATCATCTGGCCATGAAGTATCATCTAATTCATTTGCTTTCGAAATTATTATCATTAGTGCATCAAATTCATCAGGCGTTAAAACCATTTTGTACAACTTCATTGCTTGACCCATCATGGCACCTGCAAGTTCCATTGTATCATTTGTTTGACTTAATTCTACAGTCAATTGTTCGTATCTTCTATATGCTTCTTCAAATGTCACGTATTACACTCCATTGTTAATTTAAATCAAACTGTATTCCAAAAACTAATCCACTTCTATCGTCTTCAAGTGCAGGCATCATAAAGAGATTTTTGTATCTAACTCTGAACATCGGTACAACATCATATACATATCCTGTGACAAGTCCAAGGTCTACTTTCAAATCATCAGACAAACTATACTCTTTTGCCAATACTAAACTTGGTTTACTCAAACTATTATAATACACACCAGTTATTATTTCATTCTTCTCACACATCAAATATGGATGTGCCTGATTGTAGTCATTTTGTAGACCTACATGCATTGATAATGCTATGCCTAATACTAAGCAATTCATTTAGATAATAATACTCATATCTGATAACTGAGGTTTTTCTCTTTCACCAAAGTACTTATGACCAGGTATCACATTTGACGTATCATAATGAACTTCATTTTCTAAAATAGTAACTCTGTCTATTGGGTAACGTTCTGGTTCTTCTGTAGGTGTTTGAGCATAGCCTATACCTAGTCCACTCATTACAAAAAAGTTTACATCAGATGCCAACGCATCTTCAGGTTCTATACATTGGCAATATGCTGTATTCAATCCTTTTTCTTCTGCTGATACCATTGCTAATGTTGTTTGTAGTGTTGCGTTTGCTACATTGTGTTGGTCATATTCAGTTTCTTCTGTAGTACCAAATAACAGAACATAAGGCGCTGTAAATTGTCCTTGTACTCTAATAGGTCCTTCGTTGTCTATTGCGGCTTTGTCGCCATCCCTACACCAACTTAATTTTAATAGTTCGTCTTTCATTTTTTCACCTTCTTCACTCGGTGTCAACACTTTAACAACAACTCTGGTATCACCATTCTTTCTTGGTGCGTCATATACGTCTTGTAGTACACTTTGTATTAATTCGTAAGGAACTTCTTTTGAATCATCCCAGAACCTAGTAGTAAATCTCTTTTTAAGTATTTCATTTAACATTTTATTCTCCTATCTTTTTAAATTTAGTAAAAAGTATTTCTAAATCTAATTTATCTTTTTTTGTACTTTTTGGTGGCTTGTTTTCAGTCTTATGCTTTTTGATTGATACTGTCCAAGAACCTTTATTGTTCTCGGGATTTCTAGCCGATATAGCAAATGGGTCTGCATGAACCCATCCTAGAAATTCTTTTGCCATATCACCTTGGCCCGTAATTACTTTTAGATTTTTTATTTTCTTTTTGTAACACTCTTCTGTGGCTCTTCTGTATTCTTGCCATCCAGTGTTTAAATCAAGTCCGTGTAAGTCCATTTTGTCCTTTTACTCGCTCGACCCTTTAGTGATTAGACCCTCTTCTTTACATTCTTTTATGAATGCATTATATTGAGCAGGATACTTAATCATTACGTGTTGAACAATTTGATTATAATCTGAAGTTTCAGCATTATTCTTTTCTATAATGCCATCAGAGATATTCACAATAGTAGTGGCAGACTGATACCAACGTTTCCTAATTCTTGTTACAAAGAATATAGATTCGTGCATCTGCCATTCACCTTCGGTTGCGAAGTTTTTCATTGATGTATTGGCACCTGGTGCAGGTGCGAATGAGTGTGCTAACACTAGATATGCTTTTTTTGCCATGTTACTCGATTTTTATAGTTTGATTGTTTATAATTATATTCTTGTTTTTAATATTTATCTTTACAATAATCCATTCATCTTGCTTTGTTATTTCTACTGGTGCATAAGTTTGAAATAATGATTGTAAACTCTCACATAATTCAGTAGAATATGCATCGGCATCATCGCCGATGATAACGTAATCACAATCATCATTGTTAATCCAGCCAATAGCATCATCTATAGCCCATTTCAAATCATTTGTGCGATTTATATGAATTCTCAGATTATCATCAATAGTCTTTATAGATGAAAATGGCGTAATTGGGTCTTGGTTATCTGCTTTACTAATTAGATAAGCAAGAAATTCACCACCAATAATCGCTTCCTGTTCATCGTTTATTATTCTTCTAGGTGAATATGGTTCTTCTCCGTGTTCCATATTATTTTACAATGTATTGAAGTTCGAGTAAAGTCGCACTCAAGTTAATCTCTGGGTCTACAACAACACCATGATTTACAAGACCGTCTCTGATACAAAGCAATGCTTTGCCTTGCGAAATATCATCTTCACCAAACCAATCTAGGTTCTCATATAGTTTACGGTATACGCCTTCGTATTCTTCTGCCCTTGCTTTCGATACAATAAGTTTTCTTGCTTCTGATACTTTGCCTAATTGAAATAATGCAACGTATTCTAATATCCAATCACTTTCACCACTTTCACCAGCACCGGGTTGTTGAAGTTTATTATCAACAATGTTCTGCTGAACCATATTGATACATTTACGTAAATCTGGATAAGTTGATTTAACATATACATCTAAATCTTCTGGAACAAATTCAGTTTCTTCTGTTAGAAGAATTGTAGCAACTCGAACTGTAAATTCAGTTTGGTCTAGTTTCTCAATGTGATAACCTTGACAACGAGAGTGAATTGCTGGAAGAACTTTGTTTGGATAGTTACATGTTAAAATGAAACGACATGTCTGTGAATAAGTTTCCATCATATTACGCAAGATTGCTTGTGCGTTTGGTGACAGGTAGTCTGCTTCATCTAGTAATACATACTTAAATTCACCAGAGAATGGAAAACTACTTGCAAAGCCTTGTATCTTTGTTCGCATCGTATCAACATTATTCTCATTCGATGCGTTGATAATCATAATATCACCAGCATCTACATCTAGTTCGTTCAATAGAACTTTTGCTAATGTTGTTTTGCCAGTACCAGCACCACCACTGAATAGTAGATGTGGAATTGCACCACTCTTTACCCAATTCGATACTTGATGTCGTTGTTTATCATCACGGAATACATAATCTGTGATGTTTGTTGGTCGATACTTTTCTACCCAAAGTTCTCTCATTAAGTTTTTACTCCCAATTCTTTCATCAATAACACTAATGATAACAAATTATGAGGTAAAAGTCAATAGAAAAGATTGATTAATTTAGAAAAAAGATTTCTACTAGAATCCATATCCATATAGGACTTAGAACAAGTAAAGCCTTGAAGAGGTCTTTGACAGGAGTATGTTTCACTTGAGTTTAGATATTGCTTCTTTGTTCTTAGCGATTTGGTCATCCTGTAACTTATCGATAGCAGTTTTCATTTTTTCTGCTTTTTCTTCGTCAGTATCGATATGTAAGTCTTTTTTGATGACTTTCTCAAGTTTTAGATAAGGAATTCTTTCATTTGGAACGTATCTCCAAGTATATCCTCTTTCAGAATATACACCAAATACTGTTTCTCTTGTACCAATTTTAACAATCATTGACAATTCACCGTCTAGTAGCACTTCATCGCCTTCGTTGAATGCTGGATTCATCTTAAATTTGAGACCTTTTGCTAGACTTGTAGCATAGTCTTTCATCCAGATAGCAACAAGAAGTGAAATTAGTACACTAATCCACGGCATTAATAAATCTGTTACTTCTATACCTAATTGTTCCATAAATAGTTTCCTTTCGTAGTACTACTATTTATCAGAATATTATTAAAAGTCAGTAGTTATTAAACAAACTTGTACATCATCTAGGTTAGGTGGCAGTTTAATAGAATGAGTGCCAAAGTTTTCAGTAAGCCATTTTTCTGTAATGTAGGACCAACTATTTTTTGTCTTCTCTACAAACATATCTGCTAATTTGATTTCGGTATCAATGTAGTGTCGCATATGTCCATCATCAATATACCATTCGTAGTTTGGATATGTAATATTCCATCCACCTGCTTCTTTCCACCAATCAAATGAAGCATCTGTGTCTCTTTTTACTAGTAAGATGTTACTAATAGGAACATTCTTTTTGAGCCAGTCTAGTCCATAGGCAAACTGGTGACATTTTATCATCTTAGTTTGAATTGAAGAGGAATTATGAAATGCAGAATTGCACATCGCTTCAAATCTGAGGCGGTCTACATATGATTGTTCTAGTCTATGAAAGTCTTCACCAAGTTCCATTCCAGGACCAAAGTATGACCCTTTATGTCCTGTAAACTTTCCATGAACATATTGTCTTGCTGAACTTTCGTCAGATTTATCGTAATTATAGTTGTCTGTTATTAACTGTGCTACACCGCTCCAACGAGAACCAGGAGCACCAGTTAAGAAAGTATACCTAGATAGCATCAAGTTTGTTTTTCAACTCCTGAAAGCCACCAATATATTCATCATCAATCCAAATCTGTGGGACAGTTCTTGGTATAACGTTAATTGCTTCACATTTTTCCATTAGTTCGTCTCTATTTTTTGGATTCTTCTGCATGTGTAATTCTTCGAAGTCAATTCCTCGGATGTTCATTAACGTTTTAGCCTGTACACAAAATGTACAACTATCTTTAGTATAGATTTTTGCTTTCATTGAAGTCTCCCTTATAAGTGATTATGTGATTTTTGCTGTATGAGATATTTATCTTTTTAGTCAACAAATGCTTTCTCTAAAACATATTCACCTGGTTCTTTCATCGTACCTTCTACGAGACCTGCTCCTTCAAAATATTCTTTTAGTTCTAAGTTCATTTCCATAGAGCCACATATCATAACTCTGTCTTTGTCTTTATCAAATTCTTCTAGTCCTAGTACTTCTTGTACTTTACCAGAATACATCGCATCAGTTACACGACCAGTATTTGTAAAATCTTCTCGTGTTACAGTTGCATAATACTGAAATTTACCTTCTGTGATTTCCTTATAAATTTCATCTTCATTTAAGTTAGTAAGGTAATCGAGGAAGGCAAGTTCTTTTACTTCTCGCACTCCATGAACTAGAATTACATTATCATAGTTCTCATAGACTTCAAAGCCTCTAATAAGTGCTAAAAATGGGGCTATACCAGTGCCGGTGGCTAACATATACAAAGTTCTGCCACTCTTTACATTAGTTGTAATAAGAGTTCCGACTGGCTTTGTGTTGACTAGTATCTCTTCACCCACTTTAATGTGTTGAAGTTTACTTGTCAGTGGTCCGTCTTGTACTTTGATTGAATAGAATTCTAATGTATCTTGGTGACTAGGCGATGCAACAGAGTATGCCCTCATTATTGGTTTGTTTCTCTGTAGTTTCTCTGAGAAATGGTCCAATCCAATCATTAAGAATTCACCATCACGGAATCGTAATGCTTTGTCTCTTGTTGTTGTGATTTTAAATAATCTGTCTGTGTAGTGTTCTACTTCTAAAACTGTTTCTTTGTTTATTGCCATTATTTTTTCTTTTTAAATGATTCAGCGATATGCTTTCTTAGTCCTGATGAACTGAAACGATGGTCTCGTTCATTGAAAAAGATTTCTATATCACGTTTTTTACAGATATCATGTCCTGTAAAGTCCTTATCACGGTACTCAATTCCTAGAATGCGAACATCAATATGCATTCCTGCTAACAAGTCTTCTAAATCTTGTTCAGTGCTATAAGGAATAATTTCGTCTACATACTTACATGCACGTAGTTGTAGATATCGTTCTACAATAGTTTGTGCTGGTTTGTTTTTTGATGCTCTATCCTTTGATGGGTCTGTTTGTAATCCTACAATTAACCAGTCACATTGTTCTTTTGCTTCTTCAAGCATTAGTGTGTGACCTGCATGTAACAAGTCAAATGCTGAGGCTGTAAATCCAATCTTCATTTACTCTCCTACTAATAATAAAAATTCTGCAACGTCACTTTCATTTCGAAAATGAATAGATGCTTCATTGATATACTTACTTATACGAATACTAATGTCTTTAGAATTGAACTTTTCTGCCATCATTTTTCTGAATGCTTTATGATTATCTACATCATTAAGAAGCATTGAAACATTATATGGTAATGCAACTCCCTCTGTGGTCGTTGAACCTATAATATGAATTGATGGTTCTGTTAATCTATTCATTAGTTGTTCTCATATACTCTGTTATGTGTGTCGTAACATCGAATGAATGTTGCACATCTCATTAAGTGCTTTAATCTACTTGCACCTGCGTAAGTGCATGTGCTTCTGATACCACCTAATATGTTTTGTATTGTATCAGCAACTGCACCACGATAAGGCACAACTATTTCACGTCCTTCACTACTACGATAATCTTTTAATCCACCAAAGTGTTTAGTGTTTGCCGCATCTGAACTCATACCATAAAACTGAATGTTTCCATCTACTACTTCACCACCACCTTCATCATGTCCTGCTAACATTCCGCCTAGCATCACATAATCGGCACCACCAGCAAATGCTTTTGCTACATCACCTGGTGTAGAACAACCACCATCGGCAATAATATGTCCACCTAGTCCGTGAGCCGCATCGGCACATTCAATGACTGCTGATAATTGGGGATAACCCACTCCGGTTTGAATACGAGTAGTACAGACACTACCAGGACCAATCCCCACTTTAACAATGTCTGCTCCATTTAGAATTAACTCCTCTGTCATTTCGCCTGTTACTACATTACCTGCTATAATTATTACATTAGGATATTCTTTTCTAAACAATCTAACAAAATTACTAAATCGTTCACTATAACCATTTGCTACATCAATACAAACATACTTCATGCCTTTGCCTGCTTGTTCATATACTTGGGCAAACTTTTCAGAATCTTTTGGCATAATACCAATACTCATTGCTACATATTCTTTACGGTCAACACTATCTGTTCCAAAGTATGCTGATAAATGTTCTACACTGTAAGTTTTAACTAAACAAGTCATAATCTTTTGACTTGCTAATTCATCTGCCATTTCAAATGTTCCAACACCGTCCATGTTAGCCGCCATAATAGGTGTGCCGCGATAGTGTCTGTATTGTTCTTGTACTACTGGATATCCATCTGGTAATACGTCAGTTGCTACATATGGTCTGTAGTTGCGAAAAGTAAATCCACGTTCTAGGTCAACTTCCTTGCGACTACCTAACGTACTACGCTTTGGTCTGATTAAAACATTATTATAATCTAACTTGATATCTTCTTCAATTCTCATTTGCATACCCCTAGTGATTTATAAACTTTTTGAATACATAAACTCTGCACAACTGCATCTGCTAAGGCATTATGTGCCGCAAAGTCTATTTCTTTACGTGGGTCTTTTGGCATTAATCCAAACAACGTTCTACTATCTCTGATATTCCAAAATGACCAATTATGATGTGAGTCCATCTGTCTGTATAAATTTTCTAATATTCCAATATCAAATACTGGACCTTGACACCAGATTTTATCTACGCCAACTAGCCATTTATTTAGTGATTTCAGAGTTTCGTTAACTGGTACTCTACCTTCTGTATCTAATGCTTCTGCTTTGATTTCTTCTGGTTGAGTTTCCCACCATTCAAGTGTTTTTTCGTCAACAGTTCTACCCATGCCAATTTGTTCATCTGCATCTAATCGATAGTAGAATTCACTATGTAAGCCATCATCTGCTAACGGGTCGAATTTAATTCCACCAATAGTTAATACTACTGTGTCTGGACTAGTCCCTAGTGTTTCTATATCAATTGTTGCGTGTGTTGTCATTAAGTATATTCCCAACGATATTGAGGTGAGCGGTCGTCTAGTGCCGCTTCAACTCTTGTTAATACGTCTGTTGTATGTTTGCATTTACCTCTAAAAGTAAATCCTAAACAGTCGCATGTAAATCCTTTCTCGGTACACGTTACATCATATGTATCTGTGCCTTTTGAGTTGGGTTGTTTCCATACCAAGCCTTCGAACACTGAGTCTTTAGGTTTAAATAATGTAGGTTTAAGATATTTTTGTGTTTGTTTTGCCATATTAATCAAATTTATAAAATATATGAGAACCAATCTGTTTTACTCGGTCCATACCGCGGTCTTCAATCCAGTTTGGAACAACATAGTTTGCATGATAGTGTGTAGCACCACAAGTAATACCAAAATAATCACCATCGTCTGTCATATTGTATTGTAGTAACATAGCCTTTGCTACAAATTCTGCATTCTGCCAAGTTTGATTGTTAGGCATATTAGGAATTTTATCACTTTTGCCGTCACAATACCAACTAAACTGACACATATGTTTCTTCATTTCGCCATTCGAATGCTTTACACCTGCTTTTACAACACCACAAATGGTATCAGGATATCGTTCTTCTTGTACACGATTTAAAGTAACATCTGCAACTGCGGCCATGCCTTCGAGGCTTTGATTTCCCGCTTCAAAGTAAACATTTTGTGCTAAACAGTATATCTGTTCATCTGATAATTCGTTAGATGCTAACGTCATATCTTCTTCGGGCATTGCTTTTAATCGGTCTTGTGATTCTGCAAATACAGAAAAACCAACAATAGCCAATATAGTAATGATAGATAATTTCATAATTCTTCTCTCTTTTTACGCTAAGATATACACATATTATAACACAATATGAGACCTTGTCAAGTAAAATTAAGTAATTATTTTATCTTTTTTGCAACTATTTTTAGTATTTCGTAGTAAGTCCCATTAACTTCTACTTCGTCACTGACTTCCCTTGATAATAGTTCTAAACCCATAGGAGATTTCATACTAATTATCCCATTTGCTGGGTCGGAGTCATGTACACCTAGAATAGTATATGTAAATTCTTGGTCAGTTTCTGTATTAAGAATTGTAACTGTTGTACCAACTAATACATTTTTCTTTTTGCCAAGTGGCAATTGTGGGATGAGTTGAATGTCGATTAGTCTTTCTTGGTGACGGTTAACCTCTTGCTCGTGTCGTTGCATATCCTCCAACGCCATCAATAGTTCTTCGTTCTCTTCTAGTCCACCCTGTAGTCTGGCTTCGCCAATTCTATCTGAAATTTCGGGCTTTCTTTCTTCGAGTTCTCGGATTTGTGCTATGATTCTATCACGAGTCGAACTCGTCATAAAATTACCGTCTGACATATTAATTCCTCTCTTGTTCGCATCGTATTTATCGGAATTATCTATATTAAAGTGTGTTATCATCATTTTCATCTATTATTTCCTCTAGTTAATAAATTATTAATCTCTCTCAAGTATAACAAAGGCAACTGCGTTATTAAGTTCATCACTTACACTCAGGTTCACCATTATGTTAAGTTTATTTGCCTCAATCTTAGCATCGTTTGATAGGTTTATATTAGGACGCATATATGAAAATGATTGATAAGCGATATCATTTTTGTTATATACACTAGTAAAACCAGTTCCCATTGCTTTGACAAATGCTTCTTTGACTGCCCAACATTTAGACAGATATGCCGCTTTGTCTTTTGATTCTGAGTAGGTACTGTATTCGCTCTCTGCTAGTACCCGTTTTGCAAATTTGTTACCGTGTCTTTCAATGATACCACGAAATCGGTTTACATCTACAATATCAACACCTATTCCATGTATCATTTATATCTACCTCTCCAGTTAATGTTAAGTCAGGTAGTATTATACATGGATTAGCATGTAATGTCAAGTTATTCTTTACTTACAAAGACCTGCGACCATTTGATACTGGTCCCATGCGTGTTTTACTGCTGGTGTTGAGAGATTTGGAGATACAATGAGTTCAGCCCAATCGCCGTTTCTTTCGACAAATTCAAGCCAAGTATAGTTTATTTCTGTATTTGTTTTTTTGACTATTTTGCCATCGAACTCAAGGTTGTCTATCACTTCATACAATATATCTTTATCTAAATTAGAAAGTGTTGGGTTTTTGAGTAGGACATTAAAATCACTTGGTTGACTATTCCATGAGAAATAGTAATTAGCCATGATAAAAGAAACTTCTTCTACTTTTATCTTCCCGTTTACTATATCTGCTAAACAGGGGGCAAATCTCAAACCTAGTTTCATTTTAAGTTATTATTCACTTCAATAACTTTTCTTAATATTTCACTAGCAGTAAAATCTAAGAATGCTTCGGTGTCTTTAGGAAAACAATGTCCGCCAAAACCTAGACCGCCATCGTCATTCGGTGCCATCATATGAGAAGGTCCAATGTTTTCGAACTTTCCTAGGATATCAATCATTTCTTTATGATTGTATTTGTCTCCTACATTTCTCATTATCTCGTGGAAGAAAGCAACTTTAGTTGCTAACCAAGTATTGTGTAGATACTTGACCATACTTGCAGTTGTTCTATCAGTATTGATAAACTCTACATTCTCAAGGTATCCAAACTTTTGTTCCCAGAAAAAACAATCTCTACTTGAACCACCAAGTATAAAATGCTTTTGATTTTTGAAATCTTCTTCGGCTGTTTTTGCTCGTAAGAATTCTGGATTGTATGTGACATTACTAGGATACGTTTCTAACATATTTGGTGGTACAGTACACTTGAGAAGAACGGGAACATCGCCTAATTCTTCAAGTACTTCTCGTATCATACTATCATCACAAATGCCATCTACAGTAGGAGTTGGAACACAAACTATTGCTCCTAGTCCAGGAGTGCCAGTATACATATCAATTGTATTATCATTATACTTAGGGTCAATACGAATAACTGGTTGTCCGTTTTGTTCTAATGACTTTGCTACTGTTTCTCCTACGAAACCACATCCTACAACTAGTATCATTCTTTTTCTCCTTTTAGTATCGACCACATTTCGTTGGTTTCATGTTCTTCTATGAACTTATCCTCATCTGCATATGTACTGCATTCTTTTAGTGTCTTTTCTACATGCCAAAGAATTTCATATAAATCTTTCTTACATGTCCATGTTACAAACCCGTCCATTCTCGGGTCGTTTTCAGCAAATTTTATTCTATCAATCTCTTCTTTGATTGATGATACTGACCAATCAACTATCATAATAATTCAAACCTATCGATGCCAATAATCCCAAGTAATTTAGTCCAGTTTAGTGAACTGTTATTTTCATTATCTATAAGAGTTGCGTAAGTTGGTTGTATAGTGTGGGTGTGCATAATATCTTTATATCCAATATACTCTTGTAGATTGTTATTCACTACAAAGTCTTTTAAGAAATTAAACCAAAACTCGTTTTGACTTTTCGCAGAGACAGGTTTTCTTAAATTTATATCTATTACTGTTTGGTTAGATATACCTACTTGTGGTCGTATTAACCCTTTCTTAATTAATTCAACATCATTATTTGCTACCGCATGGTACATATTCTTTCCAACAGTATTATATCCAACTCTTAGACTTACAGTTTCATGTTCGTGGCGATTTGAGTATAAAAATAATTCTCTATGTCTACTATCTACTGGCGTAAACGAAGGCACATGAAGATTATCTGAAGGTTGTGATTTAAAATCTACCACCATATAATCACTACTTTTTGAATTCTTTGCGAAAACATGCTCATATACATGTATTATATTATTCAAATCTCCTAAAGTTTTTACAAATTCTGGGTCTTCATCATCGTCATCAAATTGTTCGTCTATAGTATGAAATTGCTCATGTATTCTGTTGAATGTTTCCTCGTCTAATTGTTCAGGAATCTCAGGCATATCTATGTTATATACATTTGTGCATTTTTCTACCAATGCTCTTAATTCTGTATCAACTTCTTGTACGTTACCAAAACTATGAGAATGTATTATTGGCTTTTGTGATATTTCTTTTGGTGTTTTGTTAAATCTAAAATGCATCAGTTCTCCAATGCAATTATCCAAAAATTCAAAATCAGCATATTGCTCATTTTTAAAAACGATTCTGAGATTTCTCATACTTCATGTAGCCTTTCTTCAAAATCCCAGTAGTATTCTTTAGTATCTAGTACGGTCTGGCTACATCCATAATGCTCTACTATCACTTCTCTAGTATCTCTTGGAAACAAAAATGAAAGATTCTGTATAACATTAAATCGATTAGGACTCCAATTGAATTCATTCTTTACTTCATCTATTTTGGCATGTATGCATCTGCCATAATGAAATCCGCATAACCACATATCCCAATCATGTCTTTTATCTAATGAAATATATTCATGCATTACGCTTGGATAATTAGGAAGTTCATCAAATATAGGATGGGCCTTTATGCCACTCGTAATAACAATGATATCGTCAAATAAAGGTTTCAGCCTAGATAGTTGATTATGAATAAGTTTACATTGTACATCTATATCGGATGCCAACATAGGAAAATTTCTATTATCATGTTCCAGTGGTTTCTCCCACGGGTCTACTATTGCTAAAAACTTACTCATTTAATGATTTCTATTTCCATCAAACACACAAACAAAATATAGTCCTTCTTCATTAGATTCAACTCTATGATGTACACCATCTTCTATTAAAACTACATCGCCTCGCTTTACATCTCCTGGCACATTATCCAGATACATTGTTCCTGAACCTTGTACAAATATGTAAACTTCTTCTTGACCAGCATGTGTATGTCCATTTGTACTCTGGTGCGGTTTCATATCAGTTGAACTTACAACTAGGTTATTTAGTGTAGTGTTATCCTTGAGTTTATAGACTTCGTTGTCCTTTATAACATCTCCGCCTATATCAAAAATATTAAGTAGCATTCCCACCACCCTGTAAAACTATTTGTCTTACCTGTGTTACTGTGTCCATACGAAAACTACGCCAACCTTTTGCATCAACATCCCATACGCTTAATATAGTTTCGTTGACTTTCTTATCAGATTTATTTTCAGATATATTTGTCGGCAGAATGGCTTCCATCAAAGTACAATTCATCACTCTCTTATCACCATTTACTTTCGTAAAGGTAACTTCAAGCACTTCTGATTGTAATTGAGTTTGTAACTCTGAACGAACAAACTTATCTTCTACTGCGATTACCTCGCTTGGTATTACGTCTTCTATCGTCATTTCTTATCTCCATATATTCTTCATTATCATCTACTAAGTAACTCCACTTTGCCAACTTAGCAAGTTTAACTTTTACCCGTTTTTCAACTTCGTCTTCATCAATTAGTCCATGTTCCAAAAGTAGTCCTACCATACACATAACATCACCAACCTCTTCAGTTAGTTTATCACTAGCGTAATCTTTTGTTCTCATGGCTTTAGAGCAAACTTGGATTAGTTCGCCACATTCTTCCATGGTTATAACCATTAATTCATCATCAGTGTCTTTAATCATATTAGTCTTTTAGAGTCCACCCGTCATATATTGTATTGTACCAGAAATTACTATTTGCATAAAGAGAACCTGGTTTTACTGCTCCCAATATATTCAATACATTATTATTATCTTCAATTGTTTTGTCTAACACATTCAACAAAGAGTTCCTTTCAGAAAACTTCATGCAATATAATTCTTTATTACACTCGAAATAATATCGAATGTTTTGTTCTTTATTACCAAGAACATCTAATTTTTTTATAAAATTAAGAGCGAGGCTTTTCTTCGTAATACCAAAATCAAAACTATCTGGTGAAGGTGGCAACGAATCATAATTTTCAATAAAGCCATCAAATACCAAATCAACATTATAAGTTTCTTCTAATTTTGCAATCACTCCTAATTCATCAAACTTGAATTGCTTTCTGCCTGAATTAACAAAACTACTTAACTTGTTCTCATATTCAGAAAAAGGTATATCACTTGTTAATGCTCTATGAGATAACTTAAGTTTATAATAGTCTAAAATCTCAGATGCGTAATCAATGTCCTGTTTTCTAGGAGTCATTATTTCTTTATTCCAATCCATATCAGAATTAGAATTATAATTTGCAAATGCTCTAACTTGAGGAGATGATGAAACTGGAGATTGGTATTCAAATGAACGTCTTGTGTGTTCCCTAATAATATTACACCAATAGTTGTACTTTGAGCCACCTTCTTCTGACGTAGGAACAATGCCTGTTGCATTCCAAAATAATACAAGTGCTAATATATCCACTTCAATATTTCTTGTAGGATTTGGATCCAGAGTACTTCCATCTGCCTCTATGATTTCTTCAAAGTGAATGCGTCTATCATAATAATTATCAATCACATTACTCAATTTCATCTCCCGTTATAAATTCGCCATCTAATACTTTACATATTATATGGTCTTGTGCTTCTAAATTACCACCACGACTAATATATTGTCTTCCACCAGAGATGAATCCAGTGTCAGTCTTAGATTCATCTTGTATGCTTTGACTATATACCCATTCTTCTGTAGTATCATTAGATATCATTCCAAAATTATACTTCTCAATAGAATCCGCTTTGACTATCATCATTCTGTTGTCTTCATTTTCATATAATCCGAAATAATAAGTATTCCAGTCTGGATGCGGAGTATCACGGTAATAAATATCTAGTACTTTATCACTCTCATCCAACGTAGTTGTACACACATAATGAACTGGATATTCATCTTTCTTAGTGTAATGTGCAGTTATTTTTTCTACATCGAACTGTGGTTTGTGTTTTATATTCATAGTAAAACCATTATACCACATTATTGTATATAAAGTCAAGTGAAAATGATAAATACATTTAATGAATTATACAACAGGATATCATCATGGCATATAAAAATAACACAGACATTTTAACTTGGAAAAGACTTATTGACAATCTACAGAATAAAACTGATGTAGGTGTTAACGCATATAACGAAGCACAAGAAAAAGTAACAGAAGAATCCGATGATGAAGAATTAGTCAACAAAGTTGCTATGTGGATTTATCACGAAAGTGATTCACCAATAAGTGAAATAGAACATTTACTTAAAAAGTCTGGTGCAGTTGGTGAATATATGGATGCTGTTTCAGAAAACAAAGAAAAAGTAACAGAAGGCACATGGTCAATTCCTGATACTCCAGAAAAAGTTAGAGAACTAAAAGACTTAATGAAACAAGAATTACCTGCTGATGAGGCACAAGATAAGATTTATGGTATTCTTGGTGATGATGAACTATTTGATGATATTGCTGAAATGGAAGAAAAAGACCCTAAAGCAGATGTTAGAGGTATGATTGTTCGTAGACTAGACGACCTAGGTCTTATCAAAAAGAAGAATGAAAGTATCGAAGAAGACACAATCAATTATGTTGACGAGTATGATACAATAACAAAGATTGACATTGAAAAAGATGGTATTATGTACAATGGCTCGGACATAAAAATTTATGATTGGGATAGTGCGGCAAAAGCAGTACTCACTCCAGAAATGCACCAAAGAGCAAAGTCTTGGGACGAAGTACATCAATATCTAGTAAGATTTTTAGGCAATCCAAAGGGTCTACAAGCGGCGGCTAGAAATGTATTTGCTATGAATGATGAAGAGGTGACAGTTAATGAATCACTTATGATTTCAGAATCAAAGTTCGATGAAGCGGCTGGTGAAAAAGATGCTTGTTATCATAAAGTCAAAGCAAGATATAAAATCTGGCCAAGTGCATATGCAAGTGGTGCCTTAACTCAATGTAGAAAAAAGGGTGCTAAGAATTGGGGCAATTCAAAGAAGTAATACTATGAGATTTAACGAAGTTGCAAAACCAGAAGTAATATACGAATTAGAGAAATGGGCTAAGACACAGGTGCCATTACTTGAAGGTACTATGTCTGCTGAAAAGTTGAGTAAAACAATTCTTCAAAAAGCAATGGCAAAATTCAAAAAACAGCCAGAACCATCAGAAGAAAAGAATCAGGAGATGGAAGATTACATGGCTCAACTAGAAGTGATGCTGAATAGAGAAGAGCCAACAGTAGAAAAATCTACACTACAAAAATTCTTTGGTTTCTTTCGTGCCCATCCAAGAATGATAGGATTAGGAGTTATGATTCTAATGCTATTATCACCTATCTTGCCACAAATTGCAATAATCGGTTTAAGTTTAGAAAAGATTCTATCAGTGATATTGGCAGGATTATACGCAATCGATATTGCATCGCCTACAGTTAAAACAGCATTGGAAATGTAAGATGAAAATATATGAAGTCTTAACATTAGACGAAGATTTAAAAGCATGGTTTGGCAAAGGTAAAAAAGGTGGTGCTGGTGGTGGCGGTTGGGACCGTTACAATACTAAAGGTGAAAGAATAGGTAAATGCGGAGATGCTAAAGACAGTGAGGGTAAACCAAAGTGTCTATCTAAGTCACGTGCGGCATCATTAAGAGCCAAGGGTGGTAAAAAAGCAATTGCAAATGCAGTTAAAAGAAAAAAAGCAAATGACCCTAATGCTAATCGTAAAGGTAAAGCGAAACACGTAAATAATAATCCTAAGAAATAGGCGTTGTGTACATGTCAAAAAGTAATACATTTTGTATTAATCCATTTTACCAATTCATGGTCAAAACAAACGGAACAAGCGGCGTCTGTTGTAATCTAACATCAAAAAATGAAAAGATACTGGGTAATGTAAATGATACCAGTATAAAAGATATATGGAATTCTGATTTCTATAAGACATTACGACTTCAATTACTAAATGGTGAAAAGCCAGACGTATGTACTAAATGTTGGAAAGAAGAAGACGAAGGTTTAGATTCTGTTCGTATAACTTCAAACAGAGAATTTGAACTAGTTGATGCTGATATAGACTTAGACAAATGCTTAGAAGATGGTGGTCAGTTAGAAATTAATCCTGGCTTTTTAGACCTTAGACTAGGCAATCTATGTAACTTGAAATGTCGTTCTTGTTCTTCTGACCAAAGCAGTCAAATTCAAAAAGAAAATCTAAAATTAGAAAAGAAGTATACAAATAAACCAGTGTTGCATATGTTTGGTACTAATTCAAATGATACAATATTCGATTGGATTAATGATGATAGATTCTGGGAAGAGTTACAAGATATTTTACCTAGTGTAAACTTAATATATTTTGTTGGTGGTGAACCAACATTACATGAAAGACACTACGAAATACTTCAAAAGATAATCGATGATGGACGAGCAAATGAAGTTAAGTTACAGTACAACACAAATCTTACAAATATACAAGATAGGTTTATTACTCTAACTAATCAGTTTAGAGAAGTTGAAATAGCAGTATCAATAGATGGATATGGAAAACTAAATGATTACATTCGTTATCCTAGTGAATGGAAAACTATTGAAAACAATATAGAGAGATTGAATAACGAAATGACATCGGTCACTCTTGCAATTGACCTAACTCTTATGTCACTCAATGCACTAAGATACTTAGATGTATGTGACTGGCTTATAAACTATAATAAGAATATTGGTTTACTCATTATGATATTTCATATATGTTATGAACCAAAACACATGTCATTATATGTGTTACCATCTAAAGTTAGAAAAGAATACTTAGAAAAAAATAAAGCACGTATCAATAGTACGATGCAATCTTTTATAGAATTAGATACAAAAACCGACATGGGTGAAATGAGTTTTGCTAAAATTTTTGAAGAATACATTACTGCAATGAGTAGTGATATTGAATATACAGATGAAGAAAGAGATAACTTTCTTAAGTATAATGAAGTACTAGATAATCATCGTGGCGGAACTAAACTGTTTGATGTGTTGCCTGAGTACAAAGAAATCTTTAAGAAACATCCAAAGTGGAGTGATAGAAAACCACGTGGTTTAGTAACGAAATACAGAAACGGAAGTAATACTATTAACTAAGAAGTCTTCATCTTAATTAACTTCTCTACTAACTCTGGGTCAATCTTTGTAAGCCATTGCTTAAATGCTTTTAGTTCATTAGCATTCGCCTTAGGGGCAGGTCTAGCCCATTTAAAATCAAATGCAATAACTTGGTCACCATTGAGTGACATGTTAGATAACGCACCATTAATTTTATTGACACCTACTTTATGAAAGAATTCATACATCTCTAGTATCTGTTCAGAGATGTTTGTTATAGGAAAGTTATCAGGATAATAGTCAAGCAGATTTGGTCCATAATATCGTTGAATTATAGTTTTTGTTTCTTCATCTATACTAATAAGTTCTGGTAAGAATTTACTCGTAGACAATTCTGGATGAGTTAACCAATATATTTCATTTCTGAACAATATATCTGCTTTACTCTTTCGCCTTGACACACCATCACCACAGTGGTCACCATCAAATATCCGCTTGACTAGACCTTCTTTTTCATCTAGCCAAACTGATACAAAAGTTCCTACACCTTCATGTGATGTTTTATACTTTATCCATTTGTTCATGTAATTCTTTCTTAACTTTTTTACGTTCTGCTTTAGCGAGAGTACGCTTAATTAGTTTGCCTGTTCCTGTTTTCCAATTGTGAGTTTTATGCCATTTCCTTGAAGTCCAATCTCTGATGTGGTTTTTAAAATTTCCCATTCTATAAATCTCCTTTTGTTAGAATATTGGTAATCCTCGCCCAGACTAGCGGCGTTGATATGCGTAGTCGTCGGTTCACTTATATCAAGTATTCCTTGACTTGAATGTATATGCCCACAAATATGTAATTGTGGATTTACTTCTTTTATTGCATTAGCGAGATACGGGCAACCCAAATTAAGTTTTGTTTGGTCCTTTCTGACAGGTTTCATAACTCTGTCTAGTTTGTTATATGCTGGACCATGAGTAATCAGAACATCTGTATCGTTTGGTATCTTTGACCAGTGATAATTTGCAACTGCCTCGTTTGTTCTTTTATACGAGAATGCTTTTCCTTCACGGTTTGATGGTATCCAAGGAGCCCCATAAATCTTTATTCCGTCTACGGTTACCTCAGTGTCTTGTAAGTATATTACTTCTGGAAATAGTTTAAGAATTTTATTAATAAGATTTGGGTTTTGTTCAAATAAATGGTCGTGGTTTCCTGCGATAAAGATTTTTGTAGTATATTTCTGTTGACTGAACCATACTAAAAAATCGGATAACTGACTTGGGTCAGGTTTAGACATTATGTCTCCAGAATGAATCAGTATATCACCACCAGGCAATTCTAATTCATTATGTAGAGTATGTGTGTCACTTATGCAATGTACTTTCATTTATATAAATCCTTTATAACTGATGTATTTATATTTGAAAATAAGGTGGTACTTTTTGCGGAAGTACCGAAACCGTTGAGAATTGAGAATGCTCATTTCGAGCATCTCAATTCAATATACCAATTGTTGCGTATATTAGGATTAATCTTTTGAAAATAGTTTCCACAAAATAGCCGCAGAAATTAATCCAACTAGACCAGCAGAGCCAAGTTGCCCAACTATTCCAATTACAGTACCGATAACGTCACCACCTAAGAAAGGAACAGAACCGCCAAATACTATTTGTAGTACGATAGCAAGTCCGATTAGTGAAATACCAGCCTCTGTTGCGCCAGAAACCCAGCGTAAGATTTTATCTAACATATGTTACTCCTGTTATATTAAAAAGTAGTTTTACATCAGTGCGGATGCATATGTTCTTTTTAGAGAACACACGATATCGACGGCAACGCTATCGCTTTGAAACGATAGGAAACCCTCGACTAATTCCTAGTTAAATTATTTTTTCAAATATAATCTAATCTAGTGAATTCAACTAATTATATATCTATATTAACATATCGAACATTGAAAGTCAAGTTTTTCAATGTTATTTTACGAACTTATCTATTTATTCCTATTGCCTACTAATTAACAACGTGTTAACTATCTTTAAATGTCTCAATCAATTGGCGTTGAGCATCCATTTTAATCTTCTTATAATCTGCATTAATCTGTTTTTGACTGTATTCAATATCATTGAAATCAAATATAAAACTAAGAGCATCAAATGGAATACGTGCCTCGATACCATCAGGTACTGCAACTAGATATTTCTGAATATCTTCCCAACTGATTATTGCAATTGCGTCTTGTTGCCCAATCATATAGAAATCTGCTGGATGGTCAACTGTAATACCTTTATGTGAACCTAAGTTATTCTTTAACTTTACATTCACAATTTTTTTTGGTAACTTTTGAACTTTTGTAAACAATCCGTTCGATACATACTTGAACTCTAAATCAAACTTTCTTGTTGGGTCTACGTGGTCACGACCAATTAAGTCTACCCATATAAGCCTGTCACCAGAATAGACTGCAACTGCTTGTTCGATAATATCACTCTTATCAAAGCGGTCCTTTCGGTCATTTAACTGGTCACCTACTTGTGCAATTAGTGTTGAGTATGCATTTCTGTCAAAGATATCACGCAATTCTTTTGCATATGATTCTGTATTCATTTACCCACCATCCCTATAAAAATTAACTTATACACTAATTATAGCATATTAGCCACTTTTGTCAAGTTTTTGAGAAAAATAAGCATATATTTCATCAAAAGTAACCCATAAATACATATGAGAGGGGAGAAAATAATGAAAGCACTACACATTCACTTATATAAGTCGTTATCATACCGACTTCTATCTATATGTATTACCTTTATGATATCGTTTGGTCTAATTGGAAGTGCTACTGTTGCCGGTACTATCGCATCTATTGATGCTATGATAAAGTTTGTTGTATACTTCTTACATGAAAGAGCATGGGGCAAAGTTTTTAGACGAATTAAAAGAAAACGAAGAGAAGCCAAAAGCATAAATACAGTTAGTTCAATAACAGAGAAGTAAAGATATGAAACTAACAGAATTATTACAAGAATCAATAATCGTTGAAGAAATTACTTTAGAGGATAACCAAGACTTCCATGAAGAGTTTGGATATCTTGCGTATAGTGAAGACGAAAACGATTTATTTGAAGCAGAATATCAAGGTCGCAAAGTTAAACTAAACAAACCAATGCGTGGTGATGTTAAGAAGTTTAAAGTATATGTCAACAATGATAAAGGTAACGTTATCAAAGTAAACTTTGGACATGGCGGAACAAGTGCTAAATCAAAAGGTGAAAAGACTATGAAAATTCGTAAGTCTAATCCTAAAGCACGTGCTAGTTTCCGTGCAAGACATAACTGCAAAAATCCTGGCCCTAAAACTAAAGCACGTTACTGGTCTTGTAAGGCTTGGTAAAATGTTAATATCGGAAATAATTGCACCTGATGGACAAGAATTAGACTTGTCTGGAATTGCAAAAGATATTAAGGGAACCCAATCCCATAGCGAAATAATAGATATCGTAGAAAAACATTTTCCTATTGCATCAGTAAAAATAGAAAGAGTTCCCGATTTAGAAGAAGGCGAACTAACTCTAGGTGCCCACTATGACCCAGACAAAGACGAAGAATCCGAAGGTCAAGAAACATCAATATTCATTAGAATAGTGTTAAGTTCTAAAGGACCTGAGAGTTTCACTTGGTCAAAGAACAGTAAAAAGTATTTCTTAAATCATCTAAAAGATACTCTGAAACATGAACTTCTTCATATGACACAATACAGAAACAGAGATTATCATCCTGGTTCTGAAGGTTATGACAAAAGTGACAGTCATAAAGAATACATGAGCCGTCCTGATGAAATCGAAGCCTATGCTATGAACATTGGTGATGAATTCATTCGTAAGGTTGGTAAAGAAGGTGCAGTAGACTTACTAAGAATGGCTAAGAAAACAGCACAATTCAAAACTAAAGTAGGACAATTCTTAAGTCCTGACTTGCTTGGTTATTTTGCCCTATTCAACTGGGACACAAATAATCCTGTAATCAAACGATTACTCAAAAAAATCTATCTATATATCCAAAAGCAATAATGACAAATCCAGAAACAATAATCTATGTTAAAGATGAAGGTGTATCTTGTATGGGTGAGGATAATAGTCATCCTAAAGTTTATTACTCTGTACCTGAAGAAGGATATGTAGTATGTGGATATTGTGGGATTAAATTTACAAGAGAAACAAATGACACATTTAGTAAAGAAACCATTTCGTAGAGTTATACCAACAAAGTCCATACTATATGCTACAGGATATCCTGATAGACATTTTTCAGCAGGAATGCGACCTCAAAAAGGGTCGAAAAGAAGTATTAACTACGCCAAATAAAAAAGCCACCCGAAGGTGGCTTAATCTAACTACTTAGTATCAACGAAAGAATATAACTTCTCTGCTTCTGCTAGTATCTCGTCAGAGGTAGGATACTTTGGCGCTTCGCCAACATACAATATAACACCCGTTTCTGGATGTCTATCTGTCGAATCTAACCATTTTTGATGTTTGTTATGAAATTTATCCATAACAAAACCTTGAGCCATGCTTAGTATCTCTGTGCGTATCTCATACGCATTTTTATTATTTGAAACCATTTACTTCTCCTGTGTGTATGTTTCTGTGTGTTGTAGCATTATTACTACTCTATTATAATAACACATTGAATACCTAATGTCAAGTGGCATCGGTGCAGGGAGTCGAACCCCGCCTTACAGTTTTGGAGACTGTCGTGCTACCGAAACACTTCACCGATATTGGAGTTGGCGATAGGAATCAAACCTATATAAACGGATTTGCAATCCGTCGCATAATCATTCTGCCACGCCAACGTTATTCTTTTAAAACTACACTATCTTTGACCCTTTCGAGGCCTCTGTCTCTGCAAAGACACCTTATTGCAGTAAGGCGAAGTGTAGTCATAAAAAAAGCCCTCATAAAGAGGGCCTGAAGTTATTATTAATAGTTTCTTATTATTATAATTACATCTGACCCTCGTTACGCATGTATTCATACGGCAGACTGCCTAATACATGCATAAAACACCAAGAGTAAAAGTTTTCTGTAATTAATTTCATAATTTTATTAATCTAACCTAGAACCTGCGTATGCTTTGAAACCATAATTTGTGAACACATCAGCGGCCGCTTCGGCACCCGCTTCTTTAACATCAACGTTTTGTACGTTAATACCTGATGGATTCCAAATACTAATAGCACCTGAGTAATCCTTGTCAAGGCCAGCGGCTTTAAACGCTTTACCTAACTTAGTATTCATCTTAACACCGTAAATGTTAACCCATGCGAAACCACATGCCATCTGGTCTTCACCACCAAGTTTTTCGTTAAAAAACTTATCAGCGGCAATATAAGCGGCTTCTTTTGCCTCTTCTATAATTGCTGGAATCAACTCTAAATCTACTGTTGCGTTTGTCATATTATTACCTCTCTATTGTTGAATATACTTATATTATACCACAGATTCACGAATCTGTCAAGTTTTTGACTAAGAATTTACAATCTCAAAACGTGCTTCTGCATCTGCTTCTTCACGCATTTCTGCGATTATACAGTTAACAATCTCGTTAAAATCACGGTAGAAACCCTCAACACTTGCATACAATTTAAAACATTCGTGGTACGCATCTGAGTCAACAAAACTCCAGTTAATGCTACCATCAGCATTCCAGTTGTCTGGGTCGAAAGTTGCTTTAGTAATTGAGTCTGTTAATGTTGAATATATGATTGACATGTGATTCTCTCTTTTCTCTGATTATGTAATTAATATAACACGATTCGCTGGTTTGTCAAGTTTTTACTCAAAAATCTTAGGCATTGCACCTTCTGTCCAGATATAAGTGTTATTATATGATTCTACCCACATGCCTGGTTTGTACTCAGGATTTTGCCATAAAAGTTCATTTGTTGCTTCTCGGAATAGGTCACGTCCTGCTTCCGCTGGTGCTGTAAATTCTTCACCATATGCAGTAAAAGTAAAAATGTTCATTGTGATTCGTTCTCTCTATTGATTATGTAATTAATATAACATAATTCCAGGAGATGTCAATAACTATTTTGTGACTATATATGTTCCGTTAGTTCTATTATAGGCTTCAATCATTGTTTCCCACATTTCTGTAGTCAATTCTATGATTGTATCTTCATCAGTTTGTTCATTATACTGTGTAATGTATACACCATTCTCGGAATAATACATCATAATATCTTCATATTGTCCATTTATGTCCAATATAGTTACGATACTTTCATCGAATTCTTCTTCGACTGTAAACATGTTGTTTCTTTCTTTAGAGTGGCGGAGAAGGTGAGATTCGAACTCACGGTACCGATAAAGGTACGCCGGTTTTCAAGACCGGTGGATTAAACCACTCTCCCACTTCTCCGAATTTTGGCTCCTCAGGCTAGGCTCGAACTAGCGACATACGGATTAACAGTCCGGTGTTCTACCAACTGAACTACTGAGGAACGAACTGGAGCGGCTACCGAGATTCGAACTCGGACACTCTCGTTGGCAACGAGGGAGGCTACCCTTACATCATAGCCGCATTTTAAATATGGTGCCGATGGAGAGACTCGAACTCCCGACCTACTGATTACAAATCAGTTGCACTACCAACTGTGCTACATCGGCTAATTATTATTATTTTATTTGCTTGTTACTCTCTGTTCTATTTCAAAATCTTGGACACTAGAATATTTTCTTAGTTCTAGTCCGTAGTTATTTATACCTTCTGGCAAATGAGTGCCTTCTTTGATAGATAACATATTCTTTTTAAATGGCAGGTAATCTACATAATGATGCCATCTTCCATATTTCCAAACTACTTTTGCAACGTCTGGATGCATGTCTGCTAACATCTGTGACTTGTTGATTGTACCGTCAGTATTATAACCTGTCTTTTTAAAGTCTTCATTTTCCGTAAATTCAGCATGATAGAATTCTTCGGTATTACCACCTTTGACTGTTTGAGTTGCACACTTACCTTGTAAGAACGCATTAAACTGTACAGTGCAATCACCATCTTTAAGAACTCTCAAACAGATATCAGTGTCTTCATTATATCTGCCTCGCCATCTATACTTACAATCGTTTTCGATTAGAAGTGTAGAATAAATTCTTGTGTTCTTTACATAAGGTGGATATGATTGGTCTGCCGCACAGAAGAAACGATACTGTGGACCTGCAATCTTTACATTATCATATCTATCACAGAAGTCTTCCATAATCTTAAACATTACACCTGACTCAACACGAATACGTTGATTGTTATGTAATCTGTAGAAGTCCTGTATGTTATCATCCATTACCCAATGTCTTTTAGCGCCTAGGACTTCCATAGAGTGGTCCCAACACCAATTTCTTGCTCTACCAGGACCATCACCGTGATTACTGAATGGCAATACTAATAGTGTAACATAGTCTCTAATATTAAAAGTATCTAAACATTTATCGTAATTGTCATAGTCTTGTGGCTCAATGGCAATATAATGATGTATCTTCATACGAGACAATGACCTAGAAGTAAACATAGATTCGTGTCTTGTTTTAGAGATAATATAGACTGGATATTTTGGTGCTGTTCTCATTTACACCTCTTCATTGTCTTCGTCATACGTTGATGGTATGTCGTCTTCGTCTCCGTCGTCATCTTCTATCCAACGTAGTAACGCATTTTTAGTAATCTCTAATTTCGGATACCAAGCACTTTTTGTTTTCTTTGTGAGGTGTGTATTACCAGTTAACTTTGCAAACTCATTATAGTCTTCTTCATTTCTGAAGTGAATTCTCACTGTCTTCCATGGACCGTTGTCTTCTTGTTTATACTCTGGCATTCCCTTCCAGTGTTGCGTCCAATGGTCTGGGTCGATTACAGTTTCTTCTACTTCGAATAGACTTTGAAAAGCATCAGGATTTTCTTCTGCTTCTGCCTTATTCTGGTCAGCGAGGTCCATAAGGTTTTCATATTCACCAGATTCGCTTACTAATGGTTTTGGTGTTTCGGGAGTATCATTCATATTCTACCTATTTGTATTGTTAATTAAGTCTATTATACCACAAACTATTACTAAATGTCAACCTATATTTTACTTTTTCTCTATTTCGTACATTGCTTTATAGGTCAATGGTATCATTTTCTTAAGAGATTGCCCACGCATTTCATCTAATGCATCTGTCATTTTGTGATAGTCTGTAAAATTTTTATTCATATTGCTTTCGTTTTTATCAAAGAATTGAACATATGCTTCTGCCATCTCAATTATAAGTTCAGATGTGCCAATATCACCATTCTTTAATTCTTCGATATACTCTTGTACATCTATTTTTAGTTTTTCTTTTGTCTTCTTTGGTAATAAACTCATTTGATAGATTGATGGACCGTATACGAAATTTGTTTTTACTAAGTTCCAGTCTGCACCAGGTTTTTTATCTCTCAGTATTTCTTCTGTTAGTCCTAACCACCAATTACATGTTTCTACGAAGTAACTTGCATTCATTAATGACCACGTTGGCGCCCATGCTACCTGAACATTAGGCATAGTGACTGACCATTCCATCCATGTTCTTACTGATTTGTGTGTTGTGTCCCACTTAGCGTTATGTCTCATATACTCTTGTACATCACCAGTGCCATCTACACTAAGAAATACTTGAAGGAATTTAAAGTCTTTTAACATATCAAAGATTCTTTTCTTTGGCACCCAACTTGCATTAGTAAATATGAAACAGTAAACATTTTTTTGTTCTAACTGTGCCATAAACTTAGGAAAATCAGGATGTAACATAGGCTCACCGCCAGTTATCTTTATATACTGTAAATCTTTAAAATCGTCTGGGTGCCATTCTTTTTCAATATTAATTCTCTTATTACCTACTTTACCCATAAGACCACGCTTTACGAGTTCTTCTTCGTCTTCAATCCAACTATGACTTAGGTCACTATGACATGTTCTACATGCTAGATTACAATAGTTGCCAAATGTCATTTCTAAAAATTCTAGTTTTGGATTTTCTAAATCAGGTGGGGTAAAGTTTCGAAATGTTTCAATATGCCAAGTTGCTATTTCTTTCTCACGCATACTCTCATATCCATGCTCTTCAGCATAATAGCACGTAGCACATCCATCTACTTTCTCGCCTTTCAACATCTTTTGTTGTATGTCTTTTATGAATGGATGCTTTAAGTGGTCACCTAAATTCTTATACTCTTTGATATTAGGTAAACTTTCTCTCTCGCCCTCTTTACGAAATGCACAGCATACACTTGCCATATTTGTGGGATGTACATATAAGTGATTAAAGGGAAGTGGACAATATGTCTTAGATATGATTTCTTTTTGTTTCATGTATTTTTTTCATTAAATTTATATAACCAAGGGAATGTTTTCTTCGAATCACATCCTCTTCTTCTGTCTATATTTGTTAAATCTTCTTTTAGTTTATTTATTAGTTCATAATCACCCGGTGAATTATCTATTGACTTTTCATATCCTTTCATCAATTCATACAAAGTACGGCGCCAGATGCCTTTGTCTAACTCTGCATTTACCCTTTTAAAATCTTCTTTAAAGAATCCTGTAGGGAATATGTCAGGTGCCATATGATGCGGCCATACAACAAAGTTAGCATTGAGATGTATAGGTTTAATATGACTATTCTCTTTCACACCCGACTCTACTTGAGATGACTTTTCTCTTAATGGATTTCTTAGATTATTCCAATAGTTTAATCTTGTTATTAGTTCTGGCATATCTTTTATTGTTGTAGCACCCATAGTCATATGTATTTCAACTTCTATCTCTTTATAATCTAACATAAGTATACCAAGATTTCTGTCGAACTCTTCTAACTTTGCACCCCAACGTGTGTATTCAAATGCATCCCCCCAACAATCAATAGAACCAGTAATTCTTACCTGTCCTAGATGACCAATGGCACGAAGATTATCTATCTTATCCATTGTTGCACGAAATCTTTTCTCTGGGCACTTGAGGTTGCTAATTATTGTTAATTCCAAATTAGGACAAGGATGAGTTTCAAAGAAGTCTAAATTCTCTGCGAGTTCTGGTTGAAAGAATGGTTCACCTCCTAGTATATTATATTTAACTAATGGCTTATGGTTGTTTTCCATCCATTCCCAAAACTCACTCTTTATTCTTTTGAAATTATCTTTGTCTTTAAGGAATTCTTTTCCATGAGGATTAACAACCATTTCTAGTTCGAACTTCTTATTCTCAACTTCCCACATAGAACTATATTCAGGAGAGCAATATATACATGCTTGATTACATACATTACTAAAATATACTTCTAATATTTTACATTCAGTTGTACTAAAGTGTTTAGGGTCCATGGAGTTAGCCTCCATTCTATCTGATATACCACCAGCATCTTCTATTTTCTTGCAGTACTCACAGCCTTGACCCGGCCATTTACCTTCCAACATAAGTTTACGAGTTTCCATCTGAGTAGGAGTGTGATGAAATTTACCAAAGTCTCCCTCAGGTACTTTATCGTATGCAGTTCTATGACAAGATGCAGATGTTCCTTCTGATAATTTAACAGTAGACCAACCAAATTTTAATGCACATGTCGGGTCACCTAGACCTGTATGTAATTGCCATTTATTATCCATATATTACTCCCATCTATTTGTTGCGATTGTGCATTGCTTCATAAGTTAGTGGTAACATCTTCTCTGTGGATTGTCCACGCATTTCATCTAATGCATCTGTCATTTTGTGATAGTCTTCTAAGTCACTTTTTTTATTATCATTATCAAAGTTGCTTATATATGCTTCTGACATCTCAATTATATGTTCTTTACCATCGATATCTTTATTTTTTAATTCTTCAATATACTCTAATGCTTGTATTTTTAGTTTTTCTTTTGCCTCATTTGGCAATAAACTCATTTGATAAATTGATGGACCATATACGAAATTTGTCTTAAGACATCCCCAACTAGTTGGCTGTTTAATTTCTTCTGTTAGTCCTAACCACCAATTACATGTTTCTACAAAATAAGGTGCATTCATTAGTGACCATGTTGGTGCCCACGCTATCTGAACATTACTTGAAGAGGATGCAAATTGCATCCATGCTCTTACTGATTTGTCTGTAGTTTTCCACTTAGCATTATGCCTCATGTATTCTTGTACATCGCCCGTGCCGTCTACGCTCATAAACACCTGAAGAAATTTAAAGTTCTTTATCATGTCAAATATTCTTTGTTTAGGTACCCAACTTGCATTAGTAAATATGAAACAATGAACGTTTTCTTGTTCTAACTGTGCCATAAATTTAGGAAAGTCAGGATGTAACATTGGTTCACCACCAGTTATCTTTATGTATTGTAAATCTTTGAAATCATCTGAATGCCATTCTTTTTCAATGTTAATTCTTTTTGACTGCAATAATGGCATTGATGTAGGGGATGCGTTGTGTAGTGCATTAAGTAGTCCACGTTTTACAAGTTCTTCTTCGTCATCTATCCAACTGTGACTTAGGTTACTGTCACACGTTCTACACGCTAGATTGCAATAGTTGCCAAATGTCATTTCCATGTATTCTAGTTTTGGATTGTTTAAGTCTGGCGGAGTGAAGTCACGGCCAGTTTCAACATGCCAAGTTTGTATTTCTCTCTCTCGGAAACTTTGAAAGCCATGTTCTTCTGCATGATAACAAGTAGCACACCCATCGACTTTCTCGCCTTTCAACATCTTTTGTTGTATGTCTTTTATGAATGGATGATGTAAGTGGTCACCTAGATTTTTATAATCTTTGATATTAGGTAGACTCATTTTCTCTGTAGTTTTACGATATATACAACATACACTTGCCATATTAGTGGGATGTACGTATAAGTGATTAAACGGAAGTGGACAATATGTCTTAGATATGATTTCTTTTTGTTTCATTGGTTCAGTTTCACTCATTATATTACACTCATATTTAGTTCTCTTGGCAAGAATGCATCCGTATCTATTATATCTTTTATAAGTTTAAACATATTTTCGTTCTGTTCTTTCGAAAAATGATTACTATGTGGTATCATAGGAGTGTGAAGTTCTGCAAACTCATACAGAGGTTTTGTACCATATGGTCCGCTTGTAATTTGATAGTCTTCTTGTAATATGTCACCTGGCTTTTCTAGTACGTCACTTGATGTTGAATTGTAGAAACAAGGAAACCATATACATTTTTTCTTCTTTTTTAATAACAATTGGTCCATCTGTGTTATAATTCCTCGTTGTGCTACTCTATGAAAATCGTAGTTCATAAGATTCTTATAATACATTAGAGATGAGGATGTGACTTCTTTGCTGATGAAATAACGAGATTCTGGGTCTTCAGCGATAGTAATAGTCATGGGAATTTTACTAGAGTTTGCTAATCTTCGCGGTTCAGTTACACAGATTATTATATAGTCTGCATCATCTATGACTTCAAGTAATTTCTGAAATGCATGAAATAAACAATCTCCTCTAATACCTTTTTGAATAGCAGTGGCATTGTATTCTTCTAAGAGCATTGTAGTCCATGCGGGATAGTCAGAAATCATATCTGATGTCCTAGAAGTCCAGAATTCTAACTCTGGAAATTCTGAACAAAAACTATCGCCTACAAAGGCAATCTTAGAGCCCAAGGCGTTCAACTTCTCCACTCTCCCACAAGATTTCTCTATTTACTAAGTGAGCGGCTTCAACATCTGCTTTTGCTTGTCCTTCATAAGGAACTGCGTGATGAGTTTCAACCATAACTTCTGTATACAATCTGCCATCAGTCATTACAAAGTCACCCATAGTTCTACCATACTTACCGGCTTTATCTCTGCGAGTTCTAACTATACATTCTGAACCTTCTGGAATCAATGTATGTGCTTTAGCAGTGGCTGCCAATCCAAACATTTTTTCAATTTTGTCTCTAGTTCTCTTTTCAGGTGTATCAATGCCTGCTACACGAACTCTTTCTTTGCGTAACCAAATACCAAATCCTAAATCGATATCGATATCTACTGTATCTCCATCTACTATTCTCTGTATTACGCATCTGTATAAAAATGGGTCTTGAATATGTTGTTGCTCTGCCATTTTACTTCTCCTTATTCATTAATTTAACTAGTCTAGGTTTGAATAACTTCTGGTCACCCTTGGTTGTTTTTAGGACTGGCTGATTGTTGTCGTCTATGTCAAAGCCCGTTACTGTTGCTTTACGATTCTTAAACTTACCTACTAGTATCTCGTCACCGATTTCTATGTTAGGTAGTTGTAATATGTCTTTTATTTTCATTTGTCTTTTTTCTTGCCAAATTCACCAAGCATACCTTCATCAGCGATGTATTGTAGTCTATCTTTCCACAATACTTCTTGACCTTCTTCAGTACTTGAACACATTTTCATGTTATCAATGTAACTAGTCATAAAGTGGTCTGGTAATTCTTTACCAATTTCATAGAAAGAGAAACTTTCTCTGGCTGCAAATAACCAAAAACTATTTACACCGAAGTTCAAACTATCTGGTTCTTGTAAGTGGCAATATTTGCCATTGTCTAGTAACTTCACTAGTGTCCCAATATGAGCATATCTGTGTCTGTGTGTACCTGTAGGTGGCACTAAAGGCACAACATCTGTTTCATTCACAACACGGGTTAGTTTAACTCTGTCACGCATTACTCTATTGCCGTGTGAGTCTGTAACTTTAGGCTGACCGAAAGTGATACATTCTTTCACATTGAAATTTGCATGGTCGAGATACCAAGAAGTAACAAGAGCCGCGGCACCACCAAGACTATGTCCAGTAACTGTAACTGCATATTTCTCGTTAAGTCTGGATAATAAATCATCAGCAATCATTTCTGCTGTTCTATGAAATCCTGTGTGAATTTGAATGCCTAATCGCTTACTTTTATCTTTAAAGAAATTGATATCTTGCATTGCGTTGTGTGAATTAGATGTACCTCTTATTGACACATAGTTGTTCTTTGTGGTTTTATCAGTTAGTACAATATACTGTATTTCGTTTATTTCATTAATATAAACTGAAAAGTCTTTATCATAGATAGCATGTATTTTATCTTTAGAACTATATACATTTGCCGCCAAATCGGCATACCATCTCAAGTCTGCCCATCTGATTTTCTCGTTTGATTGAGTTTGTTTGAAGTTCTTTTCTAAGTTGTACTTTCTTACTATTGACCGTCTGACAACTACTGCGAGTTTGGCTAATAGCCACCCTTTGATTAACCACCTAAGTGTGAACGCTATAATGAATGACATATTGTATTTCCTTACGAATAATATTATATTCGTATTTATACAATTTAGTACTTCATGTCTTCATCTATAGCCATTTCACATGGTTTATTTTCTTTAACTAGATTAAAAAGTGTCTTTACACCAAAGCCAACTGCACCAACGGGACAAGTATCTTTGTCTGAACGATTCCAAGCCATACCAGCAATGTCTAAGTGCGCCCAAGGTATTGTTGGGTCAACAAATCTGTATAAAAATTCAGCGGCTGTTGTTGAACCACCATATGGTCCACCTATATTCTGCATATCAGCAATCTTACTATCTGTCATTTTATTCCAGTTTTCGCCCATTGGCATACGGAAGAAACCTTCACCTGATTGTTTACCAGCATCCATGATATGATTAGACCAATCTGTAGAGTTTGTAAATAATCCTGCCATTTCGTTTCCTAATGTGGCAACTATAGCACCAGTTAATGTTGCTAAGTCAACCATACAAGAAGGACTATATTCGTTTTGTATGTAAGTTAGAATATCTGCTAATACCAAGCGGCCTTCGGCGTCTGTGTTGAGGTTTTCGACTGTTAATCCACTTAATGATGTAACAACATCACCAGGTTTAATTGCTGTACCATCAGGCATATTCTCAACAAGCCCTACAATACCAACAACATTCTGCTTCAACTTATTTTTTGCGATGGCATGCATAGCACCTACAACTGCGGCACTACCGCCCATGTCGTATTTCATATCGCCCATGTTACGTCCTGGTTTAAGACTGATACCGCCAGTGTCAAATGTAACACCTTTACCTACTAGTGCAATTGGTGATTTACCAACCTTACCATTCATGTGTTCCATAACAACAACATAACTGTCTCTTGCTGAACCTTGACCAACACTCAATAATAGACTTAAGCCCATTTCTTCTAGTTGTGCTTGATGATATATTTTTACATTGACACCTAGTGGTGATAATGTATCATTAATTCTTTTGGCATACTCTGCTGGATATAAAACATTTCCTGGTTCTGAGACCAAGTCACGTGAGAAGTAAATACTTTCATGTAATGTATCAATCGTATCAATATCGTCAACATGAATTTCTGCGGATGAAGGTTTATCTTTAGTTTTGTATTTTGAAAATGAATATTTTGCCATCATTGCGCCGTCATAGACTTCTTTAGGCATTTCATCATCAAAGTAAACATGGTCTACTTGTTCTTTATATCTACTGTAATATTTTCCACCAATGTTTCTCCAATCATCATCTGATTGTTTGTCTGTCTTAACTACACATATCGCTCGTGTATTGACTTTAGATGGATATGTCATTTCAGTTTCTAAATTATCTTTAGTATCAACACTATTTGCCAAGCACATTGTATCTAATTGACCGTTTAGTTTCTTATCTAACGTCTTATACTCTGATGAGCCGTAAAGAAGAATTATTGCTGATTTTGATTCGTATGATTTATTCATTCCTTGTCTCCTCATCATTCCATTTTATATGTTTATGCACATTTCGATACTCATCTTTATATTCTGGATGAAATCCATAATACTCTGAACCTCTATGTCCTCTGTGTGCTAATCTGACACTACCAGGAAAACCTTCTACATCATCTTTATGTCTTGGTAAGAAATGAACGTGAGGCCACAAAACTGATTGTCCTGCTGGTTCTCTCATATTCATACCAAAATGATATCCGTCAATTTGTCCAGTTTTTACCAAATTTTCTCCGTAAGCAACTACTTCGCCTATTGTCTTCGTTATATATTCAATTGTATTTATTTTAGGAACGAATAATAGATGTCCTTCACATGCTGGCCACATGTCAGGATATACCTTGTAAAATTCTCCATCGATAAGAACTTCTTGTTCGTTTACTTCAAATGGTGTATCACTAAAGTTCTCAATCATTTCCAAACATCCAATACTGGGAGAACTCTACTTACGATACTTGCGGCTTTCTTACTCGCATCATCTACAAACTCCTCAAATTCATATTGTGATTCAGCACCAGCCAAATCACTTAATACTCTTACAACCACAAATGGTACATGCCATGAACAACATACCTGTGCAATTGCACCGCCTTCCATTTCAATTGCATCTGCACCAAACTGTCCACGAAACATTTTTCTTGTACTTTCACAAGACAAGTAAGTATCGCCTGTAAGAATACGACCAAACTTTGGTTCTAGTCCTATGACATTAATTAGTGCATTTTTTAATCTCTCTGGCATACGATATGCTATGTCATCATCTGTATCGTCTAATGCTGGAAAACTACCAGGAATAGAACTAATTAACTGACCATTTACAATTGCACCGTAGTCATGTTGAATAAGTTCGTCAGCAATAAGAATATCACCTTGTTTCAACTCTGGATTTATACCACCAGCAACACCACTAAATGCTATACTATCACAACCAAAGTGACCTAGTAACAAACCTGTTGTTAGTGCGGCGTTTACTTTACCTATTCCACACTCTGCGGCAATTACATCTATACCATTAATCTTACCAAATTTAAAAATCTTATTTACAATTATTTCTGTCTTTGGTTCAGCATCCCACTCTAACCTTGAATATTCTTCTGGTATTGCTGAAATTATTCCTACTGCCATGTGATTCCTTCTTTCAATATAAACACTTATTATAACACATCGAATACGAATAGTAAAGAGTTTCTAGGTATATTTAGTATAATTTTAAAACATTCCATCAAATATAAAGTAGTCTACTGCGAATGTCATTTCTGCTCCAATGAATACTGCTAGATAATAATTATTTAATCTATCCCATAGAATTTTAATTATCCACCAGGCTATTCCAACTCGTAGTGTATACATGATATCTGATTGTACTATTTCCATAATGCTTGGAAACGACTGTGCTGAAAATAAATATGCAAATAATCCAAAGTCGTATGCAAAACTAACCTGCGACATTATTAATACTGCAAACCCATAGGGCATATACTTGTTAAAGAACTTTACAATATGTGCTGATACAAGTAATCGGTATGCTACATATGTAATGTTTATGAATAATAAACTCATAGAGCGCCTTTATAACTACTTGCTAGTTTTATTGTTTTGTCTAGGTCAGACTTTGTTTGTGATATATATTTCTCATTTGCATCATTAGATAGTATATCTAATAATTTGATATTATCTGGTGTTATTTCTATTGGGTATAAACCTAATTCTTTTTCTAACCACTGTAAGTAAGTCAACTCGTATAAGTATAACATTTCTTGGCTAGCAAAAATAGTTTTATAATTGAAAATTACACTATCTATTTGTGACAAGAATTCAGGTGTAGTGTGTTTACCTCTTACACGTTCTTGTTGTAATTTCATAATATTTCTGTCTCTACCAATTATTAGAAACTGAATGTTAGCAAATTTCTTTGCTTCATCTATGAACTCATTATATTGTGGAATAGTTTCTACACCATCATCGAAATATGGACAACTGATGCTTGTAATGAAATAGTTACTCTGTTTCCAATCAAAGTCATTTAGTTTTGATGGGTCTTTCCAGTATTCTGCAAAGGGTTCTAAATCGTGACCTTCCCAATACTTTTCTTGTAGACTGGGCCAGACAAATATATTCTTATTTTGTCCTAACGCTTTGCTGAACAAGTGATTACCTGAACCTTGCGGGCCGGTCATAATCGTTAAAGTGGGGTTCATTTATATCTTCCAGACAACATCTCTGGAACCGTTTGCAATAATCTCTCTTGTCAAATCAGATTTTAACCCTGTAATTTGTAATGCAGGTCTTGGATAATTACTCGCATTTGCAGTTGCGTGTGGTACGTTAGCCCAATCAAATATATGGGCTTCTCCTGCTTTCCATCTTTCATAGATATGATTGCCATACATATAAAACTGTCCTGGTCTCCAATCTTCTAAAAAGAATGTAATACGACATACTTGTTCTGGGTCTTCTGGACATATATCCCATAGTTTATCAATATGTTTATTAAACATTTGACCTGGTAACTGAACATGACTGCGAAATTTAAAATTAACTCCTACTTCTCCTAGTACACCAAATGAATCTTTCATTTTAGTAATTACTGGATAGTCTGCTAAATCGTCAGTCATGTTAGTCAACATAAGGTTCTTAGGGTCTCCACCGCCTTGAGCGATGTCATACTCTTCTTGTTCTAACATAGGTGATACTTCGTTCTTATAAGAAAATTTACGAGTTTCCCAATTAATCGCTTTTTTCGATTCTTTAATTAGTCTCTCGTTTTCTTCTTGCCAATCACCTTCAAATCGACCTAATACTTTAAACCATTCACCTTCTTGGTCTTGTATAGTATCATCAAAATGATATTCACTGTGTGCTACTGTCCAATCCCAATTCGATTTGAATTTAGATGGGTCTTCTAAAGTCTTATGCCAATCTGTGTTGTGTATCATGTGTAGTCCAATCCTTTATCTTTTCTTACCAGACTATTTATGAATATACCCACAGCAATGATAATACATACAAGGAATATAGGGTGATTGTAAATGTTGAATAAATCAAACCATCTAAAATCTGCCATAGAACTAAATCCTGGTTTCCATTGTTTGTAACCATATAACTGTAGTGTGCCCCAAAAGTATTCATCAATTTTGAATGCTACAACATACGCAACTAGAATTGCTGGTCTACTAATATTATATGTTTTACATACAACACCGATAGCACTTAAGATAGCCAGTAAGGCTAAGTCTTCCCAACCACCTGTGTATTGCATATTAGCGTAAACAATCACTGCTAAAATAAATGTAGCATATATCCAAAAAGGAACTTCTAATATTTTAAGAATCCATTTATATAAGAATATACTTAAGAGTGCTACACCGATAGTTCCAAATATATAACCAAATGCTAAACTATTTGTGAACTGTAAATCATCTAGTAGACTAGGTGTGCCAATCTCCATACCGAAGTACATACAGATTGCCATAACCATAGCCGCAAATGGTGCCGCTGGAATACCGAACAAACAAGCAGGTATCATACTAGATACTTTCTGTGCGTTGTTGGCACCTTCACAACCCAGTAACCCAACAGGATTACCTTCACCAAATGGAACTTCTTGGTCTTTATCTTTGTGTGCGGCTTTCGTGGCACCGTATGCCAAGAAGTCGCCTACTGCTCCGCCTACACCTGGCAATAAACCAGTAACGAAGCCAATCAGTCCACCACGTATCATATCTTTCCAGTTTTTACGAACATCACCAAAACCTTGTTTCAGTCCTGTCCAATAATTTCCTTCTAACGGTGGTGCCGCTGATTTTAATTTCTTTCTAAATCCGTCTAATAATTCAGGAACTCCGAATAAGCCTGATAATAGAACTACCATGCCAATTCCATTTTGTAAATATTCCCAACCGAATGTCAATCTAGGATTACTTACAACATCTTCTCCTACCATACCTACTGCTAATCCAAATATGATTGCACAGATACTTAAGAAAACATTTTTACTTGCAACAAAGCCTACGCAGGCTAGTGCCATTGTCATAAAGCCCAGAAATTCTGGACGTCCAAATAATACAATAATCTTCCCGTAATAAGGAAGTAAAAAGAAAGTCAGTGCCGCAAATACAACACCATTAAATGTCGAGTCTGCAATAGCAATTCCCATTGCCCTCGCCGCTTGACCTTTCTTTGCCATAGGATAACCGTCAATAACACATGCCGCAGTGGTACTTGCGCCTGGAATACCAGTAAGAATACTTGTATAACTATCTGCACTCGCACAACTTGCCACGATTGCAGTTAAAAAGACCAACCCCAAATAGGGGTCGGCCATAAAGTATGCTCCCATACTAAAGACAGTTATCAGAGCGGTAGTTACACCTGCGATAGGTATAATACCAACTAGCATTCCATAACAAGTGCCAATTAATGCCCAGATAACATATTCCATAGTATTTTCCTTAGTCTAAAAGTTCAGGTTTGTAGATTGATGGGAAGCCATATGCTTCTTGGTTCCACTTAACCGCATCTCTTAGTGCTTTCTCTGTAATCAAAGATTTAAGAGCCGCTAATAGACTATCACCGTCTTGGATCCAAGGATAAACACCTGTCTTAGCATAAATTTCTGCACTTGCAACTGGGTCATTAATCATTTCAGTTACAGCCGCTTTTACTTTTGCCGCATTCGGGTTACCTTTGTTCATCCAAAGTGACTTTTGGATTGCATCACGCCAGTTACGAGTAAGTTTATATGCGTTATATAAATCTCCTGCTGGTGCTTCGCCCCATAATCTTTCATACACGTCTTCAAATTGTGTATTTGGAAAGTTAGGGTCATCCATTTGTACATTGTTTTCTAAATCTAAGATACCATGTGTGAACCATAGTTCGTTACCTTCGATACCTGTATAGAAACGTTTCCACGCCGCTGGTGATTCACGTGCGATATCAAATTCACCATTTTGGAAACCTAGACGCTTTTCACCGCCTGATACACCGTTAACCCATACAACACGTTCTCTCCAACATGCCAAGTAGGCATCGATTGAACCGTTTTCTTGTGGGCCACAAATTAACATTGCCGCCGCAGCCGCATCTGGTTCAAAACCTGAACCACCTGCAATTGTCCAAGTGCCTGATTTTTCGTCTTTGCCTTCTTGCTTACCAAGAACGATATCATTATTCATTGAACCAATTAATTCATAATCGTAATAATCATATCTAACTTTATCTAGTAAGTATGATACACCGTTACCACCATGTGCAACCATGATTGTTTTGTCGTCAAAACGTAGGCTGTCGTGGAACTTGTTAAATCCAGGAATATCACGTGCGCCTGGAATATGACGAACTACTACTGGTTCACCTAGAAACTTTTCTAAGTTCTTAGCAATAATTTCACCCCATACTGAAGTACCTTTACCAGGTGCTTGTGGTACGATTAGGGTGTAATCAGCCATGGCTGATGTTGCAATACCTACTGATAGTACTGCTGAGATTAATAGTTTTTTAAACATTATTTACTCCGTTGTTAACCACATTAATAAAAACTTAAGTAGGCGTGGCTTATTACTTAAGTGATTTTAGAATAGGGTTTTGGAGATTTGTTGCACACTATTAGAGAGCAAACACCATTGTCCTATTCTATAATTTGAAAATAGATAAGACATGCTTACACTCTGTAATACATGCGGAAGTGCAACTCTGCACTAGTTTTTATTTATCTTATTAGTACGAACATAATAACAGAATTGACAAGGAATGTCAACATTTTTTTAATTATTTTTGAATTATTTTTGAATATGCTTCTTCGAAACCTTCTTCCCATTCTGATAATGGTGCTCCGTCACAGCCTGCTCTCCATACACGTTTAAAGTATCCTTCGGCACAAGATAGCACTGTCGATTCCGACGTGTTAAAGTGTCCTTTGACCATCCAAAACATTCTGTACGCTTCTTTATGTGACATACGTATATTTACTCAATATACTAATCGTTAGCGTAAACATGAGTTATTTTTAGTTAATTTTGGTATAGTTGGTCGTAACACTCTTGGAGATAGTTAGGATTATCACAAGAAAAAGTGATTGAGTTGTCATCATTAATTACATAAGTGACGCCGAGTTGTTTTGCAAAACGCGGAAGCATTTCAAATAGAAATGTGTCTGCTTTTTCTGGTGTGTATGTGAAAGATGTTTCTTTTGTTTCTACAAAATCAGTCATTTATTTTATCCTTTGATTAATACAGAATCACTATACATCAGGTTCTAGGATTTGTCAACCGTTTTTTCGTAAAACAAAATAAAGCCTGTTATTGTCGTCTTGTCTCAATACTAACACATCACACTTAATATGTTGTGCAACATTTGATATAAAGACTGGGTCCCAGTCATAAAAGTTAATCCATTTTGCTTCTTTTTTATCGTGTTGAATTCCTGGATTAACTCTGAAATATAAGAAACCGCCTGGCTTGACCATATCAACTACATGCTCAAGTTCAGAAATTATCTTGTCACTACTACCAAAGTTGATACTACCTAGACAAATAGCAACATCATATTCAACATCTGTTTGATAGTCTAATACTTGAGACTTAATATCGGCTCTATCATTATATGGGTCGATGCCAACTAGATTTTTAATCTTTCCTTTGAACTCATTATAACCACAACCGATATCGATAACGTTAGTAGGCAACATATCATTCACTTCATCAATAATTGCAAGTCCGCTATATTTGAATTTCTTTGTTTCTGCTTGCCAAACTTTACCGAAATAATTTTTCAATACCGCTCTATCGATTTGTTCTGCTAGTGTATGAATTTCTGTAGAAACAATTTGTGTCAATTCAATGTCAAATACGCCATTTACAACTTGACAGAATGCATGTTTATCCTGTAATAGACTTGGATTGTATTTAAGAATTCTATCTAATTCGTTTAATATTTTTAAGTTCATTTATATATCTACTATATGTCAAAATCAATATCATAAGATATTGCTAAATGTGTTTTTGGATGTGAAGGTTGATGTACCTTGATATTTGAAACTTCTAAATTTGGTATATTTGATATCATTCTGTCTAAGTTAAACTTATCACCATTTTCTGGTTTGATAAATGTATCATAATTATCTAAGTATGATTTAAACCCATAAGACTCAATTAATGTTTCTAACTTATTGAACATGCCAGGAGCATGATGAAAATCACCTGCTATGATACATTTAGTATATTTAAGTTTGTTAAGAATAAACTCAATATCATCTAATGTATCTTTACCTACAATAGTCCCACCGTCTTGACCGTCAGGATAACATGGTAATATACTACAGAACACTACTTTGTCTATGCCAGTACATAACGCTTTAGAACCTTGAAACTTATTATTAGTTGCTCTAACTATGTCTTTGCTTGGCAAATTAAATGAAACACATGAGTCGAACTTTGACTTACCATGAAATCTTGCTACACCCACATACAAAGAATCTCTCATATTAGAAATACTTCGTTCTAAATGAATTTCTTTTATGTTTGGTCCAGATAACTCATTCGCAATTGGCAATCTTTGAAATAATGCGTAATCCACATCAGTTGTTACTTCATCAAAGTAATCACTACCGTGTAGAAAGTCATTAGTACAATATTGAAGTATGCGATGGCGCATAGTCAATTAAGTCGTTGGTTCTAAAGATACCGATAGAGGATAGTTAGCAACTCTGCTTGCCTTTACAGTCTCTTCAACTTTTTGTTCTGCGATTTCTAAGTTATACATTCCTACAATTGCCTTTTCGTCTACGTGTATCTTGTGTGCTAAGTCTGCCGATGTATCTTTATCATGGCTAAACAACGCCATAAGTATATCAATAACAAAGTCGAATGGAGTCTTATCATCATTGTGCATTACAACATAATATTGCTTCGGTTCGCCTATTGCTAATAACGAATTATTAGATGACTGTACTTTTTCTTTTTCGTTACTTTCAATCATTTATACTCTCCCTCATATACTATGTATTTATGCAAATTTCACGTGTCGGCTATTAAAAAAGAGACAAACATTTCTGTCTGTCTCCCTTAATTATAACTAAATTAGTAGTTAAAGTCAAGTAACTTTTTAGTTAATTTTGATAGACTTTGGTTTCTTTTCTTCTGGAACAATGCGTTCTAAAGAAATGTAAAGCATACCATTTTCCATCTTGGCTTCTACTACCTCAACGTATTCTGCTAATTTCCAAGTTCTTGTGAAACTTCTATTAGCGATACCTTTATGTAGATATTGAACTTCTTCTGACTCCACTTCTACTTTCTCACCTGTAATAGTAAGAATGCCTTCTTGTACATCGATTTTTAAATCGTCTCGTACAAAACCAGCGAGTGCTAGTGTGATTTGATATTTGTCATCACCAGAAGTCTCTACGTTGAAAGGGGGATACCCATTGTTTGCTCCAGCATTGAACGTTTGAAAGTCTTCGACCAGTCGGTCAAATCCTAGCATTGTTCTGTGAAAGTCAGGCAGGGTTAGTGTGGTTACGTGTCTTGTCATAATTTTTCTCCTTATATTAAGCAAGTTATTATTGTTTGAGACCCTATCGGCATCTCGGTAATATACTAAACACTATTGCTCAGTACACTCTTATTTAGTCTTTATAAACCAATTTTCTCGGAAAATAACACTAAATCCTTTGCGGGACCTACATCACAAGGTAAGCCTCCATGTTCTTCTATATACTCTTTTAGCACTGCTTTGTACCAATTCTGAGAGTTATGTTGTGCTTGTTTGTTGAAACGTGATATACCATGACTTGTTCCGTCCATGGTTAATAATGCTCTAGCGGACTCTTTCTGTAGAGTTCTTACATCTAGTGTTTCAAGTATTTCAATTGACATTAATACAATCTTTTCTTATGTAATTTATTCTTTGCTTGTTCACGTCTAGTTCGTTGCTTGGCTGCCGCTTTCATTTTCTTCTTCTTTTCAGTAGGCTTAATGAATGCTTGTCGTTCTCTAACTTCTTGTACTGTGCCTGCATCTGAACATTTTCTTTTCCAAAGTCTTAATGCTCTTTCAAAGTTATCATGTTGTACTTCTACGTGAGTTCCTATTGGTCTTTCTCTACCTGTTTTTACCTTTCTTGGTGTAAATTTAGCCATCTTTATATAGTAATCCTATTATTCTATTTCCGTTTAATGCTAAGTTTGAATCCCATCTAAAATTGACTAGATGTGTTTCAATTGCATTTTTAAAATGTTTAAATACTTCCGAACTATTTGAGTTTTCTCTACCTCGCATCTGAATAGTAATCTTAACTTTACATCCATTATCTAAAAACTCTTGTGCATGATTTAGTTTTATAAGTAAATCATGTTCGCCTATATTAGGCTTAAACTTAACTTCTTTAGTATCTATCCTTGAGGCTCTGGCTTTTTTAGCCATCTCCTTCTCGTTCTTTTGTATCTCGTATTTATACTTATTTAATTCGATTATTCTAGCAACTGGAGGGTCTGCTTTTTCTACAATCAATACTAAGTCTAATCCTTGAGATAAAGCAAGTTCTATTGCTTCTGACTTGTCCATTATTCCTAGTGGCTCTCTGTCTTTATCTATTACTCTTAATTTATCAAATGTTATCTGATTATTAGAAATTATATTAACTTTACTAGTCTTTTTGTAATAATTACCCATCTATGCCTTGTTCAGTCTCCTTGGACTCATCTTCTGCATATACTAAGATTGGTGTATCTACATCTGCATTAATAAATTCTTTAGTAATAATAACTTTCTCTAGTCCTTCTTTTGCCAATTTTGGAAGAGTAAACTGCACCTTGAGTAATGATTTCTCTATAACACTTCGTAGTCCTCTTGCACCTGTAGTATCTTCATGTGCAATTTTGGCTATGGCTGATAATGTATCATCACCCATTTCTAACTCTACGTTATCTAATGAGAATAGTTTCTTAAACTGTGCAACTATACTGTTCTTTGGCTCAACTAGAATTCTGACTAATTCTGCTTCTGTCAGGTCTTCAAGTCCCACAACGATTGGAAATCTACCCATAAATTCTGGAATTAGTCCATACTTAAGAAGGTCTTGTGTTCTAATTTCTCTGCTAGTTACACACTTACATGTGTCTACCTTGTGTGATGCACCAAAACCAATCCCAGGACTTGTGTTAACTCTATTTTCTACAATCTTATCTATACCTACAAATGCACCACCGACAATGAATAAGATTTTTCTAGTATCTACTTCAATCATTTCTTGGTTTGGATGTTTACGACCCCCGCCAGGTGGGACACGAACAACTGTTCCTTCAACGATTTTAAGTAGTGCTTGTTGTACACCTTCACCAGAAACGTCTTTTGTGATTGATAAGTTTTCACCTTTCTTGGCTTTCTTATCAATTTCATCAATGTAAACAATGCCACGTTCGGCTTTTTCAATATCAAAATCTGATGCAATTAACAAACGCTGTACTACATTCTCTACGTCTTCACCAACGTAACCACTTTCAGTAAGTGAGGTAGCATCAATTTGAGCAAATGGCACATCAAGGAATTTAGCAATAGTTTTACCTATCAAAGTTTTACCAGTACCACTTGGACCAAAGACTAGGATGTTAGACTTATCTAATTCTATATCTGTGTCAGTAGAATTGATACGTTTATAGTGGTTATACACTGCAACTGAAACGACTTCTTTTGCTTCATCTTGACCGATAACATGTTCATCTAAGTACTCTTTGATTTCTTCAGGAGTAACCGCTACTGGGTTATAATCAGGATTGTTTATATCATCTGATTTTACTTCGTGTATAATATTATGGCACAAGTCAATACATTCATTACAAATGTATTGATTAGGTCCTGCAATTAATGTTTTAATTTCGTTCTTTGGTTTACCACAAAACGAACATTTAAATTCTTTATTTTCTGCCAATATGTACCTACGCCTTTTTACTTTTTAGTATTAGTGTCAACATCATCTAACCAACCGTCTCGCTTGAACACTTCTGTATTTATCTTACGTTGGACTTCTTTCTTAACTTCTTCAACTTCTTCTGGAGTTAAGTCTTCTTCGATTTCGTCAACTTTTTCTATTCCCTCATCAATCTTAGCATCATCTAAGATTACACCAAAACTTTCTTCTTCAGGTTCTTCTGACGTGATTGTATCTTCTATTACTTCGTCATTAGTAATATTATCGCTTATTTTGGGTGAAATGTCAAGTGGTTTCTTTAATTTTTTTTTTTGAAAGTAAACTTGTCGAAGATTTCTTCCTGTCTGCCACCACTGTTTCTGTTTTGAAAACTATAGTTTGCCGCAATCAATAGTAATACTGCTAACGGGTCAAACACAAAGATGAATATAATGATAAGCCATCTAACTGCTTCATCAATCGTATCGCCATCTGTATTTTCATAAACCAGTTCTGCAATATACTTGATAGGTCCTACTTCAGTTTCTATTGCTCTAATCTCACGTTCTAATTCAAACTTCTGGTCAATCAATTCATCGACAGCATCATCATTTGCATTTATTTTCAACTGCAACTGCTCAACTTCTACTGAATTGTCAACTTGTGATACGTTCAATAATTCGTTACGTAATCTATCAAGGATAATTAAAGAACCTGCAACTTCTCTATCTGCTTTCTCACGCAATCTTTTGATTTCTTCTCTAGCGGAAGATATTACAGGAGACTCTACGCCTCTTGTATCTTCAATCTTTTCTAGTAAGTCCATCTTACGTTTATTCACAGATTGAGTATCAACACCTCTTAACTTGACTACCAGATTACTTAGTCTAATGCGTTCTTGTTTATATTGCTCTTCATACTCTTTACGAACATCTGCAATCTTCATTCCTAGTTCAGTCAATTTTAACGTGTTTGCTTCATTCCATTCTTTAAGAACTTCTGAGTTTCTCCAGAAACCCCAAGGAATACCAACTGCGTTTTGGGCTTTTCTAAGGTCTTCTTGTGTGCCAGACTTTGACATTTCTTTAAGTGTAGCAGTATCAGATTTAATTTTATCAATCTGGTCCTGGAATGGTGCTATCGCATAATCATAACTTGTTGTATCTTTGCCAACGTTAGTAATATCATTTTCATACTTCTTAGCCTGTTCTTCAAGTTTATCAAGTTCTTTATCTAGGCTATCCATTTGATTTAGATACGGAGCAATTTTATCATCATCTTTCGATAGTTCAGTAGTGATGATTAAATTCTGTTCATCAATAGAAGGTTGAATACGGACCATAACATTGTCCATTCTATTTTCTTCTGTATCAATTTGGTCTTGTACCTTTGAGGTATCTGTTTCGCCCTCGGAATCTAATTTTACAATCTTTAATTCAAGTCTATCATTTGTATTTTCGTATCTAGCCATATCTTGTACGATACGTTCAATACGAGCAGTGTTCTCTTCGCTGTCTGCGGCTTGTTCTAAATGTGCTTTTGATAGGAAACCGAAAATGCCCATTGAAGTGATGAACATCAATATCACTACTGCAATAGTAAGATATGATTTCAAAAGAAATGGTGCCCTTTTCCAGTTTCTATAAACCCAAGATGCTGAAACTAGTTTACCGACTTCTAATGCTACTGCCATAATGGCAACAGAAATTGCCGATGCAGTAAAGATAGCCATAAGACCAGCAACTGAAAAGTATGCGGCAATTGCCGCGATAGTGATAGCGGTTATAAATGTAATTATTGGAAATAACATAATAAATACCTCCTCTATAATGTAATAAAAAAGCCTCTAAAAAGAGGCTTTTGTTTCTCTCATATGTATTTATGAGATATTATAGAGAAATTACATCATCAGTTATAATAAGTGTGTACTTAATTCAATGATAACGTCATTCTGACTGGTACAATAGAACCTGTGCTGTACTGTCTTTTAGTAGTGAAAGTATGAATAAGTTCACCGTACAACTCGACAGATGTTTCATAACCAGATACCACTGATTCTCTCACTTGTACATATCTTACTTCACATTGTTCTACTTGTTTGTAGCCAACGATAACTTTTTTACCACCGTTGTTCTCACCTGCTTTCGCACCAAGAATAGCACCGAAGATAGTAGCGGCATCTTTACCAGAGCCTTTACCAACTTGATTACCTAGAATACCACCAATAAGTGCGCCTGCGATTGCATCACCGGCAGTGCCTTTAGTATTGCCGTAAACAGGAACTTCTATGATGTTACAAGATTGCGTTGGATTATTTCTAATTACTTCTTGCATGATAGGAGTACTTGATATAACAGTACCATCAATTGTTGCTGTTGAAGCCGAAGCCATTGCACTAACTGAAAACATACTCACTGCTAATGCAATTATAGTTACTATATTTTTCATTTTTACTTCCTTTAGTTGTTGATTCTTAATTATTATAGCACAAACTCCGCTTTTGTCAAGTTTTTGCCGTTTTTTTAAGTTTATATTCGAAATTTTGTGTGGTAGCGTTAATATTAATCAATTTTGCACCATTTCTGATGTGAAAATGGGTTGCCATAGGGGTTAATGGTGATAATGTGACTACTCTTTTGACATTTGTATTAGCAATCAAGTAATCCTTTAGTTTCGTCATAATCTCTTTACCAGCCCCTCTCTTGCGACTCCAGACCGTATATGCTACTGCTGTATTGAATTCTTCTTTGTAATGTGCATTTTGACTTATCAAGTCTAATTCTCTTTCTGATTCGGGTACATCATTACAATATGCTATACAAATGATACCTTCTATATTATTCTCGTATTTCAACCCATATATCTTGCGACCATAACTTGTTCTAAACTCTAAATCTAAACCTGGTCTTACTGGGTCTTCACTGACATCAATATCTGTTAGTTCTACAAGTTCAGTTCCCTTAACCCAATGAAAAAAGTCATCAAGTCGTGTCTTAAATGTTTTCATCAATGTATTGTATTCCTCTACTCTTTATCAAACTTATCTAATAATGGTGTTTTATCTTCTGTATAACCCTTTTTAGGATTATATTTGTCTGCATCTGGCAATGGGTCTATCTGTTCTACAATTACCGGCCATATCTGAGACATCTTGTCGTTTATATCCAAAAGACGTTGAGTAAACAATGGATTATTGTCGGCTATAATAGCATCTGCTGGACATTCTGGCTCACAAACTCCACAGTCAATACATTCATCTGGGTTTATTACTAGAAAGTCTTCGCCCTCGTAAAAACAATCCACTGGACACACTTCTACGCAATCCGTGTACTTACATTTAATACAATCTTGTGTTACTACATACGCCATCTCATCTATTCCTCATCTAAATACTTTCCTGTACTTTTCATCTCTCTTTTTCTATCTATCTCTACTCGGCTTCTAAATTTAGGAGTTCGAAGTGCTTTTGCAACAGGATTTCTTTTATTAATTTTTAATTTTTTCTTCTTACTCTTCTTCTTTGCCACGACTCTATTCCATAAATTACGCCAGTTAGATATATTATAACCCAAACTGGCGTAATTGTCAACTATTTTTAGAGTTTTAGCCTTTAGTTAGTACTTGATATGCACCGAAGGCAATAGCGGCATAAGCGGCTATATTTACCCAACTACCTAGAAAAAGAATCACTAAACCCACTGCGACCAAACCTAGTCCGCCGTGTGAGGCTTTTTCTTTTAATCTACTTGTTAAGAATTTCATATTTTACTCCTTTCTAATTGTATCTCTCATATATCTTTTTTTGTAGTAAATCTGTTACTACGAGATGTCCGTCTTCTGTCCAATGTCCACCATCAGCAATTCTTTTTGCATAATAGTAATCCTTTTTTCTACCCTCAGAAATTGCTTTAAGAGCCATGTATTCTATAAGGTTACGACTACCATTCATATCACGCATTGTTATATGATTAGTAAGTGGCGGAACTTCATTTATTACATTATCAATGTAAGACTTTACATAATCAAATTCTGGAAAATTAAACCTATCATCGTCATACATATCATCAAAGAAATGACCATCAATACTGTGTTGATGTTTTGGTCCTATATATCGTAAAGGATTATCTCTATTTATTAGATAGTCAGTATTATTAGCAATATCAAATGATATGTATGGGGTTTTATAAAAAGATAAAATGTGCTGTAATCTTCTTCTATATCCTATATGATTGTATATCTCTTGTATGGAATTATTCCACAAAGTATAATAGTCAGCAACATCTTTTGAATTAATACCGTAATTTATTAATGTGTCAACTTCGACTGCATGATGTGGTACTACATTTCGTTTGTGATACACTTTCTGTCCTGGCAGTTGAAAGAAATTCATCATTCTACCAGAACTAGTAAAATTAAACAACACAAATATCTTCATACCTGGATTGCTTCGTAAAAATGATTCTAATATTGTGAGAGAGTTTTCATTACACCCACCCATTATTCCAAAGTTCACGTTATATTTGAACTCCATTCTTTCAGTAAGACGGTTAGTAAAAGAAAGTTTATTACATGCTTTCTTCCATCGTCTACCAAAAGTTGGAGAATCTTCACCTGGAAGGTGTTTTGGGTCAGGAATAGTATCTTGCCCAAATGTAAAACTATCACCTAGACTGATTAATGTATATTCAGAAAAATTCATTATAGAGTATCAAATGTAATGCCATTTAGATGGTCACACTCATGTTGAAATGCTTGAGCCCATACTCCTACGAACATTGATGTTTTTCTTTCTCCTGCTAAATTTGTAAATGTACCCAATATCTTATTAGGTCTAGTGATTTTTAATTCTAATCCAGGAAAACTAACACATCCTTCTAAGAATTCTTCATCTTCACTATCTTCTGCTTCTTCCCACGTTGGATTTGAACAAACAACATAACCATTGTCTTTATGACCAATTATCATCAATGCTGTATTCTCACCGACTTGTGGTGCGGCAAGTCCAATTGCATCATGCTCTTGCATTACTAAAATCATATCATATGCCATTTTTTCAGAATGTTCTGAAATGATATGTTCATCGCAGACAGTCTTTAATATCTTATTTGTTTTATCTACTAATTTCATTATAATTCCTTGTTATTCCTTAACTATATATTTTATTTATTCACTTCTTCATACATTGGCAATGCTAATGATTTCATAAGTTTCATATTTTTATCATTATAATCAAAGAACTCTTGTAGAATTCTTTCTTTGTGTTCTTCAAAGTATTCTAAATTAAGAAAGAAGTCATACAACCGCTGTATCTCATTGCTATCGTTATCTATGAATATCTTTCTATAGTCAAATATTTCATGTGATAATTCTTCTGTCCATTTTGACACACCCCATGTTGGGTCATGGTCTTTATCTATATCTGAACTTAGTATTTTATTCAAATACTCAGATGTAACTGTTACGCCACGCTTTATTTCTAATAAAGTATCTATATATTTGCTTGAAGCGATATCGCATCTAAGATATCCGTGTACAAAATTATCAGGCAATATAAGTCCTGGTGTTTCTACGTATGTATGCTGATGTGAAATACTAAGAATATTCCAACCTTTTTGTTCACAAACTTTCCAATAATACAATTTGCAATCTACGAAATACTGCTGAACATCTTCTATCAGGTCTAGTACATATTCAGATAGTACAACTGACTTTCCTGATAATCTACCCCAATCTTCCCAGTTCCAAAAAGCAGAATAAGCCATACACCATTCGTCTTTCCACATAATATCAAGTTTTTCAATTACTTGTCGTCTATTGTGTTCCATTCGCTGTGCTATTTCTTTTGCATTAGCAGAATTCAGTAATGTTTCAGGTTTATTATCTTTGCACCAGTAATGTAATTCCATTAATTTTGGTTTAATTACACTTGTCTTTTGTAATAGTTCTTCATCGTCACATTTCATCTTCCAGAGTTCATGTCTATTTTCAAAATGATTTCCTATTTTAGTTCTTGGAATAGTATATTCATTGACTTTTTTATTTGGTTCTCTGTCAATTCTCTTATCTACGACTCCTGCCCACATACATTGTTTAGCAATGTAATTACTTGCCGCTCCGGCTTTACTTGAAAATTGTACAATACTTATCATTTCTTAAATATAGTCTTAAACATCTCATTTAGTCCAGGAACTATTAAAGTATCTGGAGACCATTGTAGTAGATTTTTAGTCTTGCTAATATCTGCTAATGTTTCTGGTGCATATCCTTTTGGTTTTTCTACGTTAATTGCTTCTAATTCTGGTGCATATTCTCTTAATATATCAACAACTGCATTAACTGATATATTGTTACCAGTTCCTACATTGAATGTATCGTTCTTAACTTTACTTTCTATGCTGGCAATAAGTGCTGATGCTACGTCAGAAATATGTATGTAATCTCTTCTCATTTCTCCATCACCATGGATAGTGACTGGTTTACCTTCTTTAACAAGTTGGGCAAACTTTCCAAACATAAGAGAAGTAGGTTGATTTTTAGAGTATACTGTAAAGAAACGCATAATGTTATAGTTCAAATCAAACATAATTTTGTATTGCTTACATAGATGTTCGCCAAATAACTTTGACATTGCGTAATAATTTAGTGGGTCTGGTTTATGAGTTGGTTTGTTAGGTGCAACATTGTTTCCATATACTGAACTAGAACCCGCATACACAAATTTTCTAATACCTACCGCACTTGCGGCTGTTAAGATGTTTCTTGTACCCGTTACATTTGCATCAAAGTATGCATCTGGATTAATAAAACTCTCTGGTATTCTGGCTTTGGCTGCCAAATGAATAACATAATCTTGACCAGCACATGCCATAACACATCTTGCAGGACTTGACAAATCACCTTGAATATATTTCACATGGTCTAGACCGATTGGTTTTTCTTGTTTATCCAAGATGGTTATTTCATAACCTTTATTGTGTAACTGTTGTACTAATTCAGTTCCTATAAATCCCGCTCCGCCAGTGACAAGCACTTTGCCATTTGTTTGCATGTATTCTCCTATTTAATACTTAAGAATTCTCTTGGTATTTTTTTTAATCTATAAGTAGCATTATCTATCATACTAAATGCTAATGTGCCAGAAACGGCTAATTCGCCTTCCGCTTCATCTTGTGTTCTATTGTATAAATCAACATCAATTGTAATCTTACCAGGAGTAACACTGATACATTCAGCATATGCCGAAACAAAACCATATTGTAAAACTCTCTGATGATACTTTACATCGGCAGTATGTGTTGCTACGGAGACACCTTTGATTTTGTTGGTAATGTTTTCATTAATCCAAACAAGTGCCGCTCTATCTAGTACATCAAACAACCATGCACCCGTTACGCTTCCATGCATATTCAATGGAACATCTGCCGCATGAAGTTGATAAGTCAACTCTTTCATTAGATAGGCTCTGGCGGTTCAATAATATCACCACCTTCGAAAAGAAATTCATCTCTTCGTTCTGCTAGAAACTCTCTAGCCTGTGGGTCCATCATGTTTAATTGATTTTCGTTGATAAACATAGTCTGCATCTCAAGCCATTCAAACCATGCTTGTGCTGAGATTTCATTTAAGATTTTTTCACCTGCTTCGCCAGGAAAAGGTGCAGTTGTTAGGGCAGGCAATTCTTTGCCATATTTTGTACAATAAACCATACTCATTCAGTATTCTCCATAATAATCATCTAATAAGTATAACACACTTTTAATCATTATGCAATAGCAAATTACTAAAAATATGACTGTATTCCGCCCTCTCTTACTGTATCAACTGTTAAACAGTGTAATCCACCATCCCAAAAGTTTCTGTGTCTAAATCTACAATAGATTGGTTCTATTCCGTGTTTTTTCAGTGCGTTATGTACTTCTGGTTGATAGTTCAAACTTAATATCGTTTCTGGATTTACAGATAACATATTTACTTCAAATATGCTTTCTTCTGCATAACCTACCCAATTAGTTAACCAATTGTCTACAAAATCTACAAGTTCAGGATTAGATTTTGCTTCTGGTGTCCACCATCTTCCCTGTGTGATATGTTTCTCATCAGCCCAACTTCCAAACTCACTTTTTGTCTGATTTGGATGTTCTATTCTCAATACATCCCATCCAGGCAATGTATGTTTAAAGTCTTCTGGTCCCATCCAATCACCACATATAACAAGTCCAGGTTTTGGTAAATTCATTGAACCATCTGTGTGTCCACCAACTGCAATATTTGCCGCTGTGAATTGTGGATATCTTTTCAATATTACATCAGATAGATTTGCCCAATCTTGTTGGTCTACAACAAGTCTGTCGCCAACCCTATGTATGAGTGGTGCCCAAAACTGGAATGATGCATCAAATCTTCTTTGTTCAGTAGCATCTTTTATTAAATGAGGTGTAGGATTTAATGGTCCTTTTAATACTTTACCTTGTCTGTATAAATTCCATTCTTTTTGACTAAACAAATCTAAGTGGTCAGGATTAAATATCTCACCATCCTCTATAACATTGTCTAATAGATTACTAGTAAACAAACATTTATTACCAAGAGTTATAATATCATCACGTGGAGTAAGACAAGGTTTAGGAAAACCGTGAACTTTACCGTCTCTATATGCACCTTGCATACCTAGTTCAGCGGCTTCGTTTATCGTCTTTGGGCTTTCATGTCGCACTAAAGGAAAATTAGTCATGCCATATTCTGGCATACGAACTACTTCTACCCCTAAACCCTCAAGTGTATTTTGAATATTTTGTAAATCTTCTCTTGTTTCATATAGTAGACGTTGTAATAAGTCTCTGAGTTTTGTGTCTTTCACATCCTCGAAGAACTCAGGTGGGAAACAATTACCAAGAACTACTTGCTTTAACGGATCCCATCCATTCCATGCGTTTACTTCATTTACCTTGTACTTTTTCGAATCCATCTATTCTCCACCTATTATCTATCCATGAAACGGGTGTCATAATTTCTAACCCATCCATGTTGTTTTTATATGCATCTGCACCACCAACATAAAGATATTTAAAACCTAATTCTTTGTACATAGCACATTCATTTCTTAAACTTGCAAGACCTAAAAACATCTTTGGTTTATTATAATCCCATGCGAATTGCAAACACTCTGCATTCTCATCATTATATCTTGTTATAAGAGAAAATGCAACTAGTACATCTCCGTCATAATATCCTATAACATCATTATCATAGTATTCAGAATCAAATATAGGCATAACACTACTAAAATTATGATGCCTACAATATGTAAAGTAAATCTCATCTAGTTCTTTAGGAACTGGATTAAGAAGTATTTGATAATTATCTATTTTACTATAGTTTGTTTTTTCTAAATTAATCCTCGCATATGAATAACTCATCACTCTCTCCAGTTGACGACATCATCTAAGTTTTCTTTACTCCATGTATCATAGTATCCTTTTTTCTTAAGTATTGTACTTGCTTCGTTTACTTTACTCAATCTTTGTACTAAGACTATGATACATTCACCAAAGTTCATATGTACACCATTCACAAATTCTTCATCATTAGGATGGTCTTCTAAAGCAACAATATCTTGTTTCATTGCTATTTCATTAAACTCATCAACTATATGGGAAAGATGTTCTGGTGTGTAATTATCTGTAGATGTGTGTACGATTACAACTTGGACATCATCTGTCCAATTATTTAATAAATCATGTAGTTCTGAACGAATATGGTTAGTCTCAATATAATCAACAATTGCCGCTCTTGCATAAGGACAAGGCGGGAATCCATTTAATAATGGATTAGGTTTGGTGACAAAATCATCCAACCATTTTTGTATAGCATCTTTCATGCTACTATTTATATTATAAATCTTCTATCTTTGGAGAAGAAGTATAGAACATTTTGCCAATGTTTCCATTAAATGTATAATGACCAACATGGTCTAGTTTTACAAGTGGGTCTAACCAAACTTCACCACCCAATGCTTGCCATCTTCTACAAAATGCATAGTCTTCACTTAAGTATCTCTTTGTACCTTCTTCATGCATACAATCAAAGAATAGGTATGTCCATTTAGCAAATTCTTCTTCAAAGTGTAAATCATTATTGAAGTGCATTTCAGGATATGCTTCTACCATTTTTTCTATAACACTTCGTTTAATAAGCATGAAGCCTGTTGCGGCATCTTTAAGCCGTACTACTCCATCTTCGATATGCAATTTGCGTGTATCAGTTTCTTCGTTATAATCCCAGTCAGGATTTATGGCATAATTTGCCGCACAATCTTTGAGTGTTCCTATATCTAATCCTCTTTCTGATGCGTCTTTAATAGATTCCCAGTCTAATTGTTTTTTCGGATATGCACCAACAATAATGTCTTTATCATGTTGTAACATATGCAATATATCCATAGCATCGAAATTAATATCTGCATCGATAAACATCATATGTGTTGCTTCTGGATTAGCCATGAAGTATGCAACCATATGACATCTTGCACGTGATATTAAACTCTCATTTGCTGAGGTAGTTAATGTATATGGAATATCATATTTTGTGAACATCATGTGACCTTTAGTCCATGACCTAAAATATGGTTCTGAAATTTGTCCAGCGTAACAGGGTGTACAATAATGAACGTGTGTCTTTTTGATAAAATTTAAGTCAATATCTTTTCTATATTCAGCCAACTTATCTACTATTACCATCGCTTACCTATTTTTCTTGTTGATTTTGTGCATTCTTCAATCGTCTTTGATTTTGCATCCATTTTTTCGCATGAGGATTTGAAGGTGGTCGATTTAGAAATGCAGTAACATTCTTCTGAACTTTGTCAAAGTTTTTCTTTCTTTCTGGGTCTTCTAATCCACCGTTGTTGTCAACGATTTGAAACTTTCCTTTACCAAACAACTGTTGAAACTTCATCATATTGTTTTGAACCTCGTTCCACATTCTTTCGACTTCTTCTGGCTTTAGAGTTCTTTTTCTATTCAAGTTTCTTTCTTGTGCAATGTCTAAACTTGTATTCACAAAAACCATCATACATGAATAGCCCATTTGTGTTAGTTTTTCTACGGATGTTGATATCTTATTAACATCTCTTCCTGTTCCGTCAATAATAACACCTAATCTGCCATCTAAGTACATCTGCTCTCTTTTAGCAGTAACTTCTTTTGCTTTACCACGAATTTCTTGGCCTTGGTCAGAATAGATAACATCTGGGTCACCATAATCTAATCCTGCTTTTTTCATCTTGTATTCGTAGACATCATCTGAGTTGATAGGTCTTAGACCACCACCTTTTAGAATAGGCGAACCTGCGATACGACTTTTGCCACTTCCTGGTCCACCAGCCATAAACACTGCTTTAAAGATATGAGGGTCATCGACACCTTCTTCAATACTACCAATTATTTCATTTACTCTCATAATATATTCCTAAAATTACAACTTTGTAGTATTTATCTTAAAGTTTGTGATTATCTTACTGAATATTATAACATTAATACAACTGACTGTCAATACTATTCCATTCGGTTTCTACTGCATTTTTAGAAGAAACTGCATTATTATATGTACGAGTTTGTGCTGGTCTGATACGAGCATTATATTGAAGTCTAAGTTTTGCTTCTGTTACTTTATTTGGTATACCACCATCAGTCCAGTATTTGAATGCTTCCGCATATTGATTTGTTAAATTTTCTACTCTTACTTGGTTATCGTATTGAATATCAAGTAATTGTTTCAACCTACTCTTTAGTGAAGTTTTGTTTGTAAAATTCTTAGTATCCAAAGCAAAACGCATCTTACTCATTAATGCCCTTGAATCTCTTGTATAGTCTAATTGTTTTGGTTGCCATTCTCTTACCATTGCTCGAACTTGTAGTGAAACTACTTCTCGGCTCTTCATTGCTTCTGATTCTCTTTCTTCAACTGTTGCCTGTCTTGTTGCACCAATACGCTTCATAAATTCGTCCATAGTTTCGCCGGCTTTTCTTGTTGGCATTAATTCTTCATCAAAACTACTAGATGATGTTGCTTCTCCTGTAGTTGTGTATGTAGTATTAGACGATGGTCTTGATTTTGGACGGACAGATGTTGTTTCTGCTGAAGAATGTAATACAGAATCATTTGTAGTATATTCTTTTGCCGCATCTGTAAATGGTGATTGAGGTACACCAGCCTTTAACAATGCTTCGGCTTTTGCCGCTGTAAGTTTCTTTGTCACTTCATCTGGATTTGCTCTATCATCTAAAGTTGTTGGTATATTATGAGGATTGCCATGTCCTAATGGTTGATTTAGTTGAGCAATTGCACCTTGCATGGCAGGTGAACCTGTGTTTTTCAATACATTTTGTTTACAAGGGTCAGTTGCCGCACTTCCAATAAGTAATGCTAATGCTTTTCTTATAAGAGAGGCAGCCATATCGGCAAGAGAAGCAATCTCTGAAGCGATTTGTGTAGTGATATCGCCAATTGCATTAATAATTTTTCCAACTAGAGGTGATAATTGTTGTAAAATCGTTGCTATTCCACCAGCAATCAATCCAACTACTCCTGCAATTCCAGTCGCAACAATGCCGCCAGCAGATGTTAATGCTGAAAGGATACTTGATAATATTGCTGGAATACCTGTTGCATTTACCAAAGAAATTATATCACCAATTCCTGTTTCAATAAAATCTAAAGTACCATTAAATATACCACTTAATATTCCCATTATTTGATTGAAGAATCCACATGGGTCGCCTTGTTCACCAAACTGTGCATTCATACTAGATAAAGAATTTGCATCTTCTAATGTTTTTGGCAAGTTTGCTGTTTGATTATTCGTGTGATTACTTAATGATGAATACATCGTAGTACCCAACGCAGTTAATCCTGCAATTTTTATAATATTCTCTAAGTCTACACCTGTTGCTGATAAAACTCCTGCAACAACTAGTGCCCTATTGGCATCGCTATATCCACTAAAACCACCAGCAAGTAATCCTGCATTGATAGAACCTTGTGATGTGCCTAAGTTAGAAAACAGTGAACTTCCATAAGTTGACCTAGCCGCATAAGGATTAGTAAATGTATTAGCATCAATTTCATCTGCTATTGTGTTTAATGCTTTTTGTCTATTATACTGATGTTGCCTTGCTTCTAACTGTGCCATTTCTAATGGTGTTAGATTTGAGGCGTTTACTGCTTCAGAATATTGTTTCGGTGTCAGATTTGTATTAGAAAATGAAAATGCTCCGCCACCATTCGCTACAAATAATTGATATAGTCTTTCGATTTCTGCTTCACTAGCCATTATTACATTCCTCTTTTAAACCAATCACTTTCTTCTGTTCTACGTGTAGTAAGTCCAGGAAGAGATTGTAATACGCCATTTACTGTTGCTTTATCATATAGTAACATAGAATCTGCGATTTCGGCATCTGTACGAGTTCCGCCATTAGTTACTTGGTTAAGTGTACCTGTACCTAAATTAAATACGAAACTAGTAAGAGCATCAATTTGGTCAGGAGACCAATTGCGATTATTATTAGCAGAATAGGTAGCAACAAAATTTCTACGTTGTGTTAGGTCTTCGTTTAATCTACGTACTGCTTCTTCTTCTGATATACTTTCTGTAGAACTTAATGCTTCTGTTCCATAACCATTAGTATATTGTTTGTGGTCCCAGAATGCATTTGGACTAAACTGTTCTTTAGACTTTATGTAATCAGTTAAATCATTAGGAACACTTGAGAACGCTTGTGCCGGTGGATGATGGTTTATAACTCTTGCTTCTACACCTGGTGTACCGCCACCATTAATATAAACTTTATCTGAACCTGATGTAATTATAACGCCACAAGAATGAGAATCTCCTACTCTTCCTGCAGGGCTGGAGTTTATATAAACGTTTGATGAACCTTGTACTAATTGAGTAACGTGTGGAACACAACCTACTCTTGGTTTTGGAACACCGTGTGGTTCAGTTTGGTCAGTAACTCGATATGCTTGTAGATTTTGAATGATAACGTCAGAACTACCGGCACCACATCTTTCTTCGCCACAAGGATTGTGGGCAGAAATAGGGTCAGTTGTTCTAGCGGCCTGTGGCATTATGTTATCAAGCCCCCTTTGTCAGGAGTTATGATTGTAGATGTTGCTTGAGTATATGAATCAGCCGTATCTTTTCTAGTCTTTAATACTGAAATAATCTTATTTGACTTAAAGTGAACTTCTTTCTCACTATCACCAGTTACAGTGAATGTTTGAAATGCCGCACCTTTTGGTCCCATTGCGATAGTCAATGGTTTAGTAATAACAGTTGAAGTCGTATCTTCAGACACGAATTTACCTAAAATTTCTTGTCCTGTTTGTAAGTATAAAGTTACAATGTCACCGCTTTGATATGTATTTTCTTTTAGCATTTTGTTTGTCCGTTGTTGTTATATGTATTTATTTAGTCAGAAACTTCGCACTTAATCATTTTCTATTCTTAAGGTGCGGTTCTATGTCATTATACACAGTTCGTTCCATAATGTCAATATCGTTCTTAATATCTTCATATTTTTCGACTTTGCCATTTAATCTGTTCAGAACATAACCGTCCATATGGGCAACTAAGTATATTTCACCGCCTTCCGTAAGGTCTAATATTAGCCATATTTCTGGGTTATGTTCTGGGTAGGAGTGGTATAGAGTATAGAAACATCCTAATCCATTACCACTATTCGTATAGAATTCTTCGCTGATGTATTCCCATACATCTGGCCAAGTCTTCACATCATCGTAATTAAATCCATTGCTATGATAAGGAAAGGCTTTCCACCAATTAACGATTTCTTGTAGAGTTGATTGTGTTAATTCTTCTTGTAGTTTTAATCGTAATTGTCGCCATTCATAAAGCAATATTGCTTTATCTCGCATTTACATCGTCCATCTTTTTACTGTATAACTAATCTCAGTGAAATTACTTGCATCTTGTGTGTAATTTATTTCTAAATCATCACCATTGATTACTGTCTGAAATTCGATATTTGAAAATTCATCGTCTTCCTGTACAATAGTATCGGTGTTTATGTCTTGCCATATCTCTGTGTTTTCATCAGTTATATTTACTTTAGCAATACCTTGAGGCACGCCATTAATAACTCTGATTGTTCCAACACGAACAAACATATTTGAGCCGTCTGATTGTTTCAAAGAATAATCAATGAAGAAAGATGTGCAATCTGCTTTCTTATATTTTAAGAATGTACCAATTTGTTTTACAGTACCAGTTCCAACTGGAGTTGTTGCGTTTGCATAAAATCTAGTACCAACAGTACTGTCTGTTGCACCGTTTAATGTAAAGTTTGTTGTTCCTGCTACCACGATTTCATACTGCTTTCCTTCTAAACAAGAAGTTGCATTAATTGTAGTATCAACGACATTTAACGTTTTCTTATATAAATCTGAACGCAATCCTGTTGCGGATGAATAAGACTTTAAATGTTGATTAGTAAATAATTGATTTCTGGACTCTTCAGTAATAACTTCTACGTTTCTTCTTTTATGACCAAACAAGCCAATCTTAGTATCTGTACCACCTGTTACTGATGTTGATTCTACTGATGGGCTTTCTGTTGCATAATTAGGGGTACTAGGAGTACCGAAGTAGTAAAATGCTTCGTTGTCTGGCGCAGTTGCATAAGGTTTAGCATTTGTGCCTTCTTGTTGTATAGAAAAGTAATCAGAGTTTTCATCAACATCAACCACAACTGTAGTATTACTACCACTAACTGATGCAGATTTTATTGTTCCGTTTGCATAAACGTCATAACCATCAATTGCCGCTACTGTATTAGCGCCATTATCATAAGTTGCAACACCATTTCCTAATCCGCTACCAGTTGCAGTAAATACTGTTCCTACCATAACTGAGGATGCAGTACCAGTACCTTGATAGTTTGCAACACCAGTACCTGAACCAACGCCCGATGCTGTAAATAATGTACCAACACTATTGTTAATTGCGCCTATTAATGTAAAGTCTGTATTTCCTTTTGTACTAATCGTATACTGTCTACCAACTACAAATGAGCCTGCATTAATTTCTTCTACACCTACATTTGTTGCAGTGAATACTGTAGCAACGTTATTATTAGCCGCACCGAATTGAGTGAAATCTGTAGTGCCTTGATTTACAATTCTATAAGAAGTACCAACTACAAATGAACCTGCTGTTCTGATTGCTGGTGCTCCAGCGGCTTCCCAGTTTGCTTGGATTTTTGATGATACGTAAGTAGCATTACCCGTTCCTGTACCTGGACCTGTGGCAGTAAATACCGTACTAGTATTACTATCAGCCGCACCAATTAATGTGAAGTCTGTAGTGCCAGGAGTGGATATCGTATATTCTGTACCAGTTACAAATGAACCAGCAGTTACTGACGTGAGAGTGTTATTTCCTAATGATGTTATTGTATACACTGTTCCTGAAACTAATGATACTATATTCGTAGGCTTAATATTTTGTATGAAACCGATTGCAGTTGCATCTGCTTCTGTAGGAAAAGTAACATTTAGTTCTAAACCGTCAATTTTTGTGAATACAAGTTTATTACCATTTGAATTTAAAGTAACTTCTACGTTTGCAACTTTAATTGCCGCATTAGTTTGTAATGTGGTCAATAATGCTGATAAAGTTACACCACTAACCGTAATAGTTTCGCCCTCAACTGCAAAAGTTGAAGTGATTGAAGTTAGATTTGGAATTAAATTTGGCGAGACAAGTTTCGTTGATTTCTTCTTATACTGTGTTAGAAGTTCACCTAAGTTAAATGTAGCCGTGTTACTATTAAAAACAATTGTTTGGGAATACGTATTCAACGCAGTCATAATATTATCAATTTCGCCTGCTGGAATATCAGCAACAACTAAATCTTCGTCTATTGTTAAACCTACCACAGGACAGTCGGCACTATCTAGCCAGTTTTGGATAGTAGCATGTGCATTAGCAAAAGGGTCAAAGCGTATTTCATTTATTGCTTCTTCTATACCAACATACAATTGGTTAGTGTCAGTCGTGTAACCTAGTTCTCCAGGTGATAATATTTCACCAGATAACTCAACACGTTTGCCTCTTCTTAATAATATTTTTACATTTGTTGCCATGTTAAACTCCCGTTATTACATGTATTTATCAAAATACGCTTGGACCTTACCAGCCCAAGATAATGCATAACGTTGATACTCATCACTTTCAACAACAAATTCTTGGTAGTTACCCATGTTATCCGCCTCGGCATCCCAGCCAATCATCATAATAACAATTGTTTTTATATCAGTTCCATAAATTTCATTATGTGCTTCGGCATATGCCGCACCTTGTAAAAAGTAATCGTCAATCCATTCACGTTTCTTTGGCTTACGAGTTGTTTTGAAATCAATGATTGCTGGCTTTCCATTCCATACACCAACACAGTCTGTTGTGCCTGCATATAGACCAGGATAATATAATGGAACTTCTGTTCCCCATACTTCGTCTATGTTTGATAAACCTTTATCGATTACAATCTCTGACAATTCTCTTGCCATTTGATGTATAAGATTTGACCCATTAGGTCTGTCTTCTTCTAAGATGTATTTTTCAAGGTGTAAGTGAACTTGTGTTCCGATACCAGTAGCAAGTCGCATGATTCTGTCTGCCTCTTCATTGCCGACACGTTTGCGCCATTCAAATAAAGCAGATTTATCTTTTAATGCATCAAGTACGGTAGTAACACTAGGCAAAGGTTGACCGTCGGGCGTTTGATAATGCCGACTGCCTTTGATGTTTACTCGTTCTAAGGGATTATAAGTGAATTTTTCATTAAGCATAGTATTATTATACTATACTTTGAGATAGAAAGCAAGAGATTATTAAAGTTTTTCTTTAATTTCTTCGATTAGTTTTGCTTTAGTGTGGCGTCTGTCTAATTGAATACCTAGATTTTCTTCAGCCCATTCATCGATTTGCTTTTTAGTCATTGATAAGAAATCAACATCTATCATATCTGCAACTGGTTCTACTTCTGTTTCAATTGTTTCACCAACTGCAATTGATACGATTTCACTAGTCGCTACTGCGTTTGCTAAATCTCTGGCTTCATTTTCTGCAACACGACCCATAAATTCACGGTGTCTTTTAGCAGATTCAACTTCTTTTCTAATCTGCTTCTTTGCATCTGAAAGACCTGCTAATGCATCGTCTTGTTTATTTAAGTTTTTCATGTGTTTTGACATCTCTTTTTTAGAGATTTCTTTAACGCCGCCTTTAACTATAAATGCCATTATTTTTTCACCTTCTTTTTCGCTGTTTTGACTGCCAGTTTGCGTACTGAGTCTTTATCAGCCTTGTCACTTTTATTATATTTAGAATCTAATTCAATAGTATCTACAGTGACTTTAGATATATACTTACTATTAGATAATAAATCTACCATCGACTCTGCATTCAAAGAATATCCCATACCTTCTAGTTCACGGACCATCATGTCCATGGGTACAGAAGGAATATCATTTGCCTTCAATGAAATGAGATAAGCATTAATATCACCCATTAACTGAGCATCATAATTTGCCTTCTCTAACAGAAGTCCACTAATTTTCATATTAGTCTCTTTCTTCTCTACCTAATGGATTTGATTCTCCGCCTGATGCTGATTCGTCACCACCAATTTCTGCTGTAATGTCATCAACAAAGTCATCACCCATATCGCCACCAAGTTCAACATCACCCATATCATCAGATGATTTTTCGCCTGATAGTACTAAAGTTGCATCTTGTACTGCATCTTTAGCCGAACGTGCTTGTCCTAGTAGACCGTTAATCGCATCATCAACTGAACCTTTAAACGTTGCCGCTTGGTCAGGACCATGTGAATATGCCATTTCGTCTGATAATGGACCGATTTGGTCGTTTTGAATTTTGCCTAGTTTCTCAATTACGTCTTGTAATTCATCAACAATGCCTCTGGCAGCCATTGTGATTTCCGCCTCAGCCGCATCAACTTCAAGTAGAGCGTTTAACTCTTCCATTAAAGTCTTTTCTAAGTTAGTTTTTTCCATTTTATTTCCTTGGTTATTAATTAATTACATTCCGTAATATTTGATATTTTCATCCCAGTTATCTAGTATATCTTTTAGTTTGTCATGCATTCTAGCCAACTCGCCTGTACCTGCTTTGTCACCATTATTAAAGAAACCAGCACTGTTTTGGCTTCTGTACTCAATAGCCATTTCTAGTGTTTTCATAGTGTCTATTAATTGACCCTTTGACCTAGCCAATTGTGAGTCGTTTTTGTATCTATGATGTTCAGCACTTGCCGGTTTGGCTTCTGTTACTTCTACTTCTTCTGTTTCTGGACTAGCGTCACTGGTAGTTGTATCGCCAGTCTCTGGTAAGTCCAACTCTTCAGTAACCTCTTCATGCTTGTATGAAGATGCTGTATCTTCGCCGTGGGCTTTTAATAAAGAAGTGATTGTTTCAATCATAAGCATATTTTCCATATACTTTTTACCCATGTAATCTTCTTTTTTCAATTGAACTTGTTCTGCTTGTAATGACTGCTTTGCTTCTTCTAAAGTAGCCATATCTCCATCAACTGCATATCCAAAGTTTTTCTTCAAGTATTCATTCATACGAGAAGACACATGGATGTCTGTTGAGTTAAAAAATTTGTTGTCGTTTAAGTTCATAATAAATCCCAATATTAATGCATATTACATGTATTTATCTTTTTAATACATAATTCTATTTATGCACTAATTTAATACTCTATTAAAGGATTATATTTTCGTAAAGATTAGTTATTTTACGCTTGGCTTTGCCTGCTTCATGCTTTGATTGTGAAAATCTTGCTTGTGCAATATCCATTCTACCTTCATTAACCGCTCTTTTGGCAACTTGATACGAATGTTTATGCTGAACAGCATTACTATAATGGCGGTCAAATAATTCATTAATTTTAATTATTTCCATAATTTCTGATGAATTAATTGTTTTTCCTTCATTCAAATGATTAGCAATACAACAAACTGTTTCGTACAGTTTGATACCTTCAAATAATATAGAATCACTTCGAGTATCAAGTATATCGTATCTTTCTTCTTTGTTTTTCTCTACTGAAAATGCGCCAACTTTGACACCTTTTTCAGTTTTAGTAGACTCTGTAATTGTCTTCTTTACCTTATGTGCAACACTAGTAGTTGCTTCACTGAAACCTTTCATAATCTTTGCCATAGCATCAACGTCTGCACGTTTTACGCCAGGGCTTATATCGATTGGTTTTGGCGAATTAGGTTCAGAAGATGTTTCTTCTTGTAGTTTAACAGTCTCGCCATTCATAACTTTCATTAGATTGGCCATCATGTTTACATCTTTTTGACTTGGTATTGACATTTAGAACTCCATAGTTGTTAAACAGTTTTATATCCACGCAAAGTAGGAACTAACACACCTTTATGTGTTAGTTTCTCTGCCAGGACTTGTTCTCTTCCTGACAATTGCGATTCATTTACGTAATCACCTTCTGAGAAATATTTAGTTATTAAATCTTCCTCTTCCTCAGTAATCATTACAAATAATCCACCTAATATTTCTTTTAACTTCATTATTGCTCTCTATTAAGTTTATTAAGTAAATTTCTAAACTGCATCCTAGTATCTGGGTTCATTGCCAGTTGGTCTAGGTTGGCGGCTTGATGTGCCAATGCTTGTCGCTGTATAGGAGTCAATACTTTTCCTTGTTCTGCGTTATCAATTGCATTTGCGGCCATCTGTGCTGTTGCACCGCCTAAATTGTCTCTGCCAAGTCTTTGCATGGCTTGTGTTCTTTGTGTCTTTAATTTGTTGTTTGCGGCTTTCATATCCGATGCCGATGGTTCCGCTTCTTGTCCAGCCTCAGGACCTTGTGAACCTGTACTGTATGCTTCTGGAACTTCCATATCGATTTTATGCATGTTTTCACTATCTAACATTTTCCATGTTTCGTAGTCTATATACATGTCAGTATCTGGGTCATAATAACTACCCTCTTTCGGGTCATAGTATACCACCTTACCAGATTTAGTCATAATTGGACCTTCTAGTCCATCTCTTGCTATATATTTTTCTCTGTCCATAGCAGGAAGTTCTGACCAACCTTCTGTCAATCCCATCATACTTTTAATTGTACTGATATCTTTAGATTTTAAAGCAGACATTACTTTAATGTAATCAGAAAAATTTAAAGTTTTCATTCTTTTTTGTACATCTTCTACTGGAGAATCAATAAGAGAAGCAATATCTTGGAATCTATCCTCGATGCTTTCTTTAAACATTGTTTTTTCTATTTCATTCTTTAATGACATTTTATTCTCCGTTATCGTCTATTTAGAGTTTTTAATCTCTTACTCGCTGGATTCATTCTACGAGTCATTTTCGCTTTACGTTTCATTCTAGCACCCATTTTTGCTTTAGTTCTTGCTAATGTGAAACGTTTCTTCATATTAACAGGTTTAAAACATGCACCAGGTGTTGTTACTGTCTTACCTTTAAGTCTTCCTGAACCACATCTATACTTACGGACGATTGTACGTCCTTTTCTAGCATAGACTAGTTTGGCTTCATATATCTCTTCTGCAATCTCTTCAAATAACATAGTAAACTCTTAAAATATTTTAAACATCTGTGCAAATAAGGCAATAAGCATTGTTGAAAACAGGGTAGATGCAGTCCACATAACCATCTTTTTTAGTTCGCTGAACCCTTTATCCATTTCAACTTCTTGCTTTTCAATTTTATCATTAATATCTTTTAATGACTTATTGAAGTGGTGGTATCGTTCATAACATACTGCCACATGTGTCTCTAAACTCTCTGCTTCCAGATGTGCTAGTTTTGGTTCTTTCTCTGACATCTTCGCAACTCCCTAATTAATATTCATTAATTGTATTTATCATTTGGTGCCAGAAATTATGTCCAACCACAACAAAAAAAGAGGACATTGTCCTCTTTTATTAAAATTAATTAGGAATAATTAGTTTAAAGTATATCAGACATTACAAATTCTATATTTGATGCCGATAATGCAACAGCATCAATTGTTATGCCGTGAATTAATTCTTTTAGAATGAAAACATCATCAGAGTTTCGTTTAAAAACGTCTGCATGTTCTACTGCAAATTTAAAAACAAATCCTGAACCCGTCAATGTTGGTGCTAGTCCGCCTAAAGTGACTGATAATGGATTATTCATAATAACAGGTTGTGCTACCAATGATACGATATTAACAATATCATCTAAATTTTGTTGTGACTGGTCTAATATATCACCAGTATGTGTAATATCTAATCCCGATACATACATTGTATAGAAGTTAATGTTACCTGATACTACTTCACTTGCCGATGCGGCTCCGTTTGTTCTTGCCATTTTATTTCTCCGAACTCTTGTTAATAGTATTTATCTAAATTTACAGTATAATTAAACTGTATCACTATCACTTATAAGACCTCTATCTAATGTGTATGAGGCTGTGTCAGTGTCAGTAATAGCACCATAATCTACATCAAAGACTTCACTATCAGTAATTAATCCGTTGTCTCTGGAATCATTTGATGGAGTCAAGCCACCAAGTTTAACCCAAGATGCACCATTGTAACCTTCAAAAGCATCTATGTCAGAATTAAAACGCATCATACCAACAACACCTGTTCCTGGTCTTTGTGCTGTTGTGCCAACTGGCATAACGATAGCACCAGTTGGTGTCATTTGTGTTCCATTAAGAACTGGACTAGTTAAAGTTTTATTTGTAAGTGTTTCAGCACCTGTTAAAGAAACAAAACTATCACCAGACAATGCAGTATTAAATTCTGCTAATGAGCCTGATAAAGTATTACTCGCTAGATTAATTGATTTATTAGTTAACGTGTTTGTTGTTGCAAGACCAACTAAAGTGTCTGTTGCATTTGGTATTGTGATTACATTATCTTGTGTTGGGTCAACAACTGTTAGAGTTGTTTCGTATTCATTTGAAGTTGCGCCTTCAAACTTTAAAGTATTTTGAACTTGTATCTCTGTTGAGTTTACGGTTGTAGTTGTACCTTGAACTGTTAAGTCACCAGTTACAGTTAAATCAGAAGCAGTTGTAATGCCTGACCAAGAGTTTGATGTTCGAAACTTTACAGTGCCATTTGTGGTATCAAACCAAATGTCATTTGTGTTTATTGTGTATGTACTACTCGGATCTGCATCTCCTTGATAGAAGGTGGTTCCAGATTTTCCAATTTTAAAGTAAGGGACACTGGTCCCTTTTGCATTTATGATTACAGCCATTGTCGTTCCTCAACGTCGGTTATTTCATGTCAGTCTTAATAAATTAAGTCTGTCGTTAAAGATTTTAGTTCTGTAAGTATTTATCTAATATGCTAATATTACTCTGGTAACACTTTGGCTATAAGACATAAAAAAAGGGGAACACGAAGTCCCCCTTTCTATTATCACCATGATGGTAATAATTACGTTAGATTACTCACAAATTAGAGTTGCTTGTATTCCGCAGTAACAATTATAACACCAGTTGTAGGTGAAGCAGATGAGCCGCCATTCTGTAAAGTACCAGTAATAGTTGCGCCGCCTGTTGTAGCATCGTCAAAACCTAAATCAACAATATATAAACCGCCTTCAGAAAGGTCAGCCTCACTTGCAGACATTAGAGTATTTGTACCGTCAGAAACGACTAATTCATCACAACCAACAAACGCAGTAGTAACTTTTGCAGTGATACGCTTAATGTAATAAGTTTTTCCTGAAATGTTAGCCATTGTGCCGATTGTAAATGATGAAGAACCGTTAGCAGTAAACTCAACACGTCTAGTACCAGAAGAACCTGAAGTTGACGCTTTGTCATCTACATATTCTTTAGTTGCTAGGGCGTGGTCTGCCGCTGAAGACATGTCATAGCCATTTGGTGCAAGAATAATACCTGCGCCTTTTGGTGCTAAGTTCATGTTGACGTTTGTGCCACCAGACATTGCTAGTTCTACACCGCCAGTTCCGTTAGTTACTGTTAAAGAGTCAGTTGCTGAGGCAGTCTCTACGAAAGTAGCGATTGCTGTATCATCTGCACCTTTAATTTGAACGTTTCCGTCTGATGCACCACCGTTACCACCTTTAATGACAACTGCACCAGAGGCGTTACCGCCTGTACCGTTACCACCTTTGATGATTAAGTCACCAGCATCACCGCCAGAAGCATCACCACCAGCAACTGTTAGGTCTGTATCGTTTTCACCTTGAATTAAGGCTTCGCCAGATTGACCAACAATAAATACGTCACCGCCACCTTGGCCTTGTAGATACATATCTACAGCACCAGATGCCGCCGCATTTTTGGCTGTTAGTGTTACTTTACCAGTAGCGTTAGTAATTGCGATATATTCACCAGAACCTGAAGTAACGCCAGAACCGTCTAACGCAACTACACCAGTTGAATTACGTACATGTTGTACATATTCCATACCTAATGCAGAACCGTCTGAAGTCATAACTTTATTATCAGAACCTGCTGAAGTGATACCTGTACCACCATTTGCTATTGGCATTGTACCAGTTACGTCAGCAGTCAAATCGACTTTTGCATAACCTAGAGTACCAGTTGAACCAACTTTTAATACAGTTGAGTTAGCACCTTTCGCCAATTCTGTTACTGTACCTGAACCACTGTTTAACATGATAGATGAAGCCGCGAATGCTGAAGTATCAGTACCCGTACCACCCATGCTTGCCGCAAGGTCAGTTGCTAGTGTCATCTCATTTACAGTCAAATCATTAACTGTTAGGTCAGCCTTAGCCGCGCCTACAGTAAGTTCGAATGCATTTGAAGTTTCGTTCCAGAGAACAACAGCATTATCATCATCACCACGCTCAATCGTAATACCAGCATCAGCAGTAGCCGAACCAGTTGCGTTTGAGTTAAGAACAATGTTGTTATCTTCGATATTTACAATCTCAGATAAAGTTGTAGTTACTGAACCAGAAACTGTCAAGTTACCAGTAATTGAAGCATTACCTGTTACAGAAAGCGAACCAAGTGTTGAAGCACCGGCGTCTAGGTCGTTAGAACCGAAGTCACCAGCAACACCAAATGTTGCAGTTGTATCAGATAGAGTTACTTTAGTTGATGTAGCGTTATCATCGATACCAGTTGAAGCAAAATCAGAGATTGTGCCACCGTGTACTTTATCACCAGAAATCTGGTTAGCACCTAGTGTTAGAGTACCCGAAGATACGTCTAATTCACGTCCCGCACCAACAGTAATATCATAACCAGTCATTGTGTCGGTAGCGTCACCGGCCAATGAAGCGTTAGAAATAGTACCACCGTGGATTGAGTCACCTGAAACTGAGTCATTACCTAGAGTTAGGGTTTGACCTGATAAGTCGATTGATGTTCCTGAAATAGAACCACCAGTAATACCAACGTTACCTGAGTTTAGGTTAGTCGCTGTAACTGTTGTCATGCCAGTAGCAGTACCACCAGTTAATGTCGCTGAAGCAGATGCCAATGTTGAGAATGTACCAGCCGCTGATGATGTTGCACCAATAGTTGTTCCATCAATAACACCGCCGTTAACGTCAACGTCTGTAAATGTACTTGTACCTGCTGAAGTAATGTTACCAGTTACGTTACCAGTTACTGCACCAGTATGAGTACCAGCAGTATCACCAGTTACGTCACCAGTTAAATCACCTACGAATGCCGTTGATGTTACTGAAGATAAGCCTGCAAGACTTGTCGTTGTATCACCAAGGTTAATCGCAGTTGAACCAACAGTAAATGAACTATTTGATAATTTAGCATTACCAATTGAACCTGCTAACATTGTGTTAGTTACTGTTCCAGTGTCAGTTGTATAAACACCGTTAGTTACTGTTCCAGCATTGCCAGAAACATTACCTGTTACGTTACCTGTTAAGTTACCAGTTACATTACCAACAACCGCACCAGTATGTGTACCAGCAGAGTTACCTGTTAAATCACCAGTTACATCACCAGTTACATCACCAGTTACATCACCAGTTAAATCACCAGTTACGTTACCTGTTACGTTACCAACAACTGCACCAGTATGTGTACCAGCAGAGTCACCAGTTAAATCACCAGTTACGTTACCTGTTACGTTACCAGTTACATTACCAGTATGAACACCAGCAGTATTACCAGTTACATTACCTGTTACGTCACCAGTTAAATCACCAGTTACATCACCTGTTAAATCACCAGTTACATTACCTGTTACATTACCAGTTACATTACCTGTTACGTTACCAGTTAGGGCACCAGTTACATCACCTGTAAGTGCTGAAACTTTTAAGTCACCATATGAAGCACCAACTTTTAGTTCGAACTCATCTGTTGTCTCATTCCAGTTGATAAGTGCATCATCCGCTGTACCACGGTCGATAGAAATACCTGCTGAACCTTCAGTTACACCAGCACCAGACTCACCATTGTTTAAAACAATTGTGTTGTCTTCGATAGTAGTGTTAGTTGAAGAGATTGAAGTTACAGAACCGTTAACTGTTAAGTCACCAGTAACTGTTAAGTCTGAACCAAATGTAGCATTTTGACTTGAATCGATTGTCAATGCTGTTGATGATGCATTATCGTCAATACCAGTTGATGCGAAGTTAGAAATAGTACCACCATGAACTGAATCACCAGACACAGAGTCCGAAGTCAATGTCAAAGTTTGTCCTGAAAGGTCAATACTTGTTCCTGAAATAGCACCGCCTGTTATAGCCGCATCTGCTGTTGTCATTGTTGAGAAAGTACCAGCCGCTGATGTGTTAGCACCAATTACTGTTCCATCTACTGCACCGCCGTTAACGTCAACAGTTGCAAACGTTGAAGTTCCAGTTGAAGTTACATCACCTGCTACATCACCAGTTACATCACCAGTTACATTACCAGTTACATTACCTGTATGAACACCAGCAGAGTTACCTGTTAAGTTACCAGTTACATCACCAGTTACATTACCAGTTACTGCGCCTGTATGAACACCTGCACTGTTACCAGTTAAGTTACCAGTTACATTACCTGTATGAACACCAGCAGAGTTACCTGTTAAGTTACCAGTTACATCACCAGTTACATCACCAGTTAAATCACCAGTTACAACACCGTCTTTAAGTACAACACTATCAACAGTTACACCAGCATTACCAGTTAATTCAGCAATTGTGTCTGTAACCATACCGGTAGTCGCAGAGACTTGACCAGTTACAGTAATATCACCAGTAACATCCAATGGAGCAGAAACAGTAATGTTTGTGCCATCATAGTTGTCTAGTGTATTAGTTTTGATTGTACCAGTAGCATCTACGTTTGTAAATGTACCTGCCGCTGCCACGTTAGCACCAATAGTTGTACCGTCAACAGCACCACCATTAATATCTACTGAGTCAGAAGCCATAGTTGTAAATGTACCAGCCGCTGAAGTTGTACCACCGATAGCAACGCCATCCATGTTACCACTTGAAGCATCGATATCTACTGCACCGTCAACGTCTAATGTTTTACCAGCCGCGATTGTTACATCGAAACCAGAGATAGTCTTGCCTGCGCCACCTGAAAGGTTCGCTGAGTCAATTGTACCACCAGAAATTGAGTTACCAGAGATTTGGTCATTTGCTAGAGTTAATGTACCACCAGAAATATCAATTGAACCGCCTGTAATAGCAACAGAACCAGAGTTCTGAGTAGCCATTGAGCCCAAACCTAAGTTTGAACGTGCTGTAGTTTTGCCTGATGAATCAGATGCATCAACACCTAAACCGCCGTTTGTTAATGGTAAAGCACCAGTAACTGCACTTGAAGAAGTTAAGTTAACTGCACCATATGTTACACCATTTGAACCGTCTGAAAGTAGTGCTTGACCAGTAGTCGAAGTACCTCTAATAGTTAGTTCATCTGAACCATTAATTTCCACAAATGTATCGTCAACGTTAATATTGAATGTGTTACCTGATTTAGATAAACCATTACCTGCTGTTAACTGACCAGTACCTGTGAATTGTGTAAAGGCGATTGCAGTTGTATCAACAGTAATTGTACCGTTAGTTGAACATACAAAGCCTTGGTCTGAGTTTATTGTACCTTCTTCAACAAAGAAAAAAGCGCCAACAAATTCAGCGGCACCGTCCATATCAGTTGCACGTGTCATTGCTGACGCCGCACCTGTCCATAGATAGATACCATTTTCAGCCGCTGCCGACTGGTTTTTTAGTAGAACACGGTCACCTGATGACATAGTTACGCCATCGATTGTTGCGCCCGGTCCACTTAGAGTTACATCTGCTGTTGAAGCCGCACGAACTGATTGTTTAACATCAAGTCCAGAAGCGATTGAGTCAACATAACTCTTGTTTGCCGCATGGTTGTCCGAAGTTGGAGTTGCAACATTCATGTTACCTAAAGTAGTACCGTCAGTTGTTACTTTGAACAGGGAATTACCTGAATCATATACAACACGACCGCCCGACTTACCGAACTGAACATCAGCACCTATACCACGGATACCAAAGTTTTTAATATCAGCCATTATTATCTCCTATAATTAGCCATTGTTATTAATTACTCCACGGACCATTCCATGAAATAATATACATAACGTTTATTTTACTTATTTTTATTTTTTATACATCGGAAGGATTCTCAATGTACTGCACGGAAAAGTCTCATGCATCTGATTGGTCGGAAGATATCTCAACCATCTGTAAGAGTTGAATCTCTTACACATGTATTTATATAAAAAGATTAAAAGGATATGTTTAGACATAAAAAAAGCCCTCATAAAGAGGGCTTTTTCACTTAATTAAAAGTTTAGGTATTAGCCAATTACTGCTTCAACAGTAGTAACCGCGCCAGTTACGCCGTGGGCATTTGTAGCGTCTGCTGTATAGTCAACGCCTTGTAGAGCGATGAATAATACGTCAGTTGTGCCAGCCACGAATGCTGAACCGTCTGCTGTACCTGAACCAGCAACTGTGTGACCTAATGCGCCCATTGCCGCATAGATAGTGCCTAAGTTAGCCGCTGTCATGTTTGTTAGTGCTAATTTAACGATTGTAGTTTTTGAACCTAGACCGTTTGATTGTCCACCTAGTGTATTTGAAGCCATTTTATTTCTCCTTAAAAGAATGTTAATTTAAACTTTGAGATAGTATCTCGTAGTCTTTACTGTTAGGGTTTCATAACCCTACACACTTATTTATCAAAAAGTGAGGATAATTAAGACGTTGTTTATGGATTTTGATTAAAACTTACGAAGTTTTCTATCAGTAGTGTACGTAGTAGCACCTAATCTTCTACCTAGTGATTGTACTGCCTTATAGCCTGCAATTGCGGCACCAGCCTTAACTATTGGGTTATCCCATACTTTTTTGACTGTATCTTTAGCCTCATCACTATCTTTATGCATATAATTACCACGTTTCTGTAATTTTAGAAGTGCTGGCATTATTTCAGCAAGTCTTGCCTTTCTACGCATATATTGTACTAGTCTTGTAACTACCAAGGCTCTTTGATTTTGATTAAGATTATCCCAATCACCAACTAATCTACGTAAAGATTTTAACAATCCATCTTGTATATTAAGGTTTCTTTGGTATCTTAGTAAGTATCTTTGTTCAAAAGATGCATCACTTCTATTATTAGAGAAATGAAGTAGAAATCTCAAAACGTCTGCTTTCTGTAATGAAAGTCTACTCTTTGCTATTTCATCTTTTTCATTATCACCAATATCATTATCTTTGCCCATCAAACGATTGAGAGCCATGTACATATCGGTGCCATTAGTTCTAAAGTAATCAAAGTTTCTATAAGACATTGTACGTGATGCTATATCACCAGCCAACGGAGAGAAGTCATAATCTTTATTAAAGATATTCAATATAAGTAAATGAACAAAAACTAATTCTGCGGCATCATCAATTTTGACACTGCCAGCCATTTGTTTTGTTCTGAATAATCTACTTTCTGATAAAGTATTTACAAGTTTTAATTTACTCATTTTTTGTTCTCTTTCGCAATCCTGTCACATGTTTCACTTGCGTATGATTTGAAATATCTTGGCGCAAATGCATGAATGAATACTGCACCTGCCGCCTTTTTTAAATTCCAAGCAATACTAAGTGCATGTCTGAAATGTTGCCATCGTGTCATCTTTGCTTCGTCTAAATGCAATTTACACTCTTTGCTGTACATCACTTCTTCCTTTTCTTACATATCACATGTATTTATCTTATGTGACTGCACCACTTGTGACACGTTTGCTGTTAGGGTGCCTTTTTGATACGAATGTTGAGTGTGAGAGATTCTTCTTAGTTGCTCTCTGTCCTCTTTTTGGTGTTTTTACGTGTGGTACTGCTCTTTTTCCCATGGTCTTATTATTAGTAGTTAAAAAATTATCTCTCTTGCCTCATGTTTGCCGCTGTGAACCCTGCTCTATTTACCAGTTTCACATCTTTATCTATCACATAGCCTTCTCCACCTCTTTCGCCATTTGTACTGGCTTCGATATCTGCTGGTTGAGAATCTAACGTTTTAATAATTTTGTTCTTTGTGGTCATAACACCATTAATGAATTGGAAGATTGCTTCAAAGCCATCACTATTTTGTTCTACCCACTGAACTGCTCGTTCTTTCTTAGGTCCACTTAGTTTTGATGTTTCTACCCATTCACTGAAATTTTTTCCTAGTTTATCTAGGTTGCCTGCTTTTACACTATTATTGATATAAGTGTAAAGAATGTTACCAAAGTCTGCCATTTTTAATTCGGCTGGAACTGCTAGTAACTTATCAATTGCATTTGCATTTGATTTTAAATAACTTTCTAATCTGTCTACTTCTGGTAAGTCAACACCAGGAGATTTAGTAACATATACTGGAGGCATAATCCATGTTTTACCTGCTTGAAGTTTGCCCATATCTACATTGCTTTTATTGCCATCTAAGTCAATCACTACATGAACTACGATACCTACATCAAAGTTGATTATCTTTTTACCGATATCACTTTTAGCATCTACTGAATATGTTGTTGTGTTTGGCTTGAATATAAGTCTACCGTCTTTTGATTGTGGTGTTGAGAACCATAACAAGTCACCGTGTAAGTATCCTCTGAAATCCGCAGGTATAACACTTTCAACTTTGTCCCATATAGTTTTCATATTATTAACAAACGCTTCTTTGTCTGCTACTTTTTCTGGCGATGGGTCTCGCATTTTACGATTGTTAAACATATCACCTAACGCATCTGCACTTGTTACTCTGCCATCATAACCTTTAGCACCAAATCCACTTTTGTCTGTAAGAACAAATTCGCCATTCTCATTACGACCAAAGATAACGGCTGGTGAGCCATCCCATTTAATACTAATTGATTTTGGAGAAGTTTCTACTTGATGTAGTTTTGCAATTGCTTTTTGACCACCGACTGAACCATCCCAGATAATTAAGTCTTCTAAATGCTGAATTCTAGCACCTTCTTCATTAAGTGCTTTGTCCAGTAGTTTCTTCATCTTCTGATGAAAACCAATTTGTTTATTACGAGGTTTTCTTGGACCTCTAAATCTTCTTTCTAAGCCTGCGCCTAATATGTCTCTAACTTTCATATCATTTCTTCCCGTATGGGTTTTCACCTGTCATATAAGGTTTTGAAAACCATAACTTGAACCACTCTTTTGTTCCTGGTTCTACTTTATGTTTCTTTTGATACTTAGATTTTTCAGTACCCGTATAGGAAATATTCTCTTGCGTACTATCTTCCATTTGGTATGGCTTATAGATACCTGCTAAGACTTTCAACTCTTCTAGTTGTTGCTTAAGATTCATCTTTTCGTTTCGCATGAGTTATTCCTCTTTTGAATTTTCTCATGTCGCCAGTACGAATGCTATTAACAAGACGTTTTGTTAAGTCCACAGCAATATCATTATCGAATTCACGGTGAATGAATTCAATTAAGTTAATTGCGCCAGAAATAATATGTTCGCCTTTTTGTTCGACAAATCTCTCTGGTTCATTTTTAGAAATCGCCATAGAGTTTAACTCTTCGAACAGACTTCTACGTGGTTTCTTACTAGTCATAAAATAATTCTCCTACCAGTATTTATCAATTATCATCAAATGGACTAGCCTTTTTAGACTTAACCATTGCTCGGAGACTCATTGCGGACTCTGTTTTTTCTGGTGGGATAGCAGAATCTGTATCATTCGACTTTGTTACTGTAGTTGAATTCTTTAATTTATCCATTATTTTTGCAGTTTGAGAATCATTTGAACTAACTGCTAAATCATCATCTTCTAAGTCTGAATTACTAATTCGTAAACTATCTCTGTCAAATACTAGATTTATCTTGGAACCAACACCGCTAGAACTTCTTGTTTTCAATAATTGTAATTGATATTGGCCACGTTCTCTCATTGCATTACTAGTAAAGATACCAATAACATTATCAGCAGTTTGAATTTTAGAGATACCACCAGCAATATGAGAGTGGTCAAATTCTACTTCTTCTACTGCTGAACGATTTAACTGGGATGCAGTCACTACAACTGTCTGTGATTCCATTGCAAAGTTACGAATTTCTTCTGTGACATATTTGTCTTTAATAAACAAGTCACCTGGATTTACTTTCTTAGTAGCAGGCATTAACAAATCTAAGTAGTCAATACAAATACAATCAACTGTTTTGCCTGTTACAATTTGAAGTTCTTTTAGATAAGCACGAACATCATTGATTGTTGAACCCGAGGACATATATTTAATTCTAAGCATACCAGACTTTTTACCGATAGTCTTAACTTTCAACTCAACATCATCTAGTTCTTTAAAGATACGTCTAGTACTCTTGTCAGTTGCCATCGCATCGATACGCATTGCTGATAATTCTTCAGATAATTCTAAAGTAAGATATACACAATTCATTCCTGCTTCTGCCCAGTTCAAACTCATATTTTGCATGAACAAAGATTTACCAGAACCAGAACCACCGGCAAAGATAGTTACTTCACCTCGATTAATACCACCGTAAAGTTTATCATCTAAGTCCTTCCAACCTGTAGTAATTTGTCCATTGTTATCTTTGAGCATTTCAAGTCTTGCTCTCGGGTCATGGAAATAATCAGTACCTAAAGACCTTGCTAAACCTATCTGAACTGCATCTTTAATTGTTGTTTCTACTTCACCATATTTACCTTCTTCAAGTAAATCAGCACTATTAACGATTGCTCGTTCAATTGCTTTGTGTCTACAGAATGTTTCAAACTCATCTACAAACCAGTCACTATGCTTTACTATATCTTCTAGTAATTCTATCTCTTGGCCGGTCTCTGCTTTTATTTGTTCAACAGATGGCATAGTAGAATATTCTTCACTATAATTGATTAGATATCCCACAATATCACGGCTTGGTCTATCAAAGTGGCGTTCATCAATTATGCCCATCACTCTAGTAAACAACTGCGGATCTGTCAACATAAATTGAACAAATAATCTTTGTAAGTCTGGTGAGTAGTTTTTGACTTCTGACATTTAGTTTCCTGGAAAGTTTATACTATTATACAAGTTTTTTTACTCTTTGTCAATACTAATATGTTTCAATTAATGTATCTGCAATACCGTGTTTAACTGCTTCTTCAGGAGTTAGCCAATGGTCTGTTTTTGGTGCAAGTAAATGCTTACGAATATAATTCTCTTTCTTTCCAGTACATTTAATATAATGTTCCATCAACTTTTGATTTGTCCATTCCATGTGAGCATGTGCATCTAACATATCATGGTACTGACCTTGAGTTCCGCCACTAAATTCATGTGACATAACTGCTGTATTCTGTGTCAGATATCTATGTCCTTTTACACCAGACATCATAAGCATAACACCACAGGATGCAATTGACCCCATACCGTATGTGTAAACTGGAATACGAGATTGTTTAATAACATCAATAAGATGCATACAACTATCTACATAACCACCAGGAGAATTGATGTATAAGTGAATAATTTCTGGTGCCTTATCTGCAGGCATTAGATTATATTCCATTATCATTTTAACTAATGGCATACAATTGTCTTGGTTAAATTCTTTGTCCATATGTAACACACCATTTTCCCTTAAGAATTCACCAGGTTGTTTTGGTGGTGCTGGTGGTTGTGGCATTGGTGGCATCGGCAGTGGCGCCGGTGCTTCTTTAGGTTCTGGTATCACGTTAATCTTAATCTCTTTATTTTTCATTTTATTATTATGCTCCTACGCTTTTTATTAGTAGCAGGTCGTTATGAGTCCCTCCTGCCATGTGACTTTTAAATTTACATTATTCTTGTTTTTACGCTTATCTTTGTACTGTTACTTATGCGACCATCAATAATAGATTTCAGAGTATATAATTTTCCATACTCTTTAACTGAATCTGCCGCATCTTTAATATGCTCTTGCCAATTTGGAAATGAAACACTCCAACCATTTTCTTGTGCCTGATATATCAACTTCTTACCAGCGTTATCTCTGTCAGGACATACGATAACTTCCCCTTTGAACTGATTAATGTAATCAATCTGATTCTGTGATGCTTCGTTGCTCATTATTGCAACACAGTCTAAGACTGCCGCATCTATTGTTCCTTCAACTACAATCAGATATTCTTTATCTTCTCTAATCTTATCAGAATTGTATAAAAAATTCTTTGGTTGCTTCGTCATATACTTAGACTCTGATTTGCCTGTAAAGTCTCTACCTGTGTAACCTACAATTCTATCACCTTGTGTGAATGGAAATATGATTCGATTTTTAAATCCAAACGAACTACTCCAATATGTATCAACAAAATCATAAACACCTCTATCAAGTAGATATTTTGCCGCCATAATCGCACCTTCAGGTGGGGTATCTTTATTTAGTATATCATCCAATGTTTCGGAATTTTCAGGCAACTCCATTCCAGGAAATGATGGTATTCTTGTAGTTTGAGTTTTTGATTTAAACACCCACGGACCTTCTGATAATTCTTTTTCTCGGATACTTTCAATCTGTAGTCTCTTTATCTCACTTTCAGGAACACCAAGTAATCTCATAAACTTAACAAAATTCTTGTTTATGACTTGACCTTTTCTATGAGATGCCGTAATGCCACAATTAAAACAATGATATGATACTAAATCACCCTCGTTTTTCAACCCACCTCTCATTCTAGTATCTGACCTAGTTTCACCTTGGTCGATACAACACGGACAATTAAAACTCAGCCAACCGCCTGAACTTTGTCTTGTCTTACCGGGAATGAATTGATAAACAGTTTGTTGTAATTCCATGTACTTATAATACACCAATGGAACACAAATGTCAATAGGTTAATTAGTTTCTTAGTAATATCTTATCTACTGTACCTGTTGCTGTATTTGGATATGTAATTCTAAGCCAGTTTACGTTTGCTTGAATAACATAACCTTGTACACCAGTTTCATTATTAATCGTAATAGACGGGTCATACATAAGTCTAGGTGTTAGGTCAAACCAATCGTTATCTGATGAACTTGCTTGTTCACTCAAATCACCTTCTATCTTTATAACTCCTGTAAATCCTGTATAGTAAACAGCAAATGTATGTAGTGATTTTGATTTGATTGTATCACCTGCTCCATCAAACACTGTTGAAATCATCTTTGAACCGTCATTAAAGAAAGTAGATGTTTCTTGTGAATCAGCAAATGTAGGATAAACGTCATCTAATACTTCAAGTACACCATGAGCATTATCATTTGTATCTGTATAAATGATTTGCTCTACACCATTTTCAACTGTGTACATCGCATATTGATAAAATCCTTCTGGGAGCATGATTGTATCTGATGTTGGTATTGAAACTGTAGCCATTCCTTTGGTTGCATTTGTAACTGTAAGATATCTAAAGAGAACATTCTCTCTGGATTGTCGGTCATACATTTTCCATATAACTGTTTTTCCAGTAAGGTCTACAGACTTTCTGTCTGTATCTCTAAATTTAAATCTAAGAGTATTATCAATACCCTTGTGTAGTTTGTGTGTAGTATCATACATCGGCATATTCCCCAGGAATTGAGTCATAGTTGCATTGTTGTCGCCATCTTGCATAACAACTTCTATTTCTCGTGTATATTGGTATAAGTTAAAGTTTATCATATATGTATTTATCTTCCAGAAGACGAATTCCAGATTGCATAAATATATTTTATGATAGACGAAGATAAAATACAATGGCTCCAAGAAAACTATCCGTTCTTTTCCTGTGTCAAATATGGCAATAAAAAGGAATACACTGAATATCTTGGAATCATAATTAACAGTGATGCTACTATAACGTCAATGTACAACTTTGAACTGCTAGAGTCCGCAGAGGCTAGAAAGCATTTCATTGAACTTGGCGAACAATGGTGGTGGGAATCGAATAGACTAATTCCTATAAACCTTTTTCTTCGTTCTCAAATTGAGCCTTTCAGTGAATATATTCTAAACATGAATACTAAAGACTGCGAAGTGTTATGGGGACCTGAAACTAGTTTATCGAATATAATTCAAAAGAGAATTAAGAGGCGTTCTGTTCAACTTGTTCGCAAAATAGATTAAGTTGTACAACGATACTAACAGCATATGCAATAGCATGTGCTTTTTTAAAATAATATGAACCGTCCATTGGTTTTACCCATACTTCTTTTTTAATTTTTTCTTTACTCTCATTTAAGAGAGGTCTTTTTGCTGGGCGAATGATTGCTAATACTTCTGCAAGTTCTATAATACTCTGAGGTTTTAATACTCTTAATACTTTGATATGAGCGTGAACATGTGCGAGATTTTTAACAACATCTTCATGTTGTAATAAGTCCCATATTGGTTCTTGTTTTGTCAATTTATCCAAGTGTTCTTCATTACGAACACCTTCGTATAGAGAGTTGTTTAGAAAATCTAACTTGAAGTATCCTCTGTCTTCTGCCTCTTTATAATCAATTGATGAAAGACCGGTAAGTTGGTCAAATGGAATAGGCTGAAGATATACACCGCTGTTATGTTTATCATATGTATTGTCTTTCTTTTTTATAATGGCAGGTATGTGCTTGAAGTGTACAAGCAAATCATCTCTACTCACTACATCAATATCAATATCAGTTTTTACTACATTCATTTCCACACCAAAGCGAACATTGCCGCATCATTTTCGTCTTCGAAATATATCTTATCACTTTTTCCTATAACATATATTCCATTACAATTGTCATCACACCAATCAACTAGTTCTCCTAATCGACCTGCACCTCTTACTAATGGCTTCAACTCGTAATCTATCTTATCAGACGAGATAGCAGTCCATTTTAAATAATCATCATTATCAAAATCAGAAGCAAAACGTCTTTTAGGGTTCTTCTCAGGACCTACAATTCTACGAAGTCTCATAAGACGTTCTTGTGTTCTAAGTGGGTTTCTTCTGATTAACTCTCCCACGGAAACTCCACCCAGAGTTCTTCATCATCTAAATCAATTTCTTCGTTACAGTAGTCCATAGGAACTTTTGAATTAGGGTTATCAATTAGTGAAGCAAATCTTACATTTGTATGCCATTGTTCTGGCGTGTAGTCACCTGAGAAACCCATAGCATCTTGCCAATCATTTTGAATCCATTGTAGTGCATCGCCGCCTCGATTGATATCATCAATGATAAGAATTTTCTTATATTCTTTTAATGCATGTTTAGCCATGATGGCATTTCGTTCAGTATTTGCTTCTAACCCATCTGATTCTAATTGAACGCATAATGTTTTCATTGGAATATCAGTAGCATGTGAAAGAAGAACTGCTGGCACTAAACCACCACGAGTTATACCAACAATGTAATCTGGTCGCCATTCATCTTTAAACATTTGCATAGCAATTGAATTAACTGCCTCTTCTACTCCTTGCCAAGTATATTCTCTAGTATTTTTCATTCTGTCTCCGCATCTGGTCCAGAAAGCAATGCTTCTGCCGCCTTGTATTGTTTGTAAATATCTTGTAATACTTCATATTTTGATAACATCTCTGCGTCTGGTTTAAGAATTGATAAGCGACTTTCAATAGTTGACAGTCTGTCATTTATTGATTTGAATGCTTCTTGGTCTCTTGTATCCGTTACCATATCAGTCCAATAATTATCATCAAGTGTTATTGTAGTGGGTGATGTGTAACCACTATCATCGCTATCTGAATCTAATGTTATCATCAAATCATCTGGGTTCATTTTTTATTCTCCTTTTTGATTACACTCCAACTACCGTCTGGATTTTCTATCCACTCTAAATCATCGTCTTCTGTCCAACCCAACTTCTCTAAAGTTCCCTTTGGTAACTCTATATATAATTCACCTGTTTCTGGGTCTTTCTGAATTAGCAAACTGCCAACTACAGAGGTTTCTTTTTTTGTTGCCATTATATACCTGCCTTCTTCAATATCATTTTAACGAACTGAACATCTTCTGCTCTTGCATTAAATTTTCTTGTCCAAAATGCTGGCTCTAAATTCTCATTTATTAAAGTCAACTCATGGTCAGAAAAACTATCAATCAACTCAGCACCATTATCACTATTAAAAATAACCCAAGGACTAAGGCGTCCTGATTTGATATAATGAATAGCCAATGGTTTACTGACTTCTTTAAAAAACTTGTTAAAAGGTCTATCATATTCTTCGCCCCACTTCTGCATCAATAGTATGCTTCGTTCTACTGCTCGGTCGGCTGATTCTTTTCTATTCAGTTCTTGTATATAAGTTTCATATACTGAATCAGATGTCCATTTATCTAATTTTACACTATTTCGTATAACAAAGTCAATATATTCTTCCGGATTTATTGCATTTATATTTATGATATGTTTACCAAATTTAGTAAACCCTAGATAAAACTTGCTTTTTGCAAACATATCAAATTCAATTGGTTTACCAACTGCTTGTGTCATTTCATAAAAACGATTGAAGGCATAAAATGCCAACCTAGAATACTTCTCATTTTTATTCATGTATCGTCTTTTAGGTTCACAGACGTGGACCATTAAGGTCTTTTCACCTTTGAACTTTTTCTGACAATATTGACATTCAAACATTTATTTTTTCTTCTTCTTTGTTTTCTTTTTTTCAAAAATTTCACTGACTTCTTTATCAGACATACCCATGTCGATTGCCATTTGTTTTATATCAGCAACGTCATTCATCTTTATCATCAATTCTACTTCTCTACCATTTAAGGTAGGATATGTTTCTGATACGAACTGTGAGATTGCATCTTTCTTTATCTTCGAATTAGGTGGCTTAATCCACTCATGGAACTGTTTCTTACCTGTGCCAGTCAAACACATTAACTTCCAAACAAGTTCTTCATGTTTATGAATATCACCATAGTTCTTGTTTACAAACTCATTCGTATTGAGTAATAGTTCATCTCTATCTTTGCCCTTTGTAGAACTCACATATCGAATGAATAGCCAACTACTCCATGCTTTCTTTTTCTCAGCATCAAGGTTAGCATACCAATTGAAATCTCTTCTATCAATTGCACTTAGTACATCACTTAGAGGCAACTTAGCGGCCATCGTAATACCTTCCACCATGCACAGTAATAAAAAACTGTGCGTCTTTGTCTTCATTAAAGAAAAAGTAATCTGCATTACTTCCTACATTATAGCACCAACTATTGACTTTCAACTTTTCTTTACACCACAGAAACGCATTCTTACTTTCGTCTATGTCGTCTATCGCTATCATGTGTTTATTAGAAGAAGTCATAACTTGCCATTTGGTCCGGAATACGATTTAAGTCTTTTACAAAATATGCACATTTCGGGCTATCTCCATATTCTAATGGTATTGCAAGAATGTGTCCATACTTCAATTTAGGAAAGAACCATTTCACATCTGCAAACACATTGTTAACTTTAATTGGTTGCCAATCCATTGTAAACCCTTTTAATGGATTTGTCAATAGTGTATCAAATTTTCTTTCATTAATACTTGTAAGAGGAATGAATTCACAAACTCCTAGGTCTGCCTCGCCAATCATAATATTCCAGTCAATTGGCATTTCAATGTTATATGGTCCAATACTTATATTCATACTAGGCGCACTGAAAGTCTCAATGAATACTAAAGGAATAAAAAAGAAATCTGGGTCGTCTTTGTCTGTTACGTCCATGACACAATAACGAATGTCATCAATTTCTTCTGGTAAACTGTTCATTTCAAAACATTTGTTATCTGGTGTTAATATTTTCATAATTATCCTTTAATATGTAATCTTATCGATTGTGAATGGGTATGATGCCTCTTTATAATACTTTTTTCTTTCTGTTAAATGTCTTTTTGAAAACTTACAACGACTTGTTACATCCCATATTTGTACAAAGTCTTTATCTTCTGCCATTCGAACACCACGTCCAATTGACTGGATAACTCTAACAAAAGATTTTCCTGGCTCTAATAACACTAAGTTAAAGATACGAGGAATATTAATACCAACTGCGGCTACTCCATAAGTAGCAATTGTGATTGTGTTTGTTCCTTCATTTATTTCATTATAAGCATCTTTTCTATCTGTGACTGCCATCGAACCTTGAACGAACTCAGATTCTGGTATCAACTCCTGTAGTGCTTCACCATTTTTAATTCTATTTGTAAGAACCAAAGTGTTTCCGGTTTTAGAGATATCTTTAACCATTTTCGAAACATAGTCTAACCGCTTTTTATCTTCAAGTAAAAATGTCATTTCATTTTGATAATTGGAATACACAGCCGTTTCTTGTGTCTGTACAATATTCACATGACAATTTGCTAGAACACCTTGGTCCTGTAATTCTTTTGCTGATAGTTTGTTTATTACTTCACCTAGTGAACTACGCAAACTAGCAGATTCCCAATCACTCTTAGGAATAGTTCCTGTTAGTCCCCAACGAATAGGAACATTAGCAAATACACTAGTAAGTAAATCTTTCAATACATCTGCTTTTGCTTGGTGAGTTTCATCAACAATTACACAACATACACCTTCGATGAATTCTTGGATGTTTGCTTCACCTTTCTTAGTCTTCTTCAATAACGAATTGAGAGATTGCCATGTGCAAATTGTATGTGTCTTGCCTTCTTCTTTTTTGTCACCAAAATATACACCAACATCTAGTCCACAGTTTCTGTAATCTTCTTCTGTTTGCCTTACCAAATCTTTGTTAGGCACAATGATGATTGACCTGCCATATTTTTCAACTACTCTACTCATAGTTGCAGTCATAATCGTTTTACCTGCACCTGTGGCTATCTCTTGTAAACACTGCGGTGCTGATATGAATTGATTTACTACTTCTACTTGATAGTCTCTTAAGATGATTGGTTCGCCCGCTTTTGCATGTCCTTCAGGCCAAGTAACTCCCTCCCAGAAGTTCTCAGTTATAATAGGAAAACTCATTTCTTCGTTCTCACGCCTATCATCGATGGTTATCTCGTAACCTTGTTCGATGATTACTGGTAAAACATCATCTAATAGATTTAGAAATGTTCTGCCACCGACATCACAAAAGCGGACTGTGCCATCCCATCGACCGAGTTTGTATGCAGGCATATGATATGCATGAGGTAAGAAATACTTCAATTTGTCACTGCATTTTCTACGAGTTGATGGGTCAAGACCTTCTAACTTAACGTTTACTTCGTCCTTGATTATGATTGTACATTTATTCATTATTATCTTTTCTTAACATTTAACTTAGTATAACATATCTCACCGAATAATTCAAGTGGTTTCTGCATAAAAAACGCCAGTAACATTTCTATTACTGGCGCCGAGGGGTTAACTTTTTAAACTTTTATGAATTAACTCTGCGTTTCATACATGTTGATTCCGCTAGAGTTTTCCATCTTACTTTATTCATATTACGAAGGTCAGCAATCTTTTGAGCCATTCGCAATGAAACTTCACGTAATCTATCTTGTTCATCAACCATGAACTCAATAATTTCTTGCTCTTCGATTTTAGTTAGACCTTTAGTATCAAACAAACCGCCATCACGTGCAATCTGTTTAATTCTCATAATCTTATCACGTGTAGTATCAAGTGTAAGGTCAAGGTAATGACAACGAGAAAGAATTGCTTCTAAGTGGTCTTTGATTTTAGTTTGTCTAGTACTATCAAACTTTAAGTTTGTAATAAAGATAACTGAACCTTTGAATTCGAACTCACCAGGAACACCTTCACGGCGTAGGAAGTTGGAATCAGAGTTCCAAGAAATACGTCTTTTCTTGCCACTATCAAGTGCGGCTTTCAGAATGTTCAAAGCATCTTCATTAAACAGAATACTATCACAATCGTCTAGGACTACAATGCTTTTTGAGTCCGAATACTTGTAAAGTGTACTGTATAAACCAATTGCCGACATGGCACCTTTAACAAATGTATGACGAAGTGGTCGGTCTGCCATCACATCAAACAAACTATCTTTTTCAAGTATTTGTTCAACACCAAATGTCTTACCAACTCCTGGAGGTCCTGTAACCACCATGCCTCGCACGATTCCATCAAGTGTAGCACCAGTCATTTCTTCTAAAATAGAGAAACGCTCGGCAATTCTATCAATTGCTTGGTCTTCTGTTTCAACTAATTCTTTGCCTGCATCACCTTCAACTTCGGTGATTTGGTCTTGGTTAGAAATCTTAATTCGACAAGCATCACGTCCTGCAAATACTTTTTCATCGGAATCAGTTACTTTAATTTTTACAAAGTAAGACCCGTCTTTCGACTTAGTGATACCTTTGATTAATGGAAAGCAACCGTTGATTTCGGTATTGTTGTATAACCCGTTTTCGATTTTTACTATGTTCATATTTAACCCTCTCAATTGTTTAATATAACTATATTATAGCACAGATATCATATCTGTCAAGTTTTTTCATTTTGCAAATGCCTCAAGATACTCAGCATTTTCAGTTTGTAACACTACGAACTCACCAAAATTATCATCAAATACCTTTAGTAAATTCATATAATCACCTGATGCCATTTCATCTCTAATCGTCTCACCAGGAAAATCATATTTCTTAGATAAAACCGAAGCGGCTCCTAATAGATTAAATGCATTTCCATTAGGACCATCTATATCGATATAGATTTTATCAAGTATTGGTTTTAACTCTACTGACATTATTTCGCTCCCTTAAATTCATAAGGCTTGTCCCACTTACCAACATTAATGTGAGTGTAATAAGCAGTATCAAAATAATCAGTCATTGCATCTGAATTATCATACCAAGCACGACCACCTTTTACATTAGCAGGTGCAGTTTTCATAATCTCAACAATGTTTTTGAATAGTTCTGAGTGCTTACCATAGTTTTCAGGATAATACTCATTGATTTGCTCATAGCCATCAAACTTATGACTTGGGGCTTCTTTGTTCCATGGGTCTTTTCGGTCTAAACTTCCGTCAAAGAAGTTTATTTCACCAGAAACGATAGAAACATTAAGACTTGAATAGTGTTCTCTACGAACGGAGAACTTAAGTTTGTTTTTGAAACGCTCTTTAAGAGCAACTCGAACTGCTTTTACTTCATCAGTTGATATATAAGCCATATTTAACCCTCTCTTTTATTGAATATACTTATAGTATACATTGATTCGAGGATTTGTCAAGTTTTTGGGGTTTTTATTTCAAATTAAACAGGATTTTCTTCTAAAACAGTCCAATTTTCACTGAAATGCTCTAAAGTGCTGTCAATTATAGTACGAACTCTGTCCGTATCTACATATTTGTAAGTTATTGACACTACAAAAGGATTATCTGGCGGATGATAAGCATCTGTAATTTTAGCCTGCTTATTAGTTGTTTTATGAACTATTATTGTGCCAACTTGTAGCATTCTTGCATCCATTGTAATCTCTTTTTGTTATACTTTCTGATTATAAAATAGTGAACTTACACTTTCTTCATTACTTACTCTACGAATTGCTTCACCGAACAATTTCGAAACACTAACTTGTCGTGTCTTCTTTAAATTGCTAGGACAACGAAATTCTATACTATCTGTAATGACTAATTCTTCTAACACACTCTTTTCCACTTTTTGACATGCTTCACCAGTCAAAACTCCATGAGTGATGTATGCTCGTACACTTAATGCACCTGCATCCATAATAGCCTGTGCGGCATTACATAATGTTCCACCACTATCGATAATATCATCAACTAATATCGCATGTTGACCTTCAACTTCTCCAATAATGTTCATTACTTCACTTTGACCTGCTTTAGGTCTACGTTTATCTACGATAGCAATATCACCATGAAACATTTCAGCAAATTTACGGGCTCTCATAGTACCACCTGCATCAGGTGAAACGAATACTGTATTTTTATAGGCTTTATCACCTAATCGTCTCTTAATATCTTTAGCAAATACAATACGACTTGTCAAATCATCAACTGGAATATCAAAGAAGCCTTGGATTTGTCCAGCATGTAAGTCCATTGTTAAAACTCTATCTGCACCGGCTTCTGTTACTAGATTTGCTACTAGTTTTGCAGTAATTGGTGTACGACTTGCACTTTTTCTATCTTGTCGTGCATAACCGAAGTAAGGTATGACTGCTGTAATACGTTTAGCACTACTTCTTTTAGCGGCATCAATCATTACTAGCATTTCCATCAGATTGTCGTTTACTGGAGTACTTGTACTCTGTACAATAAAGACATCTTCGCCTCGAACATTCTCTAAGAACTCTACACTACTTTCACCATCTGCAAATGCTTTGATTTCAGCAGGAACTAGAGTAGCAAAACAATGTGATGCTATTTCTTCTGCTAGTTTTAAATTACTATTACCAGATATAATCTTCATGTTTGGTTTTCTTCCATTAATTGTAGGCATTCTCTTTTTATTTGTTCAACTTCGAGTTTCATTACTTCGATTTTTTGTTGCTCCATATGTATTTCAACTATTGATGATGCAACTTCACGTGCCATCTGTTGATAACCGTCTTTCTCTCCGCTTCTATAACTAAAATATGCACAGATACTAATAAAAGCACCCGTCACAAATATCATGTCTATTCCCATCATTATCTCCTCTAATATTAATAGATATTATAACATATGATACAATTAATGTCAATTAAATTTCTGTAATTGTCTGTTGTTTATCTACTGGGTGTTCTGGTTGTTCTACTATGTTATTTTCGAAAGAAGTTATCAATTCATACATTTCATAACAATCATATCCAGATACTGCGATAGAACCTTTGATGTACAGAGGATTGATTGGTAATAAGGCTTCATTTATTTCATGGTATGTGATTATTTTGTTTCTATATATAACACCACGTGAAGTTAATTCTGTGCATTCTTGGACATAATAGTCTATTCCGCCCAATACCATAATAGCCAGGTCTTTATCTTCTAATTCAGTTGCAAGTTCAAGCAACTTAGGGCCAGTATCAACAACATCGTGTGGTTGTGCTTCGACTGACTTTATAAAAACAAATATTATTACAAAAGTAATAACAGTTGCATAAATTAGATTTTTAAATGACATGTCCCTTTTCTCTTAGTCTGCGTTTCCATGCACCGCCTATTTTCTGTTCAGACAATTGCTCACGTAACCATTGTAATGTTGGTTCTTTTTTGTCTTCTTCGATAGATGGGTCTTTCGCTAACGACTTGATTAGTTGATTGATTTCAGTTTCCGTTAAGTTTAATAAATTCATTGAATTGTCCTTATCATAGATGTTTCCTGTTTTTATTATATTCATACACTTCTCCTTTTATGGTAAATAATTAGTCATATGTTGTGATTTAAGAAATTTACAATTTTTGTTGTGCCATTCTTCGTACATCTTTACATATGGTTTTACATCAAGACCGAATTGCTCTTTAATAAAAGTACCACTAAATAAATCATTCATGTTATACAACTGAGGATTTATTTTATCGTACCATTCTCTTTCATATTTGTACATAGTTGGCCACCATGGATTATGATGATTAACTTCATCTATCTTAGTGCCATAATCTTTCCTAGCATCCCAAGATAAAACTTCTCTCCTCATGCGTTGTGTAAGCATCATTGGAAATGACCGCCACATATGAAGAGCATGTACAAATGTGTTTAACTCTACTACATTTTTAAATGAATCTAAATCTAGTTGGTATTTATCGATATTCACTAAAACATCTAGTGTTTTAAAATATAAGGTCCACGATTCATCGTTGAGTAATTCATCACCAACATAATCTAATAGGAATTTTTTAAGTGTAGAGGCTTCTTCAGAAGTATGTACAGTCACATCAGTAGATAACGTATCATTATCAATCCAGACTTCTAAGCCCTCTTCATAATACCTACACAATTCTGAAATGGCTTCTGTCTTTTCATCGTATGTTATTAATGGACTACAAAATACTTTTGCTTCGGACAATGTAGTACAATATTTTTCCCATTCATTTGGTGCAATGTCAATTATTATAGTACCTTCAAATAGTTTCATTAAAGGAGTTATAGAGTGTAATCTGATTAAATAAGGTTTGTCTTGTCTTGTAAATTCATCTATGACTTCATCCATTGAATTGTCAAGTACTGAAGGATGAAAGTGAGACGATGAAGATGAAGTTATTTCGCAAAACTTATCATACCAATCTTCCCATGTATGTACAGTGTCGAATTCTGTTAATTTACTTCCATTATGACAATCGTTGTCCACAGAATTATAGGGAGACATTAATGATTCATTCATAAAAAAATCACCAAACATCCAATCTTTAAATAATGACCTATTACTATTCTTTGCTCCCACTTCTGTATAATCAGAACTACCGAAGTTTTTATTATAGAAATATTCAGTTTCTCGTGTCAGATAATTACAGATTGTTTCTCCACCCATTCCACCTTTGTATGAGAAGAATACGAACTTATGTTTGTTATCTCTCATAAATTTTATGAGTTTTTCTTTATTCATTCCAACCGTTCAATATCTTGTTCTTCACATTTTTCGCCATATTGTACTTCTAAAATATGACAAGGTTCATTCGTAACGTTACAGGCTTGGTGCCATTGTTTCTTTTCAATTGTGATAGACTTATTTTCTGTATAAGTGCCTAGTTCTTCTATGTCAGAAGAAACATTTATTGTATTAAACGAACATTCTCCTTTGAGAATATACCAATGTTCTGCTCTAAGTTGATGTCGTTGCATACTTAGGCTTTGTCCTGGAGTAATAATCAATTCTTTGACTTTATATCCTGGCTTATCGTCTAGTACTCTATACCATCCCCAACTGCGAATTGTTTTTGGTGCTTTCCACTCTTCTAATATCCAACTACTTGAATTTTTCTTTTCATTACCGCCAACACCCCATATAAAACCAAATCCAGGTGAAATATCTGCAATAGATGTTGCAAATTCTACTTCAGGCGTATTGCCTTTTTTTCTGTCGCCGCCATTGGCGAAGACTATTTGGTCATTTGGATAATGTGCAATAACTTGTTTAATGAAATTGATAGCAGTGTCATCGTCATCCATAAAGGTGAAGACTTCATCTACCATTTGTAAGTTATTGAGAATTGTTAGACGTTCATTCCAAGGCATAAAAGATTTACCCTTTTTGCGTTCTAACCATTCATCTGAGTTTAAGCCAACAATGAGCATGTCGCCCAATTCTCTAGCGGCTTTAAGATAGGAAATATGACCAGAATGTATCGGGTCAAATCCACCTGTTGCTAAGACTATTTTCATTTTGATTTAATCTCAGTCTTGTATCGGTTAGTTAGAAACTTTAAGTTCTTGCTAATCCATTCATCTATCGTATAATCAACTGTTTCATTCCATGCCGACTTTTCGTCTTTATGTTCAAACCAAACATTTTGTAGCCATGCTCGAAAATTCATATTCATTGGTAGACTCCTTTAGTTGTTGATATATTTCTAGTATAGCACCTTTATGGTATCTTGTCAACTTTTTTCATATGTATTTCTACAATAGGGTGTTCATTGACAAATTTCATTACAGTATGATATTTTTCACAGATACCGTTTTCAATATTTGCATTGCCAATGTCCATCATAATCTTTTGTAACTTTAGAATTATCTGTTGGTCTGGCTTCCTAGGAACTAGACAGAAATGAGCATCGTTGTGTGGTGTCAATGCAACAAAATCTTTTACTTCATAATCTACTGTACCAATTGTATCTAATTCAATCATAAAGACATGCCACCAAACGTATTAGTATCTACATCCTGTTTAACTCCACCTTGAACATAAGAAGTGATTTCTGTTTCTTGTGGCGCTACTTGAACATCTGCACCAGCAATCCATTTTTGTGTCCATGGCAATGGGTTTGCTTGTGACACTGCATATGGACATTTTAGATTAACAGCAATCATACGCTTACAACAAATCCACTCAATATAATCATTTAGTAATTGTGAATTAAGACCAATCATAGAACCATCTTTGAACAAATATTCAGCCCATGCTTTTTCTTGGTCAACTGCATCAACAAACATTTGAATACACTCTTCTTCTGTTTCTTTAGCAATCTTAATATAGTCTGGGTCATCTTTTGGTAAAATCTTAAGAAGTGATTGTGTAGATGCTAAGTGTAAGTTTTCATCACGTGCAATTAGTTTAATAATCTTAGCATTACCTTCCATCTTTTTAAGTTCTGCGAATGCCCATGAACATGCAAATGATACATAGAAACGAACACCTTCTAAGATGTTAACACTCATTAGTGTTTTGTATAATGCTTTCTTAAGTTCGTATAGGTCTACTTCAACTTTCTTGCCATTGACTGTATGTTTGCCTTCACCTAATAATTGATACTTCAATGACAGGTCAATAAGTTCATCATAGTTAGTACTAATAGCATCAGCACAATCTGTAATCTCATCGATATCCATCATTTCATCAAACACTTGACTAGGATTTGCATACACATTACGAATGATATGAGTATATGAACGTGAGTGAATTGTTTCACTGAATGTCCATGTCTGAATCCATGCTTCTAGTTCTGGAATAGATACTAGTGGTCCAAATGCTTCTACTGGCGCACGTCCTTGTACACTGTCTAATATGATTTGTCTTTTAAGATTACTTGTAAAGATATGTTTCTCATTTTCAGTCAGAAGTTTAAAGTCATTTGCATCTTTCAATACATCAACTTCTTCAGGTCGCCAAAAGAAACCTAACTGCTTATCAGTTAGTTTATCAAATTGTTTATACTTCAACATGTCGTAACGCTGAATTGTTACTCCACCAGACGGGTCCAAAAATGCTTTCGCTTTTGTGTGGTCCGCTTTATTATTTGAATTAAATACACTCATAGTTCTCTCTCTTAATTTTCTCTTGTAGGTTTTATATTTATCTTATGCATCATATTTTATTCTTCGTTTACGAGTAGTTCTTTGTAGTTAAGTTCACTCAATACTAGTAATTTATCTGTAGGTTTAATACCCCATATATGTCTTGTAAATATTGTTTCACTCATTGCAAATTTATGTACATTTGGCATATCTCCAAATAGTCTACACAAATTAGTTACTTCAATTAATTCTCTTTTTGTGGTAGGTGCAAATCTTTTATCATCCAAATCAACATATACAGGTTGCGGAATAGAAGTAGTTATTTCTATAAATTCTAACAAATGTGGTAAGTCATATAGTGATACTAATTGTTTATCACGTGTAATGTCCCACATTGAATTTGAAAAGTGGATTAAACAATCAGTTGTTTCGCCTCTTCTTAAAAATTCTGTTATAAATCTTTTATACTTGTCAATGCCTATATGCATATCAAGTTTAATGTCATAGTTATAAAATCTACCTCTACCAGAAAAAAATTCATCTTCTACTATTTTATTTGATTTTACCTGTGGATGTTCCATACAATGATTAAAATATCCTAATTCTGTACTGATTGGCGATAGTGGTCTAACACATAAGCCCTTTTCATCTTTATAATCCCAAATACTGGCTCCATCCAATTCCATTATATAGTACAGCCTTCACAATCTTCATCATCTATTAATCCTGGTTCTAATGGTTCATCATTAAGAGCATTGATATCTACTTCTCCTTGACCATCAAATGTATTAAAGTAATACAACTGTTTACCACCATACTTATAAAACATAATCAGATGTTGTAACATTTCTGACATTGGAATCTTTTCATCTTCATAATGCACAGGATTATAACTTGTGTTCACTGATATGCCTTGGTCAATATACTTTTGTAATACTGCCATAATCTTTAAGTAACCCTCTGGTGATTTTTGGTCCCATAAGAGTTCATACTTGTTCTTCAATTTGTGAATTCCAGGAACAACTTGTTTCAATACACCATGTTTAGATTGTTTGATAGATACATAACTTCTTGGTGGTTCAATACCATTCGTTGAGTTTGAAATCTGTGCTGATGTTTCTGCAGGCATAAGTGCCATTAGAGTTGAATTTCTTACTCCGTGTTCTTTTAAATCTTTTCTAAGAGATTTCCAATCCATTCTTTCTGTGTGTTTAACTAGTTCATCAATCTCTATTTTACGAGTATCAATTGGTACTACACCATGTCCATACTTTGTTTCATCAGATTTTGGACATGCTCCAATTTCTTTTGCCAAATTATTTGAGGCTTTGATTAGATAATAACTCCAGGCTTCTGCCCATTCATCAACCAACTCTAAGTTAGGGTCAGTATAATTCGTATCGTTCTTAGCCAACCAATACGCAAAATTAATAATGCCTACGCCCAAAGGTCTTCTGTTATCTGTTGCTAACTCGGCCGCAATGAGTGGATAATCTTGGTAACTCAATAGAGCATCAAGTCCTCTTACTGCCAACTCACAAGGCTTTTCAAAATCTTCTGGTGATTTAATATTACCCCAATTGATAGCACTAAGTGTACAGAGAGCAATTTCACCTTCTTCGTCCATCACACTACTCAATGGCTTAGTTGGAAGAGTAATCTCACAACATAGATTTGATTGTTTGATTGGTGCCACTTTTGTATCAAAAGAACTATGGTCATTTGCGTGGTCAACATTCATCAAATAGATACGACCTGTATTCTTACGTTCATTCATAAACGATGAAAATAACTCAATTGCTGGAACTGTTTTCTTACGAATAGATGTTTTACGTTCTGCTGTTTCATAAAGTTCACGGAACTTATCTTGGTCATTAAAGAATGCTTCGTATAGTCCTGGGACATCTTGTGGACTGAACAATGTGATGTTACCACCAGTCATTAGACGTTCATACATCAGTTTATTGAACTGAACACCATAGTCCATATGACGAACACGATTGTCTTCTGTGCCTTTGTTATTCTTTAAAACAAGTAAATCTTCAACTTCATAATGCCACACAGGATAGTATAATGTTGCGGCACCGCCGCGGACACCGCCCTGTGAACATGATTTAACTGCCGCTTGAAACATCTTATAGAATGGAATAACGCCAGTATGACTTGCATCGCCATTACGAATAGGTGAGTTTATTGCACGGATACTACCCGCACCAACCCCAATTCCTGCTTTCTGAGAGACATACTTAACAATTGAACTGGATGTTGCATTAATACTGTCTAAACTATCATCTGTTTCAATTAATACACAACTACTGAATTGTCTTTGTGGTGTACGAACACCAGCCATAACAGGAGTTGGTAATGAGATATCAAACGTACTAATCGCATCATAGTAATCTTTTACATACTTTAGTCGTTCTTCTTTTGGATAGTTACTAAACAATGTTGCTGAAATTAGCATGTATGCCATTTGTGGTGTTTCGAATACTTCTTTAGTTACACGATTTTGTACTAGATATTTGCCACGGAATTGTTCCATGCCTACATAAGATATATCAAAATCTCTGTCATGTTTAATAAAGCCGTTAATCTTATCCCATTCTTCTACAGAATAATCTTTTAGTAACGCCTTATCATAAAACCCAGATTTAGTATTTGTATTAACTAATTCAATAATATGACAAGGTTGAAAGTCGTTATATACTTCTTTTCTAATATGATAATTGATTAGATTGCCTGCCACCCATTGATAATTTGGAGTATCTTCTGTTATTAGTTCAGCGGCTGCCTTGATTAATGTTTCTTGTATTTCACTACTTGTCATACCACTGTAAAATTGAATGTGTGATTTTAATTCAACTTCACTCGCTGATACATTATTAATATCATTACATGCTTCGAAAACGACCTTGTGCATTTTCTCTAAATCTAGTTCCTCTTTGTCCCCATTTCGTTTAACTATATGAATCCCGGTCATTATTTCCTCTACCCTAATATGTTGTTATCTCTGAATCTTCCATGCCTGCAACACGTAACTTAATTATGTTAGACAGTTGAAAGTGTTTAATTTCAAACCCCTTTGTTATTCCGAGATATTGATTTCTAATAAGTGCAACTTGGTTTATTAATTCACCAATCGCAACAATTTCATCTTCTCCATCTGCATATTTTTCAGCATCTCTACTACTTAATACCTTATTGTAGTTCTCTAAATACTTACGCAAATATTCACTTCTTTTTTTACGCAACTGTATGTTTAGATGCTCTAGTATGGCTTCTATCTCTTGTAATTGACCAAAACGCAATTCAACATAAGCAGGAAGATAAGTAGCATTTTTCTCAATGTTGCCATTTATCTTCACTTCTTTTCTTGCATCTTTCAACTCGTTATCAAAGAATTGAATGCAGTTTGGAATTTCACTCCAATCTTTTACTATTTTGCTATACCAGTTCATCAGTACCAATCATCATTTTCGTCCTCTTCATCATCTTCGTCTTCTTCATCTTCAAAATACCTATCTAAAGAAACCAAAAGAATTGGGTTACCATCGATAAGTATCTCTATGTCTCCACTGCTCATTCCTAAATCATCGCATTGTTTTATGAACATTTCGCCGGCTTCTATTTTATCTTTGCCAGGTATGTAGTTCACTAAAGTTTCCCACAATTCGTATAGTGATTCTGATTCCAAGTTGGCTCCTCTTAGTTTTGTCTTGTTGATGTAAGCAATCTATTTATACAGATTGCTTGATTTTTATGCTTCTTCTGACTCAACGTTTTCCAACTCAGGCACATCTACTATGTCTTCATTATTCCAGTCGTTCATAACAATGTCAAGTTTTTCATCTGACCAGTTCTTACGGAACTCAATCATTTCTTCACCTGCTTTTGTTACATACTTCAAACGATTTCCTTGTTTAATAAGTAAACCCTTTGCTTCGAAAAACTCAACAAGACCACTGTAGGGACTCATACCAGTTTCATATGGAATCTCAACTTGCACACTTTCAAATGGTTTTGAATATCTTGTCTTCATCACTTTACAAGCCGCACGAATACCGTGTACTTGTGAAGTTTTGTTGCCATCTGCATCTACTTTTAGTTTAAGTTTACGCATTGCGACAACGATAGAACTAGCATAGATAAAGCCTTGACCACCTGAGATTTTATCATCTGGGTCAAACATATCTTGTGATGCATATGTGTGATTTGTAGCAACTAGTCCTACATTGTAATCACCAAACATATTCACACTATTTCTTACTAGTGCCGCTAGGGCTTTTGGTTTACGACCCATGTCACCTTTCATGTCACCACGATTGAACTGGTCAACATCGGTTGGGGTCATCATCATTCCAAGACTATCAATAACAAATAAGACTTTAGGACGTTCTTCGTCTGGCTTATCTGCATGGTCTTCTTTATAACCTTTCATAAAGTCTGAAATAATTTTAGCAACATCATCAATCATTGCTACGTTTAATTTTAATAGTTTTTCTGGTGTAGTATCTACATCAAGTGCATGTAGCCAACTTTCATCTAGTGCATTTTCACTATCGATTAAGACTACAAAAATTCCTTGTTCTTGTGCATTTCTAACAATGTTACCAGCGGCAATAAAAGATTTACCTGCACCACTTTCACCTGCAAAGACTGTTACCTTACCTAGTGGGACACCCTTATGAAAGTCATTACTGATAAGTTTGTTTAATGTATAATTACCTGTTGATACCCAAGTGTCTGGGTCTCTAAAACCAACACTCATACCAGGAACAGATTTTGTTATATTCTTGCGAAATTTACTCGCATCAAAGGCTCTTGCCATATAAATTCTCCTTATGTGATATAAAAAGAGTAGGGGAGTCGATACTCCCCATACTCAATTATTGGTTCTTAGTCAGTTTTTCTACTACGAATCATTGCTAAGATATCTGCCGCATCTGACTTCGGTGCTTCAGGTTCAACCTGAGTTGCTGGAGCCGGAGTCGGTGCTGATGTTTCAGCAACAGGTGTTGTTTCTGCTGGTGCAACTGCTTTAACTTCTTCTACTTTTGGAGCAGATGGAGTTGGAGTTGGTGCAGAAGTTCCTGCTGGAACATCTAACCCATAAGGTTTATAGTGCTGACCCCAACGGGTTGGGTCATACAATTCACCATCAACAGATGCTTCAAACATCTCTGTGATAATTCGCATGTCATCCTCTGTTGGACGCTTTGGCATAAACTCATTCAAGTCATAAAGACCATGAGTTTCGATTGCTTGACGTTCTTCTTCATTTAGTGAACGCTCTTTACGAGACCACGATGAAGTTGAATAGTCTGCATACTGACCTTTAGTTGTCTTTGTTAGACGGAAATCAGTACCTTGTTCATAATCCGTAGGTAGATTATCCATATCTGGATCCATTAGAGCCGCCTTCAATAACTTGAAGATTTGTGGTCCAATGATAAATCTACGAACTGGATTTTCTGGTTGTTCACCACCGATAGGGTCAGTTACAACCAAGCCTTGGAAAACGTATGAACGCTTTTTCCAATATGTACGACCTAGGTCTTCCATTGCTGGGTCTTTAAACCATGGACGTATTTCTGCGTGAATTGGGCAAGACTCGCCCCACATTTCAACGCAAGGTACTTGAACGATTACTCGTTTCTGTTCATCACCACCTTTAACACCAGGGAACGGAAGTTTGATAACTTGGCGTTCTTTCCAAAAGAATGTGTTTGTTGGGTCTGAGTCTGGTAGAAAACGCAATACTGCTGTATTGTCATTGTCCATATTCCAGAAAGGGTATACTGCATCTGACCCTCTGTTTGAGGATGCATTGTCTGATGCTTTGCTGTCTTGTGCGAGTAATTTCGCACGGATTTCTGCTAGTGTAGCCATTATTTTCTCCTATATTAGCCTTTATTAGTTGTTTTATTACTATTAGTTTTATATTAGTTTTTATGTACCATACATATTTCTACTAATGATACTATTATACTTATCTTTTTTACCAAAGTCAAGCATTAAATCAGTCTTTTTGAATGTTTTTTGGAAGCATAAAAAAAGAGAGTTTTAACACTCTCTTTGATTATAGCATAGATAGACTATGAATGTCAAGCAGAAAATTAACTTTCTTTAAGCACTCTGTCTGGGTCGAATTTTGAGAATGCTTCTTCAAGCATTTCAGATATTTGTGTATCTGCTGATTTTGGCTCTACAGTTTCTACTGAAGTTTTTGACATCTTCATTAATGCGCCTGCTACTTGCATGTCTTTTTTGTCCATACCTCTTGGGTTTGAACGAATTTCGTTAGCAATATCAGTTAAGAAAAAAGAAATCTCTGCCGCTAAATCGTGACCTTTCTTTTTGCCTTTCTTGTCTAACAACGTATCTACTTGAACTCTGTCAGCAAGGTCATCAAATGTCATCGCAATCTTATTAATCTTAATCTGAGCCGCTTCTTCTGGATTGCGTGGTTCAGCAAATTGATTTTTGATTTTTGAGTAGTCATAATTGTCAGAACTTGGCGCACCAAAAGTAATTGTGTTTATTTTTTCGCCAGTCTTTTTGACTTTTGCAGTCATAATTTCTATAACTCTATTAGTTTGATTATCTCTACGATTTTCCATTTCTTCTTCATTTACTTTATGTAGTAATGGAAAAATATCTTTTAAGTTTTCTTCGAATGTAGATTTTGTAAACTTTTGTACATATGCATCTACCATTTCTTCTGACATTTCTTCTTGTATTCTTGTTCCGTTAAGAGCCATGTCTTCAACAAAATTCGCATAACCTTTTGGTCCTTGAATTCTTTGTATCTTTTCTTTGATAGCCATAACACTACGTTTCACATTCCAAACATCAGCACGGTTGGTTTCATTTACAAGACCTTGCTTGTTTACAACATTCATAAATTCTTTTAGCCTTGATAAGTTATCAGACATCTCAATGATTGCTTCGCCTACCATATCATGTGTTTCGCCACCAGATGCAACGTGTCTTGCCATTGCTCTTGCACCATTTAAGTGAATAAATGGATATTTAAAACGTTCGCCTTCACCTGTCTCAACAAAGATTGCTGAGATATTACGAGAACGAGAGCCACGAGATTCTTCGTTTACTGGCGCTCTATGTTTTAATATTAGTTTTACATTTTCTAATGTTTGACGGCTAGTACGTGACGACCCAGACAACGGGCCCATGCCTTCATTGACGTGGTCATTCATGGTATTCTCCTTATTTTGTTTAACCTTATATGCATAATTCTTAGGTTCTATATGTTTTCCAAATGAACGAATATCAAAGTCTAGCATGTTAGTTCTTGCTAAAGATTTCAATTGGTTCATCATATTATGTATTTGTTCGTTATCTATGTCAATATCTTCGCCAATATGAAACTTTAGTTCCTTAGTGTTTCCATCGATATGAACCATCATATTTGGTTCTTTAACATAAAAGAAACGTGCCTCTTCAGGTGTCGCAACGCTCTTGCCACTATTAGCATCGAACATTTTCATTGCGTGTCCACTGCCTTGCATCAGTTTCATCACTTTTGTTGATATGTCATTTAAATTTATTGCCATAATTATATTTCCGAACTTGTTTTATGTATTTATCAAAATATGATAGGAAGTGGTTCGTTATATTCTGCTTCACCATCTAAACTCTCACCAAGCATCTCTTCATAGCCCTCTTCAAACCTTGAGATGAATTGTATTTGACGAACACATAAAAGGGTTGCTGAAACTAAATCGTCTGTTTCACCAGTTTTTGCTTCATAACTTTTACCCTTTGCTATGAATGTTTTCAACTCTCTTATGAAGTTTTTACTTGTTGGCACCATCTTATCACTTTCAAGCCAAGATTTCATCTTCATACAAGCCGTAATTTTTGTTTTATAAGTTGTGGTGAAACCTTTTCTGGAAACTCGTTGTCTACCTTTCTTCTTAGGTTCATGTAAGAATGTACCGGGAAATCTGTCTTCTTCCATTTCTTCAATAACGATAAGAGCGGCTTCACCTAATGAGTTGTTCTCTACTGACCAATAAATATCAGGACTAGTATTTCCTAGTTCTCTCATCTCATCTTTAATGATAGTAAGAACGGTGTGCATCGTTTGTACTTGCCCTCTCACATCTGTTCTATTATTCTGCCATTCTGCAACTTGTACTAATTCTGGCAATGCCCATACTTGAATAGCGGCATTATCACCACCTGTTCCCATTGATGGGTCTAAACCTATAACATATGTGGCATCTTTGTTTATATTCTCATACCATCTAATCTGTCCTGTTCTCAGGATTGGCTCTCTGCCTTTAATTCCTGCTAACTTCAGACTATCTACTAGTGTTTCATCATAAGCAATAAACTGACATTCATGTTCTCTTAAGAAACGTTCTTTACCAACACGTGCTTCTTCTTCAACTGACCATTGTTTATCTCTGTCTGGATGCTGATGCCATAATGCTTTGTATGGTTTAAAGCCATTAATACCAACTTCTGTTTCATTTCCGTAGTCATCTAATCTCTTGTTAGCGCCTGACCAAATCATAGCAAACTGGTCATCATCATTGTTTGGTGTTGATGTGATAATCGCTTTACCACCTGTTGCTAGTGTTGGAGATATAGAAGTCCAAAATTCTTTCGCAATTGATGGTCGCACAAATGCAAACTCATCTGCGTATAGCAATGAGATTGAAAGACCACGACCAGTATTTTCTGTTGTTGCTTGAGCAATGATACGGGAACCATTATCAAATTCAATACTACCTTTGTTATAGTTTGTTACACCTGCACGAATAAAATCTGGACACATCTCATATGCATATCTAATTCTGTGCATAATTTCTTGGGCACCAGAATATTTGTGTGCCGCAATTAGAATTGTTTGGTCTGGATTGAACATTGCATACCACAATAGATATCCACCAGCAGTTGTTGACTTACCCATCTGTCTGCCCAACATAGATATAGAAAATCTATAATTGTGATATGAATTTGTCAACTCGGTTTGATAATCATATGCTTTATACAACATTTGACCTTCTGTAGGATGCTGAATCATAAAGTAATGATTCAAAAAATAGAATGGGTCATTCATGCACTTACTGAATTCTAATAGTTGTGCATTACTAAATTGTGTTTTTGCGTATGGTTTTTTAGTTAAATCTGCCATTATATACTCACTTAATTATAATAGTATTTATCATTCGTTAGAACTTAATAAAATGGCATATGTGATAAATACTATTGATGATTGGGGGATTCCCACCTTCGACATCATTACATGGGAGAAATAAAAATGGCAAGATATAGAGGTTTAAGAGCAGTCGCTGGAATGGCTCGTATTAAAGTTAGACGTACTATCGATTTAAGAGAGATGGGCGACTTTGGTGCGATTACATCAAGCGGTGATGATTTACCAACTAGAGGCGCAGGACATAGTTCTGCGGCGTTAGGTTCAACTGGTAGAACACGTGGCTATACTGAATTAGGAGCAATTACTGGTGTTAAAGTTGACACACAGGACTTTGGTGCTATTACAGATGCGGCGTCTTCTGTTATCAGAAACAATGACGAAACTTACGGTTACTAATCGGCTCTAACATATATTAGAAAACCCGGCTTTATGTCGGGTTTTTTATTGGGCGCCCATAAAAAAAGTCTCACTAAGGAGACTTTCTTTATTTAAATTTTTATATGTTATTACATACCTGACAATTTTCTAAGTCTGTCCATATCTGAAGATTCATTTGGCTCAGTAACCTCTTCTTCTTCCATATCCATTCCTGTGAAGTCACCAATAGTTGTCTTAAGTACAGTTCCACCATCTGCATACCAACCAGCACCAGTGATATTTGCTTCAATATCGCTTAATGCAAACTTTCTATTTTGAAGAAATTCAGTCTCGCCATCTTGGTTTGCTATATGCATACCTAGAACTACTGTTCCGTTTTCGCCTTCTATATCACTTTGAATTTCAAAACGATGTCCTGACCAATTTTTTAAACTAAAGAACATTCTATCTTCAGAATCATCATCCATTACTGCATGTGCTTTTTTGAAATCTGACCATACAGATGCATCTTCAGTTACTGTTTCTTCGTTTGCGTTCTCACGTTCTTCAGCGGCACACTCATCACAAGTATCGATTTCACCATCAGTTTCATCTTTCATGTACTCACAATCAGCACAACCTTCTGTTGCTTCGTCTAATGACTCATCGGCTTTTTCTTTTTTATCTTTAGCCGCTTTTTTCATTGACTCTTCTTTGTCGCCATCTTTATCTAAATCTAAAAAGTCTGGCTTTGATTCTTCAATTGACTCATCTGTTTCTTCAACTGTTTCTTCAACTGCTTCATCTTTTTTGCCATTTTTCTTATCCTGATATGCTTGTAATCCAGGTGGAAGTTTACCTTCTTCGATTTCGTTGAATTCTTTCATCATCGCTTCATAGATTTCGTTTTCGTCTAATGAATACTCTAATGGGTTGTCGCCATGTGATGGTTGAATTGATTTCTTCTGTTTAGAAATGCTTTCTGGAGATTTCTTAGAATAATCATCTAAGTCCAATTCATCATTTGCTTCAGTAGGCTCATAAACATCTTCGTTTACTTCTTCTTCAGCAACTGCTTGTGCATTAGAAAGACCTGCTAGTTTCATTAATCTGATGATATCTTCTGGATTTTCTGTAACAGTTTCTTCTGATGTTGTTAAGGTATATTTCTTAGTCATTTTCGTCTCCTGTTATGACAGATGGAGTAGATTTCTCATCTTTTGACATTTGTTCTGGTGCAGGGTCAGATTTTGGCGTTACGCTCAATTCGTTCTCTACAACATCATGTTCTTTTTTCTCTAAATCATTTAAAAACTTATCTACAAAAGTTTTACCATATGTTTTGCCATCGTCTGATGTTTCATCATAATCTGATGCCAATAATGCCTCTTTATCTTCGTCAACAACCTCTTCTTCTGGTTCCCATCCTTCAGGATGAACAGCAACGTGTGTAAGATGCATACCAAGTAAATCACTTAGTTGTTGTCTTAGAATATCTGCTGATAATGGATATCCTGTTGCGATATCGACTTTTGAAACTTTTGAGTTCTCTACGTCTTTGAAAAACATTGGATTCTTAGTAATTGGTGTAGTAGATGTTTTTGACATCGACTTAAGGTCATATTTTGACAAGAATGTCTCAATACGATTTGCACCCATCTCATCTAGTTCGCAACAGAATCTTAATGTAAATTTGTGTTCCTTAGTGGACTCTGTTAAATATTGTTTAAATGTTTTCATAACGCTTTCCAAATATGTTTTAAAGTATAATTGTTCTATTCTTATTTATCATTTTTAATGTCTTTTTGGGCATTGTCAATACGTTTTAACAGTTCATTTCGGTCAATTGTGATTGCTCCGTCACTTTCTAGTTCTGAACCCTCTGGTAATGACTTCTTAACGCTATGGTCTAACTTGGCTTTTTGTAATTGAAGATTAATCATCTTTAGTTTTCTATCAACTTTACTATCTTTTGCTTCCATTGCCGTTTTTAACATCTGATTTGCTGTTTCTAGTAACTTAGCACCAGCATGTACTTCTACATTCATTCCTAATTGAACTAAATCATTAAATGCATCTAATGCCTTTTGATGAATATCATCCATCTCTTTATCATGTTGATTAAGGTCTTGTACAAGTGGTAACGCACTGTCAATCTTTTCAGTAGTTTTTAACTCTGAATAGAGAATATTAGTTAATTCTGTAGATTCTTCAATCGTAGGTGTTTCTTCTTCTAATTGTTCGACAGGTTCTTCTTCTGCTGGACTTATATTGAATGTTTCTTCTAATTTCTTTGTCATAATGTACACTCTTAATTAGTTATATTCGTATTTATCAAAAATAAAGTTGCCGTTTTTTGTAGTCGTAGTAGCGATACAACTAATGGATAACGGCATCCTCACCTTAGATATAAGTAACTTATATCGGTCCTAAGGTGTGTTATCTTGGTTTAATTGGTTTCTTAGGTTTTTTGACTGCTTTAGGTTTCTTAGTATTAGAGTAGATATCACCCTCATTAAGAACTCTAAACTTCATGCCTCGTTTTTTTGCCCAATGTGTGGCGGCATCCCACTTAGCATAATTTATTGCTACTTGTGCCTGTTGTGCCCTACCACGTGCAAATTTAGGATTAGATTGATTAGCAGGTTTGATTTCAATTAACTCTGCGTTCTTTTTACCGTTCGAATCTCTGTATACAACTACAAAGTCAGGAACATATGATGTTAGTTTGCCAGTTAAAGGATGTTTGTATGTTATTCTGACAGGTTCACTTGCCCATGCCATAACATTTGGATTATTGTCACAGAATTGCATAAACGTTTGTTCCCAACTACTTCTAAAAACGGGTGAACCATTTCCTGAGTATTTTTCTTCGTTTATTACTGTGTATTTGCCTTTGTGAAATTTTGCCATTATTTAATAATTGCCCTTGCGACATAAGTGTTTGGAGAACGAGGAGCAAGTTTGCCCGTCTTGTAACCAAATCGCAAAGCATTATTAAAGATGACTGCACCTAAATCAGTGAAATCAGATTCTTCTGAGAGTTCATCTATGAAATCATATGAATTTACACCGTACATTCTTGCTATTTTTGTAATTTCCACAGCATATGCTTCTGCCTTTTCTTGTGCAAAGCCTTTCTTTAATAATTTTGCTGTTAATATATCTAATTTCATGTTTATCTCTTATTAATCAAATAGTTTTCTATTTACGATTCGTTTACTAACACCTGTGTGATTTCCTGTGTTAATAACTTTTCTATCTGTATTTTTTTCAGGAACTATTGCTTGAGTTGTAGTTGCAAAAGCACCATTATTAGCATTAATTGCCGCATCTAAAACTCTTTGTCCATCTACTGTCAAGTAGTTACTTGATAAGTTACTTGTCATTGCTGACTGAACTTCATTTGCAAGGCCTCTCATTTGATTTTTTAGGTCAAAAACATTATTTGAATTAAAACTACGATTTCCAAATGTTGCACTTACCAACTCTTGTACCATTGCATCGCCTAAATCAGGAGAATATGGAACAAACTGAGTGTTAGGTGGATTACTACTTCCAACACCGCCAAATGTTGGCACATCAGGATTTAGATATACTGATTTATAAGTAGATTCATCTCTAGCGTTAAAATCATCTTTTCCCGTTTTGTTGAACTTGTTCGCTCTTGCGGCATCTAATGTACCAATACGAGATTTTAAAGCCATCTCTAATGCTTCGTTACCTTGTTCATTAGGATTTTGTATTTGAGCATTATATAATTGCATCAACTCATTAAGTTTAAAGTTTGTATCTTTATCATTTGCTTCATCTATGATTGCTTCTTTTCTAGCAATCTCTTCTTCAGTTCCTGCAAATTTATCTCTTGCTTCTTGTTCTGTAGGATAGGTAGAAACTGCTGTTCTAGGCTCATAAACTAATGTGTCCATTATGTAATTCATACCTTGCGTCATCCAATCTGGGAATGTTACGCCTTCTTCTGGTTTTCCTAATATTATATTTTCTGGCTGAAGTGTTAGGTCTAACGTTCTCAATTCAGCAACACTATAGTCACTACCCGAAAACACCATACCAGTAACTAGAGGATTTATTAATTCAATTTTTTGAATTGTTCCTTGACCAGTATTTCCTGCAATTGATTGTTCCATGCCAGAGTCATTAGCAGAATCAAGGTTACCAAAGAAATGATATATTGTTACCTTTTCAAAATGCTGATGATAGTAGTCATGTTCATTACTTGGTAACTTTCTACCATGTCTATTGTTGCTTGTGATAACTTCTTCTGCTGTTGCGCCAGTTACTTCTGCTGATTGGTTCTTAAAGAACTTACCATATATTTGACTGGCTATATCAAATGCTTTACCATCAATTGAATCATACATCGTAAGACTTACTTCTGGAAAGTCAACACGTGTTGGAATATAAATTCGTTTACCGTATTGGTCAACGGGCATACTAGATGTTTGAATTGAAATTGGAGATACCGATTTTGCCAACACAGATACGTCTGGTAGTATCTGTGAACTACCTTCAGTAACTGTGGTGAATTCTAAAAAGAATAAATCCGAAAGTTTTGGTGCTGTACCACCAAGAGTACGATTGCCAGCGCCCGCAAAACCAAATCTATGTTTTGCGTTAGCACTGTCCGCTAAAACTCTTCCTGTAGTGTTCTTAGCACTTTGTCTTTCATCAGCCATTGGCTTGCGCCTCTATTAACCTGCTGAAGATGAATTGTTTTGGAATGGAATCTCAGGCATCAAATCATCATTCAACATAGCATTATCATACTGTAGTGTCAATGTGATTGTAACTGGGTCTGAAACCGCATAATCAGTTTGTGAATAGTCTGCATTAGTAACAAAACAGCCCTCTAGTTCCCAAGTTTCAGTCGCATTACCTGAGTTACCATCTAAGATTTCAATCAATGTTGAAAACTTATAGTTAGTACCTGCTGAAGGACCTCTTTGAGTTCTGTGGTCTAATTGTGTCTGTACTT